AATCATCAATAACACAACTTATAACGTTGTATTCTACACCGTCTATGGTGTCTTGGCTGATGCAAAAATTAGTGTTTTTACATTTAGGACATTTAATGTGCATAATCTTAGATTTTAAAATTAATAATATGCAAATATATAAATAAATTATGAATAAATGAGATTCATAACTTTCGTAAGACAAATGTTTACTTCACATTCTGGAATCTCGTCTAAAAGAGTGTGTGGAGTAATAGGGTGGTTTGTTGCAGTTGCAGTACTTATATATTGTACTATAATGTGTATACAAGCACCATTAATGATAGATACATTTTTAATATGTGTTATGGCTTTATTAGGAATAGATTCAGTAACAGGTATTTGGAAAAAATTTAGTAACAATGAAGGAAACAATAAAAAGAATAATAAACAAGCTGAAGAATAAAGATAAATTACTGCATTTTATTGTAAACTTAATAGTAGTACTTTCAATAGGATGGATTAATTTACCTCTAGCTATTGGATTAGCTGTAGGTTTATCAGTAGGTAAAGAATATGGAGATAGTAAAGCTCCAGATAATAAGTGGGATTGGTATGACATTCTCGCAGATGCAATTGGAATAGTAATAGGACTTTTATTAGTTCTTATATAATAGAAAAGGCGGGCACCTATTTGGTACTCGCCTTTATTTGTCTCATCATTTCTTCTGCACTTTCTCTAACCTCTCGTGCTGAATTTCTTCTTCCTATATAGCCTATAGGTTCTGATTTATTAAATTCAGAAAATAGTTTTCCTGTATATCTACCAAGAAACATTATATCTTTCTCACATAATATAACAAGAAAATATGTAGGATATTTATCCTCAAATATTTTAGTTTCTCCTTCTAATTCATGAAGAATTTCAAATTCACGTATATCATATTCCATTACTCTGTTACCTCAATAAATGCATCCCATGCTTTTCTAAAGCTATCTCCTGATACTGAAAATTCCTTTTCATGAGTTCCATCTTCTTTCTTATTATAAAGACATAGGATAAATATATTTTCATATCTATTTAATACTAATAACTGATTTGGATGTTTTTCATTCCATGTGTTTACTGCTTCAAACATAAGGTGTCTTTCTACTTGAGGGATTAGTCCTTCGCCTATGTAAATAGGTCTTTTCATTCCCAATCAAGATTAAATGAGGGTGAATAGAAAAATATCTTTGCATGTAAGACTCCATTAATAGTTACACAAGGCATTAGTTTATGCCAAAGATTAGTATTCATGTAAGTACTCTTATATTGCTCTGGAAAGAATACCACTGAAACATGTCCTATATTTAAAGCTATTCTTGCTGGGTCTTTCTCAAAATCTTCTTCCTCTATAAAGACTCCCTGTATATTACTTATTGGATATTTTAATTCGAATACTTGCATAGTTTATAATTGTGTTACATGTATGGTTGAATTTTCCCATAATACTGGGCTTCTCTTTAATAAATCTGATATAGTTTGACTCAAATGTTCTTCATCACATTCTTCAGATTGGGGAGTAATGGATTCTCTAATTCCATAATTATTTACACATTCCTTTAAACCTGTAAGAGTTACTTCATATCTTTTAGAAGTCCTTTCAGAGAAGTCAATCTTAAAAGATTTAACTGGAAACCTCATTGTACTAATACACATTAATCCTTAGTTTTTATATAGAGTTGGCAATGGCAAATTCCTTCTTCCATTTCTCTAAACTCTTTACACATACATACTGTATCATCTTCTCTTACTAAAGAACAAGGACAGTACTTCTTGCCATATTTATCCTTGTTCTTCTTTAAGCCTGCGAGAACTGTGTCTCTTATTTCTTTATTAGATGTTACTTTTATACTCATAAGTACAAGTTATAGATGGCAATCCCAATGTGCAGTTACATACTAATGTCTTTCCTGTCCGTAAAGATTCAAGATAGTTAGAACACTTACTACAAGGTGTTGGAACTTCGGGAGTTTCAAAGCACCCTTTGATGTAAGTATTACCATCAGATACTCTGTATACATCTCCCTCTTTGATGTCCTCATCTGAGATATTTACTAAATCAGTTTCAGAGATATTTTGTAACAACTTATTTAATACTTCTAATTCTTCTAATGCAGGTCTTTTTCCTGTTGCGTATATTTCATCATAATCATTTCCCTTGATTATTTCAGCAATTCTATTAAGTATAATTTCTCTTAAGTTTCTAATCATAATTTAAAAATATTGTTTCCATGTCTGGAAGATAATAAATCCATTCTTCTGCTATGTATGCATCCATATATAAAGCTTCCTCAACTAGGTTGATTTCCTGATTCATCTTTCTCCAATTCTTTTATTTTATTCTTTAGTTCTTCGTTTTCTTTCTTTAAAGATTCATTCTCTTTTTTAAGAGTTTCAACTTCAGATGTTAATTGAATTATATTCTGTTCTTGAGATGCAAGGGCTGCATTTCTTTTATTAATGTCAGCCACTGCATATTCAATTCCTTGCTCAAGATTTTTTAATTCAATAATACACTTACGTATTCCTTCTACCATATATATTTAAGATTATCATGTTGGATATCTAAGTCTTCAAGGAATTGGGCTGCATCCTTAATTCCATGTCTTCCGAACATCCATTCTACTTCCATATCGTCCTCTGTAAGCTCAAGGTTGTGTACTACTGCTACCATAGTTTCTGCCAATGCCTGAATCTTAGAGAGTTTGAGATTATTCATTTCTCTTGCTTCCGAGATAGTAATGGGCCAAGGGATGATAGAATAGATAAGTTCTTCTTTGAGTTTATAATAGTCCTCAATAAGTTCCTTTCCATCAATATCGTAGTCTTCATAATTCTTACTAAAGTCTACTGTATAAGTAGTGTTGTCTACTTCAATTACTCTACTGGTATCCTCGCGATATTCTACCATTTGTTTTTCATGTCTAAAGCCTAATAGCCCTAGTATGTTTCTAACTTCTTGTAAGGATTCCTCTCTTACATAAATTGTTTTACCTTTAAGATAACCTTTTAATTCATCAAAATTATCAAAGGTAAATTCTTGTTCTTGTATAAAGTCTGCTTGTATAATTATAATTGGATTCATTAGTCTAAATTGTCTATTGTTTTCACGTTAATGTCTAAGTAATTATCTATTGCACATGTAATAATATCTTTAGTGGTTTTAGTTATCTCAAATCCTGCTTTCCTTAATACTTCAATAATAGTATTATTGTTAAATTCGGATTGCTTAGTTAAAATATCCTGCTGTAAATGGCAAAACTCTTCTCTTAGAACATCCAAATTTCTATGTTCTCTTACTCCTACATAAATATCATCAATCCTGTTTTGAAAGTTATCAAATATTAATTCTTTTAGTTTTAGGTTTTCAAACTTTCTTAGGAAAGATTCTAAGTCAGAAATTAAGCGTTCAGATTTGGTAGTTCCTCCACTATATTCTTGTATGTAAGATATTTTTCCTTTTTGTATCACATACTTTGCTGGACTTGGATAAGCCTTTATAGTTGCAGTAACAACTCCATTATCGTCTTCTTCTAATATTAGATGTCTATCATCAAGTTTTTCTACCATCTTTTTAAGTGCAAGTGTATCAAATCCAGTATGTGTTACACATAAATTATCAATCATCCAAAGTACTTCTTGCTTTGTACTCATATTTTATTAATCCATTATCATTTTTAATTCTGTATCTCCTTTTAATTTCTTTATCTCTGCTCTTAATTCTTCAACTTCTTTAGATAAGAGCTTAATAGTTTTACTATTTTCTTTAATCTCTTTATCATGTTCTTCTAATTTCTTCTTTATAAAGAGTACATCTTGTGCTATTTTAGATAAATCAAATAATTTCAATTGTATTGCCACTCCCGTTTCTGGGTCTTTCTTATCTGTATCTATTACTTGTAATATTCCTTTATCTTCTAATTCTTTATTTCTTCTATAAATAGTGGAAGCACTTAATCCAATTTCTTCTGAAAGTTCTTGATTTGAGTAAGTAAGCTTGCCATATCCTTCCTCATCTTTATACATATATTGTTGTGTCAATATAATATATATTCTTTGTTGGGAAGTAAGGTCAACATCTCTCATAAATTTATATGTAAACATTTCAAAGTTTTTAGAAGAGGGATTGAATTTATAGACATTTTTTCTTCCCTCTTTTCTAACTGAAATGTCTCCATTAGCTACGAGATTTTTAATAGCTTTATTAACAGTAGTTTTACTCACTCCAGCATCTTTCGCTAGTGTTTCCATGGATGGAAATGCTTCATAAGTATCCTTATTCATATACGTTTTCAAGTAACTGTAAACATAGACATCAGTAGGGTCTAGGTTATGTTCTTTGCACATATCATTTGGAACTTGAATGTGTTGTGGTTTATTTTCCATGCCTTATTATTTAATAGTACAAAGATACGGCAATTTTTTAATAGTACAAAATCTGTACCATTAAGAATTGTTAAAGTGCTGAAAATCAAGGGTTTGTCAAAATTGTACTAAACCATTTTCAAAAATGTACCATTCGATGTCAAAAGTGAACCGATTATTTTCAAAAGTGGACTCTAACTATACTTAATCTATACTTAATAAGAACTATATGTAATCTCGAAAAACTTCGTTTTTCTCGGCAGACAAAACCTCGCGAACAGTATTTTGAGTCTATGTATGTTTTTACTCAAATTTTTTATTTTCCTTCACGCGCGTACATTATATATAGGTACTTAAATATAGTCCCCCCCCCCTGTCCCAGTCGGGATTCAAATAATATATAGTGATTTATATAGAGGAATTTGGGGAATAATTTTTGTGCAATCTACAAGCGAGAGAGTTTACATAATAACTACAAGCGAGAGAGTAGAGTACCCTCTAACGCCCCCCGAGGGTAGTTGGAGAAAAATGAAAATAATTTCATTCTTTCCAAACGGAAAAATTACTAATTTAAAAAAGATTACAATCATGAAAACAGTTAGAAACAACAAAGAGACAAAGAAAGTAAGCGTAAACTTAACAAGCAAAGTTAAAACGAACGTTCCGAATTATTTGGAAATGGTACGTTTGTACGGTGCAAGTGCGGTTTGTAATATGCTTAACAACTTGTAAAAAATAAGGCGGTGAAAATCCGCCTAAACATAGAAATTTTATTTAGTAACAATTTTAAACAAAAAAAAAGATTATGAAAGCAAAAATTAACGTTTTGAGTGCTAACAGTGACAAGGTAAAAAAGTTTATGGAAACAGCAGCAAGTGCGGGGAGTGATAACGGACTTTCAGCAAACTATTTAACAGTCGTTTTGCCAATCATTGAAGAAAAGACAATCCGCACAAACGGCGTGACTTTCGGCGCATTTATGACAATGTTATTTAATCCTGAAAATTTGGAGTTCGTGAAATTTGGTAGTGTTTCCATAGCCGGAGTACAAAGAACCGCAAACCTTTGCGAATCTGAAAATTTGCCGGACGGGTGTACGCTTGATATGGTACGTGCAATGCCACAAATTGAAATCATTGCAGGAAGTTCGCGTACAAACGGGAAAAGCGCATACGAAACGGTGAAAGGCTGGTTTGATAACAAACAGGTTTTGCAGTCCTTAGAACAAAAAAATGTCGTTTCTTTGCAGTTTGAAAACGGACAACCAACCATTAACGGGGCTACGGTTCGTAAACGGTGGACTTTTGAGTCAAAAGTAAAAGAAGAAATTTATAAAAAGATTGGCGAAATAATGAAAGAATCTTTTGAACCGTCGCAAGATGAAAATTTGAAAAGTCATTTTGCGGCTGCAAATATGGATTTACCGTTTACCCGTTAATCTGTTAATCTGTAAACCAATAGGATAGTCAGAAATGACTATCCTTTTTTATCCTTTATGTAGCGCTCCTATAATCTATAAGCAGCATGTAGCCATGTATAAAGCAACAAAGCATTATGGAAAAAAGACTGGGCAATTTAAAACTGTATTAGGATATGTTACAGATGAGAAAGTTAAGAGGATTCGAGATATGCAGAAGAATGAATATCTCCCTTGTGCACAATGTTATCCCAACACTCCCTTAATGTATTTACTTCTTTTTAAGCAAAGTAAAGCAACGGTTTGGGAAATAATTCGAGTCTTGCCGGTGTGAGGAAGGTAGATAGAAGCGCGAGAGGACTCTGCAATTCGCCCACTATTTTCCCAATTTTCCCCACTTTCAAAATTCCATCAGGAATACGGTGGATATAGACAATAGCAATTAACTATCTCACTTTGAATTTTCCAAGTTCTTTTATACCCTATTTTTTATTTTAACCCATTAACTTAGATGAATATGATAAAGAATATATTGGCAGTTGTATTAGCTGGGATTGTTTTCCTCGGTTTAATAATCGCAATCATTATTGTGCTGGCTACAACTGGAGTTGCAATTAAGTATATTGCAGGCTACGAAATCACTCATTGGAATTGGAATATGTTCGATACTATTTGTATGAACATACTTGCATTATCTCCAATCATCCTGTTCATTAATTACATCAAAACCAAATTTACTAAATCATGCAAAGAAGAGTTATAACATCAGTATTTTTTGCTCTCGTCTTAGAAGGAGAACATCCCGAAGAGAGATTAGAGAAATTGAATGAACGTCGCCGTAAACTCCTTGGTTACTTGGAGAAAGCAGAACTCGCTTGGGTTGAAAACCCATCTGAAGAAAATCTCGCCAGTATGTTAAATCTTCGAGAATGTATTGACGATGTGCAGGATGAAATAACTGCATTAGTAAACGAATTGTAAAACCGTAAGATTCCGTAAAGGATATTTGTAGTCACCAGTAGAGCTCAAATCTTACATAAAGAAGCAAAATTATGAATTTAGAAGAACTTCCAGTATATTCCGTAATGGAATCAATGTCAGAAGAAGACAAAAAAACTTATCTCCCAGGAATTGCATTTGCAGGTATCATTGATTATGAAATGCAACTCGCACAGTCAGAGAATCCAAAAGAAAGGGATGAATGCAGAGATGCTATTGATGCACTCTATCTGTATGCAAATAATAACGGTGTTAACACTGTTGATTTGCAGCAAACAGTAAGAGCAGCTCTTCCAATAGCTCTCGAAGCTGACGAATAAATCATAATCAATTCCGTATCTTAGTTATACATTATATTTATAAACTGTGCCAATAAGGAAGTCAGGCCTTGTATGACTTTCAATACACTGTTGAGTGGTGCGCAACACTCTGATAGAAACTGACTATTATACTATTTAATAATACAGCCCGCTAAACAATGATGTTTATGGATGAAACAGTATTATGAAAGCAGTGTATTTTATATTCCAAGATAGTGGTAATGAGAAAGGAATAATTGCATACCCGATAAGAAGAGTTAGGGTTAGGACGGCAGCCTAGTAAATTGAGCGAAGAGGGAAGCTTTACATGCAAACTTATTATTCCAAGTAGTCGAAGGCCAAGACGAAATCCAGCCGGGTTGGTAACCATTACAACCATTTATAAAACTAATATGACACGGTTGGGAATGTAGCTCAATTGGATTTAGAGCATACCGCTACGAACGGTAAGGTTGAGAGTTCGAATCTCTTCATTCCCTCAAGAATTCATGTTGTTACTTCATTTTTTAAATTAGTAAAGATTTGTCTTGTATGTGAATACAGGGCAAATCATCCGTTTAATGTAGCCATATCTTTAAAGGTATGAGAGTCTAAAGCCTCTATAAATACAGATAGGACGAACATTATTAACTAAAACATAATATCATGGTATTTAAAGCTAAACAAATAGTAAGAGTCAAATCATTAGGATGGTTTGATGAAAACTCTTCTGACAATCACTTAGTTGAAGAGCACTTTATTTTGGATAGAGACTTCTTTGAAAAAATTGCAAACAAAAACGTTGAAATATTTGATGTGGATAACAGAGATAATTCCGTATATGTTAAATACAACGTTGATGGTAAGTATTCATATGTATGGCTCCCAATGCGAGGTATTGAAAACAAAAGTAGAAGAAGAAGAATCATAAAAGCTAAAGTAAGATTTTAATTATGGAAGACCCAGGAAATGAAAAAGGAAATCTCCAAAAGTTTGAGATAGGAGATAAAGTCTATATCAGAAAAGATTGTAGAGAAATCTTTAAGTATCGTGCAGATTATTGTGGAGAAGCAGTGTGCTTTACCTTAGAAATGCAAAAATATTGTGGCAAAGTTGCAACAATCATTGGAAAAGATACACATTATTCTGGAAGAGATTTATATCATCTCGATATTGATATGCTGGATAGAAATGGAAGTGGTTGGTCATGGATGGCTTGGATGCTACTCCCAATTCATCACAGAAAAGTCAAAAAAGCTTTAAAAGCTAAAGTAAGGTTTTAAATATTAACAAATAAATATTTCATCATGAAAAAATTATCAGCAATTTTACAACAGAAAATAGGTAAGTCATTGGCAGAAGCCAAAGAGAAACGTATTATATCAGTACTTGGATTGGCAAAAGCAAATGCCGAAGAAGACAAGGCGTCCGCTGCTGACCGCACAGAAAGATTGCTCTTGTCCCTTGGTGACAGTGATGTCGATTCCGAACGTTCGAAAGAAATCATTGAAAAGATTGTTGACTCAAAGATTGAGGAAGACGATTGTCAGTTGATTCTTGACAAGCTCAATGAAGTCATTGAAGAATTGAACGCTGAATACAAAGAGGACTAAGAATCTCTTCTTAATGGGGTAAGCTAGTTATCCTAGAAACAGAATAACGGGACAAAACGTAAGTACAGCATAGTTAGTTTGGATAGCCACCTACTAGCACCTACTATGCCAGGGCTTACTTTCTTTTATCTGGGCCTGTATGGTTTTGACAGCATAGAGAAGGTAATAGAACGTGTAGAGCGCAATCTCTGTAAACGAAGGAAAACAATAAATGCTGAAAGAAGCGATGTAAGAATGGCAGCCTAAGCTGCTGGCTTATCTATTAAATTAGCTCTAAGTCGGGTTAATGGGAGAGACCTAGAAACAGAAGAGGTGTGGGAAGAAGCATTATAAAGCAGCCCACTTAACTTGAACGCCAAAGGTTAGTAAAGCTGAAATCTCCTAATGTCATAAAGCAGATGGAAGATGTGGTCCATGAGGTGTGACGAATCTCTAAAATATCATCCGTTCTCCAACGTAAATGGAGTGGTGGAGCGACCGTTCGGTCAAGCCCAGTTTGGTAGTTTGTGAACAACTAAGTCGTAGCCTTACGAGGAGACGTAATTGGTGAATTAACACTCGGCTTCTTAGTAAAACTATCTACATGCTGAACTCAACAGCTGATGTAATAAAATAGAGACACACGTAAAATTCTATTATTGGACTTTGTTTGGACGGCGGTTCGACTCCGCCCAGGTCCACAATCTTTAAATATATAACAATGAAGAAGTATATTGTAACTAATAATCTCTCCGTGTTATATGATACTAGAGAGGCAGCAGAAGCTGCGTTTGAAGCAGAAGTGGCTAAACTGGAATCAGCATTTGCAAGAAGTGCATTTAAGTTCGTATACACAGTAGCTCCTTACATAGTAAAATAACAACTAAATTTATAAAGCAAAATGAGATATTCATGTAGATTTGATGATGGCGAGCATATACGTTCATTTAACCAACTGAAGGATGCTAGGAAGTTTCGCTCACAAAACAACTTCAAGTACATATCAAGATGGATTCGCATCTATGATAATAAGAAGAATATATATTTAAATTGATGTAGAACGGGTCAAGGTAAGTAGTTTATCTACTTATCGATACCTTGTGATTCGGTCACAGAAACTAAACTATATCGAGCGGATACAAAGGGTACAGATATCCTTTGTATTAGCTAATCTAAATCTGTTGATAATACTATAAAGTATTCGAGTCATAGCGTAACTATGGTAAAACAAATAAAACCTCTAATTTGAAGGATTATTTGAATATAGAGGTATTCTGTATGCAGTTTATCATAAAGATATTCCGTAAGAAGTTTATCGTAAAGGTAACTGCATAATTATACCTTTATTCTAATGGTAAATTAGGTTAGCTCTTCTAAGTAGTTGCAAATCATTAGAAACCTTACATACAGAGAGATGAAAGATAAACTGTTAAAGACGATTGAAAAGGCTTATCATAGCACTAAGAACTCTGCTAAGAAGATTACCTTAGCGAACTATTACAATACAGTTCAAGAGCAAGATGAAGCATCAATCGACCATGAGTGGTATTATAAACAACTAAAGAGTTTTGGATTTTAAAACCTCGCACTGAATAGGTCAAGTGTATATAATTATGAAACAATACTTCTATCTAGTAACAGTGTTGATAGATGGAGAACTGACTCCACTTAGAATCTTCTTGCAGTATAGATTAGCCATTAGATTCGGAAGAAATTATGCAACCAAACACCCAGGTGCTTTAGTAGGTTTACATAAACAAGTAATCTCTAACAATGCAAACATTACCTGGATATGTAATTTATATCCTTGGGAAACTACAACTCCTGATGGAGACATATCTCCAGAAGAAATAGTGGAACTATGTAACATGGCGGATGCAGACACTGACAGACTAGTCAGTGGACACAGAGTTCCAAATCAACAATAAATCAATTCAATTATTAATAACTAAAATTTCAAGATTATGGGAAAGAAAAACGATGCAAAAGAGATTTGTAGAAAGTACAACATGGTAAGAGACGAGAACAGAGGTAAAATCTTTACCCTTAGTGAACTTTCGACCTTGTTGAAGGGAATCCTGCCTGGTCTTCCTACATATTCCACAACTGCTCAAGAGTTTGGGTTGTTCGAAGCAACAAAATCAGGATACAAACTTCCAAATGACCCAGTTTACATTGGAAGAGTGGAGAACTATCTCAAGGAATACAGACAAAAAGCTAATGAGCTGAATAAGCGTAGCAGAGAAAAGAAGGCAGAAATGGCTGCTTCCGAAACTCCCATAAACACTCAACAGCCGGAAATCATGGACCAAGAGGACTTGATTGAAAAAGCAATCTCTATTCTTAAAGAGACTGGAGACTACAGAATCCTGAAGAAAGTTGTAACCATTACTTGGGAGGAAGTGTAAGTGAGTGTAATTCAGCAAGTTTATTTGCCGGATGCCAAGTATTCAATCTATATAAAGGGAATCAAGCCAGATAAAGACAATCCTTTGTCTGGTGAGATTACTCTTAATGGAAATCCTACTCGGCTTGAAAGACATGAACGTTATCACTTTGATGAAGAACGTGATATGTTTGTGACTGACAATTACGATATTCCTACATACTTTATTACTAAGTTCTTAGAAGAGAATGATTGTCTTATTGAACAAGATGATAAAGTATATGTAGCTTTCAAAGAAGTTGTATTTAAATCAAATTACTAATGTTATCAATATTATATTCTGATTTTGAACAGTTTGGTTGTCCGAACTGTGGATGTGATGCAGCAAGAGGAAGTTGTGTATCTGGAGGAGGGCTATCTTCTGCAACTTGTAGACATTGTGGCTTACACTTTGAAGTAAGAGGTTCAACTGTCTATTCGACTTGTGAATACGCTGCTTATCCAGAAGACCCAGAGAATCCTCGTTCTGAATATGTAATGGAACAAGCAATCCGTATTCCTCATCCAAGAATTGGTATTCCAAGTTGGCATTGGATGCCTAAGGATGAGCGTCCAGAAGAAGGAGAATATTGGAGCTCTAGAGGCGTTGGATATGACTTATCTGGATTCGTAAGAACTAAGAAAGCAGGAGAACGTATTCTTGATATGGTGCATGAAGTTTTAGGAACTAAGGAATGTAAAACATACTTAGATTATAGACCAAGTGAACCAACATGGATTCAATTCAAATTTGACAAAGATGAATTTAATCTTGATGCAATTGATGAAGCGTCTCGTGCACTGGGTGGAATCATTACTAAAGAAATCATTAAACAGTGTAAACTAAATGGCTAAAGTAATAAAACGTAAGGAACTTGCACTCCCAGTCTACGAAATGAATAATGGAAGTGTTGCCGAGGTAGTTTCTTGGCCTCCAGACAATGAGTTTATTGGAAGTGTAATACAAAGACGTGGTGATGATATCATCATCATTGGGAAAAGTAACTATTATCCAGATTTTTTCAACACTGACGATGCTAAACTTGAGAAGTTTACTGTCAGACTTTTAACAGAAGGAACACTTATTGAACTATGAACGGAATCATTGAAAGAATGTTGGAGAACGCTCAAGAACATGGGTGTCTCAACGAAGTAGTGAAATCTGCAATTGAAATAGCTCAGAAAAATCCTGACTATGACATTGAACAAGTATGTGTATCTGCACAACTTGAAAACGACATTTATTAATCCATAAAATCATATTTTAAAGATGAAGAAATTAGAATTTGCAAAGGTACAAGAAGGTGAAAACAAATTGGCAATTGAAGTAAGTAACGATTCTCCGGTGGTAGCTGTTATATCACAGAATGGAATGCTCGAATGTATTCTGGTCAACGATTCATTTCCGGAAGTTCTTTCTGACATTTGTGGTCACATTTCTTCTGAATTGGGAGTTACTGCCGTAGCAGTTGATGCCGACCAGTATGGTGATGATGTTACACCTATCGTTGTTGATTCTGACCGTGTAAAGGTCAAAATGGTAGGAGTCGGCAGTGCACAAGCGTACGCTGTTCTCAGTACTCCAAATATCTGCATGAAATCTCAAATTATTGAAGTGTAATGGGACTCCTCACGGTAATATGCGTGATATTGATTGTTTGCTTCATATTTAGTACACCAAACTAAATGGAGTTTATTTATGGTATGATAGCCTTTCCAATTCTATATGGATTGGCTATCTTGTATGTTAAATGGAAGAAAGGAATATAATATGGATTTTATAATTTATTTTCTTCAAGGAACTCTCTGTATGGCAGCAATAGCAGCCGGATTTAGCTTTATTTGTTGGTTATCAACTAAAATATTTAAAGATAACTAAGAAATAAGCAAAATAAATCTAACTCATAATAAATGAAGAAGAATTTACAAATTTTAACTAATAAAGGTTTGTAGGCTCAGTTTTTTGTAGTATCTTTGCATCACTTAATCAGAAAGGAAAAAGTATGGCAGAATTTATACTAGGAGTAGTCATAATATTTATTTTATCTCTATTGGTTTCATTTGGATTAGTCATACTTGCAGGTGCAATGATTGATTATGTAACTAATGACAATACAGACGATGATTGCTTCTAAAAAATAAGGATGGCTCTATGGCGGAATTGGTAGACGCGTCAGACTTAAAATCTGATGGTCCGAAAGGGCCGTCCCGGACTCGAACCGGGTGGAGCTACAATTAATTAACTAAAAGATTTATAAAATATGATGGACGAGATTAAAAACGAGTATTTCTTTATTGACCCAGACGATGGTCACAAAATTGATTTGTGTGAGAAGAACAGACCTTTGGTCTTATCTCATGTAAAGAAGATTGAAAAGTCTTTAAGAAAGAATAGCTCTTTGTTTCTTACTCCTATCATGGTAGGGTATAGAAATGGAATTATAGAAATCATAGATGGTCACCACAGATGGAAAGCCATCAACAATCTTTATAAAGAGGGAATAAAATATGACCTTAAAGGAAATAGAATCAGAGTAAGGGTTCAAATACTTCCTACTGATGTAGACTTGGATGAATTAATGATTGCTATTAATAATTCCAGCCTTAAATGGAGTATTCTGAACTTTGTACAGTTTAATGCTTGTAGAGGTAATGAACATTGTACCAGATTCCTCAACTTTATGGAGACAAACGAAATATCCAGTATAGGATATGCATTTGCATATTTCGGAAAGACTAGCCTTGGAAGAAGACAAGCAGAAGACTTTGACAAGTTTCCAAATATTACACAGGAAATGGTTGAGGGAGCACAAGCTATGTATAAATTAATCCAAACGATATTGTCAGATGGAGGATACAATTTGCTGAAAGCTTTAAAACTAAACACTGTAACTGGAACTAGAGTATTTGTTCAATTTGTTACAAGCTCTATCAAAAATGTTGAGGATTTGGAAGATTTTATTGGAAAGCTCCTTACAACTAGGCTCACAGCTACAGGATTGATGAAGTCCTTTAGGTCAGAGCATCCTAGCACTTCTGACCTCTATTTAAGAGATTTGTATGAACATCTTTATGAATTACTTAATAATTAAAACCTGATTATGTTTGACAGAAAAAGAACATCAATTTATGAAGTGACTCCTAAAGTCACTAAAGGTTCGGGAGTAAATGCTCCCAAGTTTGAAAATATCTTCCAAAGGGAAGCATATAAAATGGAACATGAAACAACTTCTGGCAATGGAAGTTTGAAGTATGATACGTCAGGTAATGTATTTGTTGACGACTTCGCAGCCGTTGGAAACTACAGGAAACCTAGAGAGTTTCACGAAGTCGCATCAACTATGGAAAGATTGTGGGCAGTTGACCCTTTAATAACAATCAAAGAAACAGTGTACATCCGTTTGATTACACGAAATCCAAAACTCTTTACAGGTAAGAAATTAGGAGTTCAAAGAGGACAAGGACTTAAATCCGAGTTCTTCATGAGAATTATCTGGCTTGCCACAACACACCCAAAAGTATTTAAAAAGAATTTGCCTGTCTTCATTACAGCTGGTTCTTGGGACGATATCTTTGAAATATTAAGATTAGACCTTGAATACAATGGTGCAGTCAATAAAGTTCTGGATTGGAAATACATCATCAAGTTTATTGTCGGTGGTTTAGCTGACGATGGTCAAACCAACTTGGTGAGAAAGTATCTTCCACAAATCAAACCATCAAAAAAGTGTACTTCTTTACGTTCTCAATGCAATAATTTTATTGCTAAGAAAATTGTGAAAGAAATATTCGACTTTGGCGAAGCAGAGGAAGGTAAGTGGCGTGCATATAAAATGTATCGTGAACTTAAAGCATCCGGTAATGCTCATAAATGGCAGCAGGCAATTAGCCGTCAAGACTATTTAAATCTTGATTTCGATTCGATTGCTGGTAGAGCATTAGCAAAACTTGCTAGTGGTAAGTTCTTAGAAAACCATAATCTTACCGAAGCATACGAAGAGTGGTTGGCAGCAAAACCAGTAGCCAAATTCACTGGATTTGTATATGAATTGTTCCCTGATAATGATTGTTATAACGGTGGGAGAAGAACAGTTCTGAAACCTTACCAGATAGACACTGTTAATAAACAGTTTATGTCTCTTATCGAAACAGCTAAACAAGATATGAATCGCAAGACTAATCTTATTGCTGTTCTTGATACATCTGGCTCTATGACTTGTAAAGCCGCAGGTCTTGAAGTAAGTGCTTATCATGTAGCGAAATCAATCGCTCTGTATTTCTCTTACTTACTCGAAGGGAAATTTGCCAATACTGTCCTTGAGTTCTCCGACAGGTGCTTAATGAAACAATGGCGAGGTGATACTCCCTATGAGAAATTCACCAAATTCAGTGGAAACGGTTGGTGTTCAACTAATCTGTTATCTGTAGCTGACCTCTTTATCCAACTTAGAGATAGGGGATATAAAGAGGAAGATTTCCCAACTGGAATCCTCTGTATTTCTGACGGTGAGTTCAACTCTGCCGGAAGAAATAAAACAGTATTTGAAAGATTCCGTGAACTCTTGGGAACGAGATTCTCTAAAGAGTATGTTGATAACTTTGTAATGGTACTTTGGGATATTCCTAATGGTTTCTATTCAAGCAACATCAGACCTAAGTTCGAATCACTTTGTGATGACAATTACACTTTCTACATGAGTGGACTTGACCCCGCTGGAATTGCGTTCCTTACTGGTAAAACACCTGTAGAAAGTATTCCAAAAAATGCTCTGGAATTATTCCAAGCAGCAATGAACCAAGAATTATTGAATATGCTTACTCTCTAACAGCGGTTAGGTAAAGATTAAGTAGATAGGTAATTTCTAACAAGGATTAGGTACAGCAAAGCACTAATTTATACTATAAATAAGTACGAAAAGCTCTCAAAGGTACCAAAAGGTAAGAGGAAGCACGAACCTAATCCGTAAACAATAGTGTGGAATCCCAGAATATGGGAGGATAGAGAGCATCCTGTAGACTAAAAAAGAGATTGTGATGTCTACAGGAAATGGGAGATTAGCTCAGTAGGTAGAGCGCTGGACTGAAAATCCAGGTCGTTAGCGGCAGTTCGATTCTGCCATCTCCCACAATTAAAATAAGTTATTAATTAAAGATTAATATATGAGAAAGGTAATTTATCTGTTAGCTATTATATCCTTAGTAGGATGTACTAGAGTTGAGCCACAATACTCTGTTATTAAAGTTCAGAAGTATTCAACAAGAGTTGAGAAATTTGAATATAGTGGTCATACATACATTTCGTTTACCACAGGCAGTGCTAAAACGAGAACTATGGGAGTAGTTCATGACCCTGATTGCAAGTGTAAAATCCGCAAATATCAACACTAATGTCTTACATAAGTAAATATCTTGAGTCTTTAATGACTAAGAAGGATGCAATATGTGATTCTCAAACTACTAATAGCAAATACTATACAATTGGTAAAGCTAAGATTGGCTTGAGTGACCACTTTCCAGAAGCTTCAAAGATTACTTGTGATGTTAGAATTGTTAATCCTTTAAATGCTAAGACAGTATATTTGGTTCAAGTGAAAGAAGGGCCACAGATATTGACATTTAATTTAGCAGGAGTTAAAACTTTCATCTCTAATTATTTATATATAAAAGAGATAAAGAATTTAAATAACGAAGTGAAGAAAAACAATGCTAAAGCTAAAGTAAAAAAGACTGCTTCTAAGAAAGTAAATCGTGCGAATTGTACCTGTAATAAAAGAAACCAAAATGAATGGACCGTATTTTGGGGAGAAGTAAGTAAAAATATTCCTAAATATTCCAAAATTATGTCTGTTAAAAAGAAAAATTTAGTATATCTGAAGTTTGGAGGACAATCTGTTGAAGTAGTTACTGAAAAATTAAATGAAGCCATTAAAGCTGGAGTCCTATATGAAGGAAGTCCATCCGTTGATTTAGAAACTTATTGGGAGAAGAATTAATCTCCCAAATTCTGGGTATAGTCGAGTTGGTAAGATGCTTGGTTTGGGACCAAGAGACCGCAGGTTCGAATCCTGCTATCCAGACTTACCATTGTGTTTTGATTTTAGTTGTTAATTGATTACAAAGATGTGCAACAGCAAACTTTTAAAAACAATCGCCATAGAATGTTGTAAAAATGCACATCTGTTTTTTCTTGGGCACGTAACCGGTAATTGGTAGCCGCGTGGACTGTAAATCCACTCCTTAAATGGACTGCAGGTTCGAGTCCTGCCGGGCCCACATTATGTTTCATTTTTTCTTATTTTTAAAGATGTCTTGCAGCAATATTTAATATTATTTAATGGATATACAATAAAGGACATCTGCACACTGGGCGGTACTCAAGTGGTCGACGAGAATGGTCTCCAAAACCATCAGCGAAAGCTCACTCAGGTTCGAATCCTGACCGTTCAGCCCTCATAGGTAAGAATTTTATTAGACACGGAATGAATTGCTTGTGAAAGTAGTTCATTTATTAACAGAAATTAACAGTTACTATTTTGTAACATCAAAAATATATAGTATCTTTGTACTCACAATTAAGAAATAAAGTATGATTGATGTAATTGAACACGTTGTTGAAGTTGGCAAATCTATCAAGAATGGTAGAACAACTCAAGACATTGCTATTAAATTAGCAGAAGAGAGTGGTGAAGTAATGGGAGAAGTTAGTATTATTACTGGCTTATCTGATTATAAGAAAACGGAAGCTCTCAATTTGTGTGACGAACTTGTTGATACATTTATTAATGTAGTAGACTTGGGAGTAAGTGTTTACGGAGATGATTTCCAAAAGCTATTTGAAGAAAGACTTGAAGTAAAATGTAAGAAATGGATTGAAAAGTATAACAAACAAAAGGCTAATTAAGCCTTTTAATCAGCGGGTATGGTGTCAATGGTTATTGAGCATGTCTGACTTCCAATCAGAAGGGGAGAGTTCGAGTCTCTCTACCCGCACTTGCGGTGGTGGAGCAATGGTAGCTTACTGGGCTCATAACCCAGAGACGACGTTCGAATCGTCCGACCGCAACTAAAAGAGTTAAAGATATGTACGATATACAAAGAGAATCAGGTGAAGAGTATCTTGACCATTACATTTATAAATCACGCAACGAGTGTAATCAAATAATAGTTTGTGAAGTATATAGAACTTATAATGAAACTTTAAACTTTGCTTTTTATGTAACCACTAAAAGAAAACATGGTTATCAAGAAGGTAAAATAACTGGTAAAGACGGAATAAAGTCTCTACTGTGGGCTAAAAAATGTTTACTTGACTTTATTGATTATGCTAAATGGAAATTCCCAGGAGACTCTATTGAAGTTTATCCTGACGACGAAAGAAGAAGAAAAGTATATGAATATGCTTTACTTCCCTTGGGATTTAAAATAATGAAAAACAAATACAAAACTTTAATTTATAAATTATAAAAACGATATAGTGTAGAGTTGCATAGCCGCCTTAAATAAGCGGTGGTGAGAGAGTGACGACCTCTTATCGTAGAATATTATTAAGATGTCACACAGCAATTATAAGTAACGTTTATAAGGGCATCACTATATTGCGGGTTCGAGTCCCGTTCTTCCCACAAAACTTTATATATTTGGGGAGATGGCGAAATTGGTAGACGCGGTGATTAAAAAAACAAACGACATCTGATTTAAAAAACATCCTTCCTACGCCTCTCCAAATTCGGATATGGATGCGCAAAGGTGGGAGGAAATTAATCCTATCAACGACCGAAGTAGAAGATAGGTTGAGATACTACTTATATGGACGCATATAGGCAAGTCTCGTAATCCGGACGGTAGCTCAGCTGGTTAGAGCATTACTCTGATAAGGTAAGGGTCGTAGGTTCAAGTCCTACCCGTCCGACCTCACCGTTTACCGAATGTGACGATAAATTCGGGTGACTTTTTCGTACTTATTCAACAAGAAGTAAGTATACTGGGCAGCAGGGAGAAAACTGTACAAGGCACGCAAGTGTGACAGGGAATTAACTCGATTAGTACGTGAGAAGACTATCGAAAGTGGTTCTCTTTTATAAGCCTTTTTAGTTAGTAGAAAAAATATAAAGAAGTCTCACAGCAAATTTAATACAACAATTGGTTATATTGTCAACAAAAAGACTTCTGTTTATGCCCAGATGCCCGAGTGATTAAGGGGACGGTCTGCAAAACCGTTTGAGAAATCTGTCGTCGGTTTGAATCCGACTCTGGGCTCTTCAATTTTAGTTAATAAAAAGAACACTTACAGCAAATTATATTCAGCATCAAACTTTTAATTTGACACAGCTTTTTATAGTGTTCTGTTTTTAAAACACTACTTTTTCTTAAGTAGTCAGTCCTATTTTTATAGGACTTTTATGTGCCTTGAGCAGAGCTGGCTACTGCACCGGACTTTTAATCCGGAGGAAGTAATTCCACGCTGGGTTCGAGACCCAGAGGGCACACAAAACTCACAACGGACAAGGCTGTGGCAGGTGATAACTCGCTTGGATACTTAGGAGATAATCTGTAGGAACAACAGAGTCGCTTGTACTAAGAGGAGCGGGAAGTACAAACTGATGGGATGCGTGTGGTTGACCAGAGTTTTTAGATTATTTATTTATTCATTTAACCCTTAAAAAGTATGAAAGTTATGAAATTATTAAAGAGAGCTTTTGTATGGTACTTTGAGCAAGCTTCACATAGCTATACTTGGTTACCAACGGGAACACTTCCAATGGGGGAGTAAGTTCCTACACATAGGGATTATAAATGACTACTGTTTTTTATATTAAATATATTACAAGGATTACTTACAGCAATTATCTTAAATTATTGCACCAGAAAATAGCGCCACATTTAAACAGTAATCCGTATTCGGGGAGTTAGCTATAATTGGCAGAGCAAATGATAAATTAGTTATAAGGGTGTATAGCTCAGTGGTAGAGCCTTGCACTGTTAATGCAATGGTCGACAGTTCGAATCTGTCTGCGCCCTCTTATGACAACAAAACAATTAGGTAATATTGGTGAAGCTAAAGCATTAGCTAAACTAGTTTCAATGAATGTTCCAGTGTATGTTAGTTTTGGAGATAATGAGAAAGCAGATTTAGTAGCTGAATTTAATGGAAAACTTAATAAATTACAAGTAAAAACATCTGAAAAATTTGAAGATGGAAAGTTTATTATTAGTTTAAAAAGTTCTACCATTAGAAATCAAGTTAACTATGTCCATAAATATGATTCATCCGAAATAGACTACTTTGTAGTTTATAATCTTGAGTCTGATACTTTATTACTTCTCCCTATAAAGGAATTTGAAAATAGGGCTTCCGTCTCATTCAGAGTTCCTTACGTAGTAACATACAACCAAAACAAATCATTAAATTATGAAGATTACTTATTTGAAAAGATAATAAACTAAGAAATCATTGGGTTGTCGGTTCGAACCCGACACTCCCCTCAATCGTAACTTGGGGTCATAGTTCAGATGGCTAGAACGTCTGCCTTGCACGCAGAAGGTCGTGGGTTCGAGTCCCACTGGCTCCACTTAATAAAGAAATAATATGAAACTTAAACTAACATTTAAAAAATTAGCTCAACGATGGTTTGTTGATATTCCTTGGATTGGAAGCATTGATGATTTACAAATGGTAAATGGTGCAGATGATTTCATAGAATGGTATGCTGCCGGACTTGAATCTGTAACTCTTAGATTTGATACAGAACCAGACATAGAAAGAGGTGATATTCACTTTCATAAAATACAGCAAGACGAGTTTGGTGCTACTTATGAATGGATTCCGCTTTATGAAGATGTTCCAGTTCCAACTATTTGGTTATGTAATGTAACTAAGCACGTATGTGACGGAGATTTTCCATCAGACCTTTACATTTACAAATAAATACATGGTGTAGTTCGGCTAGTGGTTGATGCCGCCAGATTGTGATTCTGGTACATAAGAAACGCATGGGTTCGAATCCCATACTACACCCTTAATATTATTTACTTTAAACAATTAAAGATGAAGAGATTATTTTTAGCTTTAGTCATGGCTTTAGTAAGTATGACTATGTTTTCACAAGTAACAATTTCACAAGAGGATTACAACAAACTCTCACCGGAAGCCAGGTCTTCGATTGAGAAAGTAACCACTAAAAAAGCTATTGAAGGAGAACTGAAAGAAGTATCCAATTATGCTTATTTAGGTAAAGAAATTGGAACAGCTGTGAATGAAACACTTAAAGCAGTAGAAGAATCGGTAGTGCGAGTATCTGAAACTGATTTAGGTAAAACTGCAATTACTGTTGTTGTATGGAAACTTCTATACAAAGAAATAGCCGGAGCAGCAGTGGGAATTGTTCTGCTTATTATAAGTATATGGGCTGTATGGACTGGTTCTAGTAAATTTTCTAAAGACCAAGAAGCTGCCGGGATAACGAGGTGTGTAGCGGCCGTTGTTACCTTCATTGCATCAATGGCTTGTCTATTTGGCTGACTGACCATATTAAAGGTGATAGGAATAACAGTTGCCTTTGCGATTGTTCTATTATTGTTTTCGGCTATGTTTGTTGATGCAGAATAAAGACTACATGAGTAGTCTTCTTGGAGGAATAAGCCTAATGCTAAGGCAGCGGTCTTGAAAACCGCCAGTAATCGTGTAACAGCGGTGTGTGGGTTGGAGTCCCACTTCCTCCTCTAACTTTAATAACTATGAGTAACGGAAAGAAATGGAAAATTGCACCTAAATACGTAGGTAAACGGTCTCATGGAAGACGGTGGACTTACCGTGTTTGTGGAGGAAAGAATGGAAAGTGTAGATTTCAACATTTCAGACATCAGAAATGGTTTAAAATTCTTGATGGCAAAATATCAATGAGACGAGCTATGGCTCGTGAAGCTTGGTTTTGGGATTAATAAAGATTACTACTTAAAAATAAAGAATATGAAAATATTTACTCCAAAGGACGCTAAGGAACATAAACTTGCATCCATTCCTGATTTTGTGTATCAGGCGTTTAACAATCTTCTTGCAAAGAATTATGATGCTTATGGCACTGTAATATTGCAAGGTGAAGTTATTACTGAAATTATTCGTCTTTGTCCCTCTGACGACATAACTGTTCAAACTATTTGGGAAAACAAATGGTTAGATGTAGAAGATGAATACCGTAAAAATGGTTGGGAAGTTGAATATGACAAGCCGGGTCTTGGTGAAAGCTATCCTGCCAGATTCATTTTTAAGCCAAAAGAAAAATAGGTTAAGTTTATAAAAGGAAGACTTACAGCAATAACAATCTAGCCTTGTAAGCCGTCGGTCATGAGTTCAAATCTCATAGTGAAGCTTGCTTCATTTAGCTCAGTCAGGTAGAGCAACGTATAAAAATGTCTTCCGCTTTCTGCTGCTCTCGTCTAATTGGACTAGGACACATCACTTTCGATGATGCTAATACGGGTTCGAATCCCGTGGGCAGTGCTCTTGTGCATAATCCTCCCAGCCAAGTAATTGGTTAGGCAATAATAATCATACACACCCTAAGATAACGTGAGGACATGGAAATCTTAGGCGGTAGTCAGCACCGTAGTACGCAATGGTAGAATAGAAACGGCTGACATCTACCAACAATCGAGGGCGTAGTGTAATGGCTGCACGCCACACTGTCACTGTGGTAGTTGGGGTTCGAATCCCCCGCTCTCGGCAACCTGGCAAGGTTATGTAAAGATGTGTAACAGCAAAACTTTTTAACTCCCACCAAACAAGGAAGTATAGTATAAGGGTTATTACGCCTAACCTAGTGTTAGGAGATTTCGGTTCGAGTCCGTCTTAAAAATTCACATCTGTTTCTGCCCTCTTCGCATAGTGGTCGATTGCACGCGCCTTGTAAGCGTGTAGAGAAATCTCACGTCCGTTCGAATCGGACAGAGGGCTCAATTAAAAACTTTATTAAATATTTAGTATGAGTAAAAAACATGTAATTGAAGTACAGGCTCCAGAAGGTAAGATTCCTGTATATGATGAAAGCACTCGCACAATTAGCTTTATTGATGAAGACATCAAGACAAGAGTAAGAACTGTAGAAGATGCTTTTGAAGTGTTGGAAGAAGAATATCCAAATTGGCTTAACTCTGCTCCTTATTCCGTTCGTAAGATGTATGAATTACAAACTGTATTGCGGGCTTTGAATAGAGGTCACAATTTCAGTCTTACAGAAGGAAGAGTATGGTATCCATGGATTCGTTTCTATGTACAAAGTAAATTGCCTGACAGTGAAAAGAAGAATGTCATCGCAAAATTCACATCAGAAGGAGAAAGATACTATCTGCTTGGCGGCCTCGCTGATAGCAGCAGTTATGCTGGCCTTGGTTGCTTCGTTTCTCGTAGTGGGGTCGGCGCTGCCTGTGCCGATGTGGGCTGTCTTGCCTGTAAGGATGAAGAAACTGCATTGTATGTAGCTACACAGTTTGGACAATTGGTATTTGATGCCATTTATGCAAACAAAGCTAGGTATGTTTGGAATGTTTAATAAATAAAAAAAAATTTACGTAAATGAAATTTGCAAAGGTATTATCACGTAGTGGTCAATCATTGTTAGCAGCTCGTGCTAGAGGTATTGCTAATACTGTAAAACAAGAACAAGAAGCATTAATTGCTGACAGTAAACGTAAGGCTCAAGGTATTATCAACGAGCTTACAAATTTGATGGATTTATCTATCAACAGCACAACCTCGTTATCTCCGGTAAGTAAGGATTTCAATCCCAAACGTTTTGTGGAAGAAATTCAAAACAAGAAAAGTGAACTCCGTGACACATTGGTAGATTGGAAAATCGCCATTGAAACTCACAACGAATGGTTTCCTGAAGAAGCTATCAGTATGCCAAAAGAACTTGCTGAAGTGTGGGGCTTAGGTATCACTCTTGTTGAAGACGATGAAGAAAAAGAGGAAATCGTCGAAGAATAAAAGAAAAAATTAGAAAGAAAGGACAGTTTAATCGCTGTCCTTTTTTATTGGGCCTCTAGCTCAATCGGTCAGAGCATCTGACTCATAATCAGGAGGTTATCGGTTCAAGTCCGGTGGGGCCCACGTTTAACAACTAAATAGATGAGACAATGAATGTTTTTAAAAAGATTTCTTTAAAATACTTTAATGGCTCTTCTAATCTAAATGAGGGAGAAGAAAGAGACATTATTACAAGTAGAGATAAAGCGTTTATATATGCTTGTAGGAAATACAATATTGATTTTGAATATTATAATTTCTTCAGTGGAGCTCATTTTGTCGAAGAATCAGACTTTGAACCTGAACATTCTCTTATAAAGTGTAATTTCTCTGAATTAAAGAAGTACAATCATTTTAAATGGTTTGCTTATTTGTTGAGTAGCCAACTTGATAAAGAAAGAATTCCACAATTTAAAGCTGTATTGAAACTTCTTGAAAGGAAGAGAGAACCTTATTTCTATGCCGTTGTAGAAGCTATAGAGAAGGGTTTAAAGGAAAATCGTCAGAATATTTCTATATACGTTAATGTAAAAGGAAATCTCTGGGACTCTGGAATGAAGTATGCTATTAGCAAGCCCATTCACATTACTATTTTATGGAACGTTGTTGATAAAACTCTTGACCATATATTTTATGAAATTCCCGCTAAAGTAGAGGAAAACATAAGAAAGGCACAAGAAGCAGCAAGAAAAGCGCAAAGGGAATGGGAAGAGAGAATAGAGCGTGAAAGAAGGGAAAGAGAAAGGGTTAGACAAGAAAATGCATATCAGAGAGCTAGATTCTATGGTAATCAAGGATTTGAGTTTAATGATGATTTTGCGGGGTTTAATCACCAATATCAGAGCTGGTGGGATAATTTCTCAAGAGAACAAGCTAAACGCCAACAAGAGACAATTAATCCTTATGCTTCTCTTTACACAATGTTGCAAATCTCTCCAACAACTGATAAGAAAATAATTAAAGCAGCTTATAGGAAATTAGTTCTTGTTTATCATCCCGATAGAGGTGGTAGTGAAGAGAAATTTAAGGAACTAACAGCGGCTTACGAAAAACTAATGAGCTTATGATGAATCTTTTTATATGTCTGTTTCTTATGATTTACTTTGTAAGAGCAGTAGCAATGATAATCTGTTTAGTAGTGTCCTCTAGGAGACTTAATAACAGGATTGATAGAATTTGTGAGTCTCTGCCCGATGAGAGGTCTGTTAAAGACCTTGAAATTGAGATAAACAAAATTGATTGGTATCTTGATAATGAACGTGTAGTAAGTGATTTCCTGCATCCATTTAGAACAATAGACACGCAGAAATGGATTAATCCGAATTTAATTTCGTTGCTATATGAGCATTATAAAGTCTAACAGAATACTGATATTGATTTTAACATTTTTTATGGCGATTGTCTTTGCACAGTCGACTAAAAGTAGTATCTTTGTACATCCTTCAGTTGCAGAGTACCATGTTGAATTTTTAAATGGAGACAGAGATTCTGTTCTTCGCTTTCAACAGAAGCACTACGATTTAATAAAGGATAAGTACGTCTACATTGCCTATTTACATAGGTATTGCAATCACTACAAATATGGGGAGCTATTAAGAGCCCACAACTAAAATATTCGCAAGGAGTCTCCCGAAATCTTCCATTGTTTTAGTTCGCTGTGGATTTAGACGTCCTGCAGCCCACTATGGACTCCTTGCTACTTGTCCGAGTGGCGAAATGGTAGCCGCGTTAGTCTTAGGAACTAATGAGCTAAGCTCGTGTGAGTTCGAATCTCACCTCGGATACATTATTAACAATTAAATTTTTTAGATTATGTCACTTATTTCAAAGAAAGCTAACACTGCTGCTGAATTAGCAACATCTGCCGACAACTTATTGAAGGTATTTAAGAACACTGTTTCTGGTTTGTCCGGAGTAATTACCAAAGCTAGAGAGCAAGCTGCAATCAAACAACAAGAAGCCGATGCTGCATTGGCAGAGAAGAAAGCTCTTGAAGAAGTAGCAGAAAAGAATGAAACTACACTTAACAAGTTAACCGACTTGTTAGGTTGATGGAAGGAGGGTTGGGTGAGTGGTTTAAACCAGTGCTCTGCTAAGGCGCCGGCCCTTCGGGGTCCGTCAGTTCGAATCTGACACCCTCCACTTACAACAATTAAAGATTAAGAATTTATGATTTCATTAAAAATATCAGAAGATTGGAAAAAGCGTTTTGTACAGGAAATGTATGCAAATGATGACTGCTATGATGCATTTGTAAAAGATGATATAGTCAGAGCTTACTATTTTGGATTTTTTATCCAAGATGTTTGCGAAGAAATGCAGGCTGATGGATTCAAAACAGGAGAACCAGATGAACAACTCACTCCAATGAAGTGGGCAGTCAGACGTTATAAAACTCAATTAGTTTTCTGGAAAAAGAAATACATTGATACTTATGGTGAAATGGTAATTCTCTCTGAAATGGATGCTTACATTCTTAATAAGATTGTTGTCGATAGCGATGATGATTTACTAAGAATTGCAACCTGTCTTGGTAGAGACTCTTATGTTACAGTGCGTAAAGCACAAGAAGAAAAACAATCTTGAAATATAGAATTTATACTGATGGTGCATACAGCAGTGCTCTGAATCAAGGAGGAATCGGAGTAGTATTTGTAAAGGAAGAAGATAAAAAACTTACTAAAGTTGCAGAAGTTTCTAAAGGCTATAAGAATACAACAAATAACAGAATGGAGCTTAAAGCTATTATCGCTGCATTTAAATGTATTACTTCTTACATAGAAGATGTTACTATTATTAGTGACTCAATGTATGCAATTGGAACTTCTCGAATAGGAGAATTAAAATATAAAAGAAATACAAATTTAGATGTTTTACAAGAACTTGATAATATTGTTAAAGAGAAGCGAAGCCTTATTGGTAATCTTCGTATTGGCTGGGTAAAAGGTCATTTTGAAGATGAATTTAATGCAAGGGCTGATAAAATAGCAGTAGAAGCAAGTCAACAACTTATGACATAATGGATAAATCGTATGTTACTCTGGAAACAGCCAAGCTGTTAAAAGAAAAAGGATTTAATGAATGGTGTGAATGGGTTTATGAAGACCACGGTGCAACACATAGTACAATAGATGCTGATTTCGTTGGTCATTCAAATTCAAACCTTGAAAACAATCAATATGCAATACCTCTTCAATCTGAAGCCCAAACATGGTTGCGAAATAGAAAAAATGTTATAGTTATAGTTGATTATGACATAGTATATTCAAAGAAATGGGATTATGAAATTTGGCATGACGGAGCTCTACGTGTCTCTTCCTTTGAGAGATATGATTCTTATGAAGAAGCTCTTGAAAAAGGACTTAAAGAAGCGATAGACTTTATTTAAAAAATAGTAAAGATGGCTTACAGCAATGTAACAACAATGATACTAGAGTTAGGATAAGTAGACCCCTCTTCTGTCAGAGGTAAAACAGGCAGAAAGCCATCTGATTATTGGGCTATAGTGTAGTGGTTAGCACACAACACTTTGACTGTTGTAGTCTAGGTTCGAATCCTAGTAGCCCAACTAACTTTAAAAATTAATTAGATTATGAATACATTATTGTTATTTTTAGTTGTGTTGTATTTAGTTACTCTCATTTCATACACATTTATTTGTGACCATGCAAAAATAGAGGTTTCTATTAACCCTGTTTCATTCGTAATCACTTTGTGTCCAATTGTAAATACATTGTATGTAATATATTTGATGCGCCAAATTCCATCTCTTTCTATAAAAAATATATTGACAAATATAAAAAGAACATGGATGGGGTGGTGTAAGGAAACATTCAATGTGAACGAATAAATATATGAGTAGAAACAGAAGCACAACAGTTAAAAAATACTCTAAACTTCTTAAAGAAGATAGAGATTGGGACTGGGCATATATGCTCGAGTTAGAGCAATTTAAACTTAAGAGAATGTCCAAATATTTTGCTGAATCTCAACTGGTACGTGGATGGGAACAAATGGTTTCTGAAATCAATCTGTGTATAAAGTTAATCGATGTTGTTATGGAAAGAGACCAAAAAGGTTATCTCTATAACAATACTAAGAAACTTCCCTATATAAACAGTAAAAATTGGAAGAGATTTATATCTTGGCATCCTGAATCTATTAATGATTACTATCTTGATGATTTGAGACAGGCTAAAGCACTACATCTGTATAATCTCATTAGAACATACAGAATGAGAAGTTGGTGGGATTAATCAAATTTATAAAGCATGAAATATAAAAAGAAATTAGCAAGACTTAAAGCTCGCCAAGATTGGTGGGACAGACAAGGTAAGGATTACCAAGCAGCAAACAAGAAACCTGGTTCAGTAAAAGGAAGATAGTATGGAAAAGTATGTAATGGTTACGTTCCCTGAAATCCAAGATTTTATGGAACATGAAAGATGGGGAGAATGTATATTCTGCCAAGCAATTGATGGGCATCCTTGTCCAGATAGTACGTATATGGTTCCTGAAAGTCTGTATGAAGAACATATTCCTACTGAAATAAAAAGATGCATTGGAGAAACCTTTATCGTTGAAGGTCAGGAAGCTGTCTTAGTAGGATATAATTCTGAAAGTTGTGAAGATGACTGTATTGTAGGATTTAGAAGCGACATGGGTTGGACTGAGTTTGAAGACTCCGATGTAATCTTGTCTGGTGAAGAATTTGAAACTTATTGGTACGTTCCATGGGAAGAATTGAAAGAAAGCCGTTCGGAGTAAGGGAAGCCGGCCTCTGCGATAATATCGAAACCTTGTATGCTCCGTAGAGCACGAACCGGACATGGAGAGAACGGCTGCTCTCCAAAATATAAAGTAAAGAGGACGTAGGCTTGGAAGTGGCCATCGTTTAAAGAGTTGCGAGTAGGTTGTCCGATTAAGGACGTAATTATGGTAGAAAGCCTTGCTGATAGCCCCGAATCAAGAATGAAATAATGTCGTATTAAGGTCTTCGTTGAAACTACCTATAAATGAAGAAGATAAAGCGAGATACGGGTAACTCCAGCTAGAGCATTTGGTGTAACAACACACTCTTTACACTTTTTTAACAAAGGGCTATATTAATGTACTTAAACCAGAGCCCTTGAACCTTAAAACTGATAAGTAAGGAAGATGTATTTCGACCCTTACCTCTGTTAGCATAGGTGACAGACCATTGGGTAATTCCATAGGAGTGCTGTTTAGAAGTACACAGTGCACTTGTTAGGTATATCCTAGCACACTGCACTTTAAAACGGACAAAAGTCCCACACAGAGATTACGGTCTTTGTACTGGGCATTAGACCGCCAGCTCACGCGGTATATAAGACAGGATTGCCGGACTTGTAGGTGTAACGTGATAAATACCTACACTTGCCCCGTTAGCTCAGTGAATAGAGCAGCACACTTCTAATGTGCGGGTCGCTGGTTTGAATCCAGCACGGGGTACTTATTAACAATTAAAAGATTAGATATGAAATATTTAGTAGGAACAATGTGTGGCGGTCTTATGGAAGACCCTGAACCAAGATTTGATGGACCTTATTTAATAGTGGAAGCTTCTGACGAAGAAACTGCAAGAAAACTTTACAACAAAGCCACTAATGCATCTTATTTTTACGGTGATGTTATGGGACATGAAACGAACATTGGTTGGATTGTAACAAATCCACATGTTAGTCAGTATGGACTCAAGTATGCCTTAAATGAAGCAAAAATTCTTTAATGTGCAAGAAAAGAAAATATGATAAATTGGGAGCGATGTTTGCGTTATCCCAATGTAAAAGAGTTGGCAATTACAATTCTCTACGTAACGAAAGAAGGTATTACTATTGTAGTGAATGTAACTCTTATCATTTAACGTCTAAATAATCTAAAGTTCAAGGTACAAAACAAGTAATAATATGATTGGATTTATAGAGTATTTGATTAGTAAGGGATATAAGCCTTATCGTAAAGTAATGTCCAAGAAGGGTTCTACATATGTAGAAGATTCCAATATAGGATTCTATTCTTCTATGTCAGAACACATTGACCTTCGTCTTATTAAGGACGGTAGAACAAGAGAAGTAGTGTATGGATTACATGAGAGGGGACATTCTCCCACTCTTATTTATCCAAGACCTAAGGGTGTAGTTACTGATGCTGATATGGATAGAGTATTCCTAAACCACTCATTTGAAGAAATTGCTGAAATGATAGGAATTGCACGATGAGGAGGGCACACGTATAGAGTTCTACAATACGTTATGGGAGGAGTCGGAGACTAACAAGAACAGTTGGGGCAAGACTAAGTAATCGTGTATAAAATATTTAATCCTCGGACTTACTAAAGTTCGGGGATTTTTTGTATAAATTAAATTGCAATGGATAAGGAAAACTATCAAAAAGTTGCCAAGTTTTGTGCTAAAGGCAAATGTAAACCGAGAGAAAATTCTTATGGAGTAGTATGGTGTGTTCGTTGTGGTAAACTACATGGATACAATACTCCCGCAGAACCTTTAAAGGAGGAGGATAAAATTATTGTAAATTTATGACAAATTCAGAAAAACTTAAGATTCTCAAGCAGGCTAAGAAGTTGTTTGTAGAACACCCAGAATACTGGGGAATGTGTTTTTGCATTGAACATGCTATGGCTGGAACTGAAAGAGGTATTACTATATATGACGAACGTGATATAGTAGCACTATTTCCTGAATTTAATAGGAAATTTCTTGATGCTCCAAAGGACAGAAACGGTAAAGCATTTTGGTGGACTCCAGATAGTGAGGAAGGACATAATGCTAGAGTTAAAGCATTTGATAAACTAATTGAACACTATGAGCACTCAGGAACTCATTGAAACAACAAGGGAACTTTTTAAAGAACATAAGTCCACATTAACTCTTAGAGAACTTGTGGATATCCAACAAGAATTGTTTGAAATAAATATCTTGGCACTGGTTGGAATAAGACAAAATACTGGATATTTAACTGCCGAAACCTTTATTTATAATCCAGAGAAATCAACAGTAGGAAAACCCCATTATGATAAAGTATTCTCTCCTTTTGGATTTGATAGTTTTAAGGAGGCTCTTACTAAGTCTATTGAACAAGGACTTGATAATTTTAGTATTACTCAACCAAAAACATAAATATGAATTTTAAAGATGTGTATAAACTACCTTTAGAGAAATATGAAGGTATGGATAAAGTGTTCCATGCAAATGGACACATGGCATTTGACTTCCTTCGCAGATATAAAGGCGAAGATGAAGATATAGTGCACGTGGCGGAAGAATCACAGAAGAAAATAATTAATATTCTTAACGGTGATGACAGCCAGAGTATTGAACATCCCTTGAAATATGAGGATGGATATATTTCCATTAAAAAGGAGGATAAATGGTTTAAAATCATGTTGGTTCGTGGTTGGGGTTATCTGATTGGTACTGGAGGATTGAATCTTTCAGCAGAAGAAGCCGCGAAGATTCAAGATGATTTTGGCAATTGGATTGTTGAAACTCTAAGTAAAAAGAAAGAATGATAGCATTTAAAGTCATGGTTTTCGTAATTATGTTGCTGTTGGCAATATATTACGGCATGTTAGTGTTCCACTTGCTCGGTGCGTTCAAATTAACTAACAGGAAAATTACACTTGTAAGGTGTATTATTCCATTCTATTACTGGATAGCAAATCCAGAGAGCTATAAATAAGATTGTATAATTTTTAAATATTTAAAAACAATGAAAAGATTTAAACTTTTAGGTATTATTGTTGGCATTTTTGCCGTAGTGTTAATTGCTTGTTTCCCGATGTTGATGGAAGACATGGACAAGAGTAAGATTGGTATCAATCAGATTCCTATCTCCGGTACGTATGAATATTGGACCAATGGTGGTTTCCAGTGGCAGAAGTTCGGTAACGTATCTGTTTACGACAAGACCAGCCAGATTTGGTTCAACGAAGTAAAGAAAGACCAAGATGGCAATGTATCCGTAGATGTAAGTATGGAAAATCCAGCAATGGCTATTACTTACAATGATAAAGGTAAGGGATTCGTATTGGGTTCAGTTCGAGTAGAAATGCCATTAGAGCAAAAATATCTTGAACGTATTCAAACTCACTATGGTTCACAGGAGAGACTTATTAAAGACTTGGTTAAGCCGACTCTTGGTAAAGTAGTTATATCATGTGGCCCTCTTATGTCTTCATTGGAATCAGTAAGTGAAAAGAGAACTGACTTAATTGCGCTTATTACAGACCAGTTAAATTATGGTGTTTATAAGACTCGCGTTAAGACAGTAGAAACTATCAATCCTCTTACTGGTGAGAAACAATTGCAGAAAGTAGCAGAAGCGATTTCTGATAGCCTTGCACCTAACGGTGTTAAGAGACAGGAAGAATCTCCGTTTGCTTTCTATGGTTTGAAAGTTTCTCAATTATCAATTAATGACCTTGAGTATGAATCAGCAACTTTAGCTCAAATTTCTAAGCAAAGAGAAGCTGATATGTCTATTGTAACCGCTAAAGCTAAAGCATTGGAAGCCGTTCAGAAAACAATTCAAATTGAAGAAGAAGGTAAGGCATCAGCAGCTCAAGCTAAATGGGAACAGGAAAAGGTTAAGGCTGTAGAAGTAACTAAAGCACAGCAAGCATTTGAAGTAGCAGAATTACAGGCTAAAGAAGCTAATGAGAAAGCTAAGAAAATTATCGCTGAAGGTAGAGCAGAAGCAGAAGCTAATAAACTTAAAGTTCAAGCAGGTTTGACTCCGCAAGAGAAAGCTGAATGGGACTATAAGACAACTGTTGGTGTAGCAGAAGCATTATCTAAATCAGAGGTTAAATGGGTTCCAGATGTCATGATGGGTGGCAGTAATGGAAATAACGCTATGGATGCAGTAGGTTTGAAGATGGTAATGGATATCGCCGACAAACTGAACAAGTCCAAATAAGCTGAATAATATCTAAAAACTAAATTCTTAAAGCCCTATCCATATACACTTGCTATGTGGGTAGGGCTTATTTTTTTGACTTAATTTATGACTAAAAAGAAAATTAAGAAGTTCATCCTACTTCCTGATACAAAGGATGGGCAGTATGTACATGCCGTACTAAAGTATAAAATCCTCTCTGATGTCATTAAGGTTAGGATTAAATATTACTATGCCACTAATACAATAGAGGTAAAGGCAATTACTGGTGCTGTTAAGAATCCAAATCTATGTCGAATCCTTGATGTTAAAGCTCTTGCAAGAGAGTTTAATAACATTCTGGACAATAGAGTAGAATTTGAACCTAGACTTACTGAAGAAATGTTAATGACACAATTTGTTAACCAAGGTTTAATTTATCCGTTTTAAATTATGGAAGTAATTTCACATCATAGAGAACCGATTATAAGCTACTCTCCTCTTGAGGTTTTTAAGTTCAACGGGAGAGAAGTAATATGTATTCCTGCAAGTCTTACGAAGAATGATACTTGCTGTTGTGCGGATTGTGTATTTACTGATTCAGGAATATGTAATAGCGTTGTATGTACAGACATGTTCTTTGTACCTACAGATGATATTCCTTCGTATGTCACATACGAACACTCTCCAGAGCCAAGTCCGAAAGAACCTTCAGTGGCAGTAACCAATAAAAGAAAGCATAAATGAGCAAGGTAGAAGATTTAATTGGAAAGAAAGTAAAATTGACCAAATTGGAGTCCGTAAGATATAAAGACGGACATCCAAATGGTATTGAAGAAGGCTATACTATGGAAGGAAGACTTCTTGGAGTGAAAGTAGGTTGGATGTTGGAAATGAGTGGAGACAGAGGAATACTCGACTATTTTCATACTTCTGAAGTATTAAAAATGGAGGACAATTTGGTTTATACCAAAAATTCCATTTATAAAGTAGAAGAGGTATAACTATGTGTATGTATATTCCCAAAGAAGAAAAACCTCTCAAGCCTAAAGTGGCAGAAGAAGACATTAAATGCTTCAAAATCGTTGCTATTGATAAAGACGAAAATATTTACTCGGCAGTTAGGAAATTTCCTTATCAGCTAAACAAAATATATACAGCGGGAGGAAACTTCTCCGAAATTTATTACTCCGCGTATTACTATTACCATATAAATGGTGGAGGATTCCACAGTTTTGTTGAAGTAGAAGATGTGTTTGAAAGCTACAAGTGTTATGAAAGTACTGATGAGGAAAAGATGGTAATAGTTAAATGTCACATTCCTAAAGGCTCTCTTTATTACATAGGAGAATCATTGGGCGGAGAACCTAACTATGTCTCTCAAAGTATAGTAATTGATAAAATAATACATGGTAATTGAAGAAAAAGACTTTCGATTAACTCCAGTAAATGATTCTTCTCCTATGTTCGACCTTGAGCTCTTACATATAATAAAGCCTAAGGGTGGAGAGCCAAGAGAAGAATTTAAGGTTGCTGGATATGGATTGCCTTTAGAAGCTGTGATAAAAAGAATCATCAGCTTTAGGATACAATCCAAACGTGGAGATGAAACCATATCCTTAAAAGAGTATTTGGAAGACTACAAACAGATTCAGAAAGAAATTAAAGAAATATGTATGCAGAATTAATTGATACTATAAACTCAGTGGCAGCTACTTGTGAAGAAAAATTTAACATAAATTCTGGAGGTTGCTGTTATTTTGCTTATTTAGTGGCTCGTGAACTTGATAAACGTAAGATAAAATATAAACTTGCAATAGAGGATTGGACTTTCTCAAAGAAATTCTGTAAAACCAATCGACTAAAAGCAAGGAAAGCTCTTAAGAGTAGACAATCTTATGTTGACGGAAATAGTTTGGTTAATTGCAACCATTTTACCTTAATGGTAGGTGGAGAATTAGTTAACTATGAATCAAGTTGGGGAAGTGAAGTAATTTTAATAAGTTACGTAAATTCCGAAGACATTGACTGGATTTATAAAACAGGAAGGTGGAATGACTTTTATAAAAGAAAAAACAATCCCACTGTAGAACGTATGGTAATTAAAGCATTTAACGAATATGAAAAAAGAATCCAAGAAAAAGACAGAAAGAAAAGAAGTGTACGTCCCAGTGAAGAGTCTCTTCTGTGCCCGCTGTCAAGGTCGGACAAGTCACTCCTTATGTGATTATGAGAACAAAATCTATAAGTGTAACATCTGCAAAACAGTTCGTTCTGTATGATATTTGTAATTTTAATATTTTATGTACTGCCGGTTCTGTTGTTAACAGACTTATTAATTACGGCATATAAACTAGCAAAGGGAGAAGGAGACGAAGTTTTACTAATTCATGCTATCATTGGAGTACTTGCTACACTCATTCCACTTATTAATTTAGCATTTTTAATATTGATTTTTAGAGCAATAAGTGACATGTCCAAAGACGAAATGGATGAGCTTAGTAAACATAGTATAGTCTTTAAATTTTTGTTTAAGAAAATTTGAAAAAAGTATTGTTAGGACTTGCCTTGGGAATAGTTCTCATGGTAGGTTGCAGTGGAACTCCGACTGCAAATGGGAGTTATAATGGTATTGTTATTAATCGTATAGGAATATTCAGTTCCAGTGTACGAAATGATGGTACTATACATACCTTTACTTACAAAGGTAATGAATATATCGTAGCCAGTAATGGATACAAGGGTGGAATATCATTAATTCAAATCAATAAATAATTATAATCATGAAAAAGATTGAAAAACCAAAGAGAGTACAACAAAGTGACGAAGAATTAAGAGTTGATGTATATAACGATGCAGAAATGGTTGCATTGGGAATACGTGTTCCACCACTTGCTCCGAGAGACCCTTCGGTGTGGACAAAGACTCCTTCCGAAAAGTTCATTTTGAAGCGTGAGCGGGCTCGTGATAAGACCGAGTTCCTTACCAGATGGGCAGGAAAGAAGAAAAGTATTCCGGTCTATGACAAGCTCATAGTAAGGCTACACAAAGCGCCAAAAGGTGGTAAGAACACTTTGTCTATCAAATGTGGACAGAGCGACATACCTAAAATTTTGGCACGATATAAAGATAATGTTGTAAATTATTCATGGAATGGCAAAACCTACACCAGAACCAGTCTACCATTCTGGGGACGTTAAAGTAGTAGTGACAGACAGCTTTATCTACGAAGTAAATCTTTATAGAATCTTCAAAGATAGAGCTGAATGTGTAGGCTCTCAACACTACTCAACAGAAAAACCTATTGGCAAATTTAAGGAGTGCGAAACAGTTAAAACCAAGACATGCACATACATGAAGTGTGTTGCATGGATTGGTGCTCCTATGTCATATATTGAGAGTAATGGATTTAAATTATACGATAAAAATGGAGAAAAAGGAAAACGAAAAACCAGTCGTAAGAAACGATAGTGTTGCTCCAACAATGGCAAAGACCGAGCAAACAATCGACAAAAGCAGAAGAGTATGTACTCTTAGCCATGTAATGATTGAAATGTTGGTAAAACAACTCGGTGCAGAATTGAGCAACCACAATCTTTACAGAACATTTGCCAACTATTTTAGTTGTCAAGGACTTCCTAAGCTTGAAGAATATTTCATTCTAAGAGCTGACGAAGAAGATAATCATCACAACTGGATTCTTTGGTATCTAAACTATAACGATGCCGAGTTTCAGTATCCAAGAATTGAAGCCATAAATGTGGACATTCCTAATAGAGCTTATCCATTTGAAGCTACTGTAGATAGAGAAATCGAAACTACAGAGTCAATCAATAAGATTGTTAAGCAAGCTATTCAAGAAGGTGATTGGGCTACAGAAGCATGGTTGAAAGGTAATGACGATGAACATGGTAAACTTGTTCTGGAACAAATCGAGGAGGAATCAATCAGTCGTACTATTGCTGAAATGGCAAATGAGGATACTGACTGGCAAACTAAACAGGATACTATCCTAAGTTTCTATCTGGATTATCCGGGAAGAAACCCAAATGACGATTAATAAACATTAAAAATTATACAAAATGAAAAAAGTAGCTGAATTTATTGAAGGAACTTTTATTGACTATAAAGGTGACAAACGTGAGTACACAATCTGCGCATTGAGTTGCCCAATTGAAGAAGGTGACGATAAAGCAAGCGACAGCGAAGTAAAACAACTTCGTCTTGGTATTGCAGTAAGACGTGACGGTGACGAATATGTCCGTGGGATTGGTATGGCAGAAGCAGAAAGAAAGGCTAAAGAAAATCCGTTCTCTGTTCTCCGTTCTGATACTTGTGGTGTAATCAACTCCACTATGGTACAGGCTATTCTTGAACAAGAAGCCGAATTCTTTGAAAATAACCCAGGTAAATATATCAAAGCATACAGAAAAGATGCAGAGAGATATTTCTATGAACTGGAGCTTGAGGAAAAGCGTCAGAAAATGAGTAAGAAGATGCAGGACATTCATGATTACTTGCTGATTGCTCCAGACTGGGAACTCGAAATTCTTGTTGAGTGCCTTATGTACGATGCTGAATTGCAGAGAAAGGGGAAATTGTAATGAAAGACCATTGGACTCTTTATTTATTAATAGGATTGCTCTGTATTGCAGGGACTATGACTATTATGGATAGAGTCTATAGGAAGAACTTTCAGACATCTCCTAGTGATGATTATAAAGAGTTGGTGCGAGACATCGACTCTTTAAACAATCACATCAGTAACATTAATAAAGTCAATGACAGTTTACTTAATGCTATTGATACCACTAAAGTAAAAATTATAAAAATTCGTGAAAAATATGAAGCAGATTATATTGATATTACTAATCAGCCTCTTGGGGACGATGTCAAGTTTTTCTCAGACTACCTATCCGAAAGTTACGGAAGATTCTTTGGTGGTAATAACTCCCCAACAGTTGAAGCACACTAATCTAATCTTTTTAGAGCATAGAAAGCTTTCTAAAGAAGTGGATTTATTAATTCAGCAAGTAAACGGTCTTGAGACTGTTAATAAGAATCTTGTTGCAATGGACTCTCTAAGGCTATCCCAATTAAATAGGTGTATGTTACAGGCAGATATTAATGACCAAGTTATTAATTCTTTAAACATACAATTGGCCAAGAAAGAGAAGAGAATAAAGAAACTTAGGAATTTATCCATAGGAGGATTTACTGTTGCAGCTGGACTATTTGCAGTATTATTTATAAAATGAAAGACGTAAGGTATTGGATTGGATTAATTGTTGGAGCTGCCATAATATCTTCCTTAGTAAGCAATGTAATAGCTATGTGTTTTATGTGTCTTGCTTGGGGAATATTTTTAGCATGGTTAGCCGATGATTGATATAATTGAACAGTGGGAAGCAAAAGGATTCCGAATCTGTATTTTTCCACAACAAAGTAAAGGTCAATGGTTGTGGACTGCTGGGGTATATATTGGTAATGTCACAACAGCACATTGGGCAGATTCAAATAATGGATTGCCTAGAGCTGGATATTTGAAATACAGTGAAGCATTAGATGCTGCTGTTAAATTTTGTGAAAACTATAAACCTAAGACTAGTGGCAAAAAAGCAGGCAATAGATAAGGATAAGGACGGGGTTAAATATAAATATCCTGCACGTACTTGTAAAGAATGTGCTAAGTATCCTTGTTTTGTAGGAATCGAAAAGAAGATTTGTGACTTTGCGAAGTATGGTTGTGTAGATTATAGAGAAAAATAAAAATGATATATTTAATAACAATAATTATATCCACCATAATAATATCTTGGTGGATAAAAATAGCAAACAAGTATGCTTACAATGACTGGGATGGAAAGAAGATTAAAGTTCCTAACATTGTAAAGATATTACTTTATGCTGTTTGCATAATTCCATTTCTCAATGTGGCTCTTGCATTTATTTTAGTAACTGCAATAAGCTTCATAGAGTTCGAATGGAAGGGCTGGGAAGAAAACAAACTCTTATATTGGTTATTTAAGAAATGAAAACATATTTATATTACTTAATGCTTATTACAATATGGGCTTGTTTATAAAAATAAGGGAAGTTGGGTTAGAACGTGCACAACCCGGCTGGAGACAAATCCTCGATAAAGATATTGAGGATTATCATGACGGAGAGGATGTTCTATGTTATAACGGGAATTATGGAAGATGCCCAGTAAGTGCTTTTGATGTATTAGAAGAAGTAGAAGCAGATTGCTTCGAAGAGCTTGATTATAAAGGCACTTATTTGGACCCTACTGGTAAAGAGTGGAACGGTAATGGTTGGATTGATAGAGACGGAAAACTCTATCCTTGCGATTGGATGCAGCATGACGACCTGGCTTATTACTACTTTAAGAAGTCAGTAGACCAACTTGAAGCATCAGGTTGGATTCGTGTTATGAGGAACACTCCGGGATATAGGGGTAGAATTTCTCAAGCCCAATATAATAAGTGCAAACAGATTGGTATTGAAATTCCTGAAAACGACATATTATGGCAGTAAAAACAATTGATAGAAGTAAAATGAAAGAATACAACATTTATGCCGGACTCGGTGGAGGTTTCGGTGGAAAAAAGTATCAGTACACTGGCCTATTTGAATCACATGAAGACGCAGAACATGAAGCATGGCAAGCAGCTTGTGAAGAGTATGATTCTTACGAAGGTACCAATGGCTTAGGTACTTATGCGGATGCAATAGAAGAAGCCCATGGAGAACTCGGTTGGGATAGAGACGATGAAGACCCTGAACTGGTAGACTATGCCAATGAGGTGTTTGATAGTTACATGGAAAACTGGATTGAGTATTGTGCAATTCCAACAGATGAAGACACGGAAACAGATAAGGAAGACCTTATTCGTGACTACATTATAGAGGATGATAACAATACTTGCGAAACTGGTTGCGAGTAACACAGACCCCGAACAATATGTCACGTATGTATTTCAGGATTTAGAAAGTAAAGAGTATCTTATGTGTGTGCAGTTCCCGAATTGGGAACATCGTCCACTACGTCTGGGAGAAATAGGCTTTCTAGAGTATAAAGAGATTAGAGCCGGAATTGATACATGGTTCGATGGGAGTAAAATGATTCCCTATAATTACAATAACATACAATTCATAAAATTTATACCTAAACCAGAGGAAAAGAAACCGTATGTTATGTACATGTAACGGCTAAGAACACAATAGATAACTTTTAAAACAAATAGATGATGAAAATTTAAGGATAGTAAAAGTTTATAAAAGTTATGACAGTTAAAGAAAAACTAGAAGAAGCGCTTGCAGCAAAAGACAACAATATTAAATCTTTCGTATGGAAAGGTGAGAGAGAAGAAGTGAATGGAGAAAGAGTTCAGCCAGAATATCGTTTGGTTGATTGTACTGAAGAACAATTAAGAAAGTTCTATCAGCACTGTAAATCCATGTTGTATAACACTGACAAAACTCATCCGGGAAGATATGTATTGTTAGATATTATTAAAGAACAGAGAGACAAATGTAACACGGAGCTTTATCTTCGCTATCTTGAGAAAGAAACAGAAGATAGAAAACGTTATCCAAGATTCCTTTATAGAAATGATTTGAGTAAAGTCATTGAAGCCAATAAGGAACAACTTACTAAGGATAAACTAAAAGAATATCCTATCTCTACTCTTACTAATGGTATTCCGTTGGAATTTGCAAGCATACCTATCGAACTAGTATTAGACGGATGCTTAGATGCATTAGGTAAATTTAATAAACAACATATAACCCTTACCTTTATCTTGAAACAAGGATTATGGTTCACTCCACAGGAAATGAAAGATTTGACTGAAAAGGATGAAAACGGTAATATCAGAGATAGACTGGAAGTAGTAAGGGAACGTCTTAATCTAAAATCTACTGCCAATCTGTATGTAAATTCGAGAGGATTGACATATGGACAATTGAGAGCAATGATTAACTTGAAGAGTAAGAAGTATTTCGATTTAACAACCGAACAACTGACTACTCTAAGAGATAAAGTATTGTTCTTACTTGAAGAAGATGTGAAGTATCATATTGAGCAGTGGGAGACCAGAATGGGGCAAATAGAAAAAGTTGCTGAATATCATGGATATACTCTCTAAAGTTGAGTTTTTCCTTCTTAGAATTGCACTTAAATTATACCTCTCGTTGGGAAAACTTGTTACTATTCCTGTAGATAATTATGTAGTATTAGCATCTATTATCTGATTTGGACTTATTTACACCACCAACAAGGGATGAACGGCAGGAAGAAGGAAGAATTAAATGGATTGATAATAAATGTAAAGGAACCTTAGAATATGGTACTGGTGTAGGTAAAACCTATACTGCAATCAAATGTGCGAAGAGTGTGTTGGCTAAGTATCCACAGTTTAGAATATTAGTTGTAGTCCCAACTGATTTGCTTAAAGAGCAATGGATTATGAACCTTACTAAACATGGAATTTTCATGAACGCAGAGGTTGTAATAATCAACACAGTCGTAAAGCATGAATGGACTTGTGATATTCTCATAATTGACGAAATTCACAGAATGGCTGCTGATACATTTAGCGAAGTATTTGATAAAGTAAAGTATCGAATGATACTTGGTTTAACCGCAACACTTGAGAGACTTGATGGAAGACATAAAATCATTGAGAAGTATTGTCCAATTGTTGATACTATTTCTCTTGAAGAAGCTCTCCAAAATGGATGGGTTTCTGATTATGTTGAATATAAAGTGTATATTGATGCAGACATCTCCGAGTACCAAAAGTATAATAGAGAGTTTACTGAACACTTCTCTTATTTCGACTACAACTTCTCTTTAGCCATGCAAATGATTGGCAAAGATGGCTATAAGTATAGAATGGCTTATAGAGACTTTATCTGTGAAAGAGACAAGATAAAGGATGGGAAGATAAAGTCTGAAATTCTACAGGATATTACATTTCATGCTGTTGGTTTTACAAGAACTATGCAGCAAAGAAAACAATTCATTTATAATCATCCAGATAAAATCAGACTTACTCAATTGATTTGTGACCACAGGCAGGACTGTAAGATAGTCACATTTTCTGCAACTACTAAAATTGCAGAGCAAATAAAGCGAGGGTCTGTTTATACTGGAAAAGATTCAAAAAAGAAAAGTAGAATAACTCTCGAAGAGTTTAGTAAAATGGCTACTGGAGTATTAAATACCGTGAAGAAAGCGGATGAGGGAATGGATGTTCCCGGATTATCTGTAGCTATAATCTTAGGAATGGATTCTAGTTCTACCAAAATGGTACAAAGAACTGGAAGAGTAGTCAGGTTTGCTCCGAATAAACGTGCAGAGATATTTACCTTTGTGGTAAGAGGAACTGTCGAAGAAGAATGGTTTAATAAATCACATGCTAATAAGAAGTATGTGACCTTAGACGAAGAACAATTAATGCACGTATTGAAGAGAGAACCTTTTGAAGAAATAAAAAAGAAACCAATGACCTTCATGTTTAGGTACTAGTATGACAATAAAAGAAGCAGGAAAGAATTATGAAGTATCAATGAATTATTGGTACGATGAGGATTCCGATTTATGGGGATGGTCTTGGACATTAAACTGTGGATATCAATGCTGGGATAGCAAATATACCTACGCAGACCCAGCCGAGTGTCAAAGAAATCTCGAATCCTTCCTCAAAACATGGACAGGACCAACCAAGTGATTTAGGTTAAATTTGCCTAAATCTCACTTGAGTTTGGAAATGTCAAATATTTTTATTATCTTTGTAATCCAATTCGAAATGATATTAGAAAGACAAGTAGAATTACTGTTGTTAGCTAGAATCCTAGACGCAACAGAAAACATGGACTTTTTTACCGTCGACGACCAACTTTATAGTGTAGCAGCTATAGACCATAGGGTAGACGAGCTGTTAAAAGAGTTCTTAGAACCGTATGTAATTGATAACGCTCTGAAAGGAGATTAAAGTGATTACAGTTAGAGATTAATAAATTACTTATTTAATTTTTAACTGTTTGGATAAATTAAGTTTAACAATAGACAATGAGCTAGCAATTTTAGAGAAGTATCAAATTTCTCCAAATGAGCTATTTACAATTAGAATTTTACTTCTTGCGAAAGAAGAATATAACCCTGAATACGTTTTTAGATTTTTAGCAATACCAGAAGAAATGAGAGGAGATTTAAGAAGTACTTTAATCTCTTTACAAAATAAAGGCATAATATTGAAGTCTTATAAGATTCCCAATAAAGGAGAACAGTTTTATCCTGAACAAGTCGATTTTGCTGTAAACTTCTTAAAGACTTTTTATAGAGCTTCTTTTGATATGGGTAAGGAATTATTTGAAGCTTATCCAGCATTTACGAACATCAATGGGGTGACCTATGGATTACGTAATATTGCTAAGAAATTTGACAGTCTTGAAGATTTCTTCCGGTTTTATGGTAAATCCATAAGGCATAATCCAGCCGAGCATGAACACATTTTGGAATGTTTGAACTGGGCACTGGAAAATACTAACTTTATTAATTTTGGTATTTGTGAATTTGTTATATCCCAGAAATGGAAAGATATAGAAATACTGATGAGTGGAGATTATGATGGCGTGAACTTTTCTGCAATTAGGTCTCTATGATAACAAATTCGTTAGTACATCAAATCACATTAGGAAGAAGTGGAAAGAACTGGGGATTAAGTATGGGAATGCCCAAGTTGGAAAGTATTATAGATGGAGTAACTAAGGGAACTTATACTCTGTTATTTAGTGGAACTGGTTCTGGTAAGACTTCATTGGCTTTGTATTCTTACATTTATAGACCACTGGTTGAACACTTACATGATGATAAATTCAAAGTTACATATTATAGTTTGGAAATGAGTAGTGAATTGCTATTTGCCAAATTATTATGTATGCACATATTCGAGGAATATGGAGTTGAATTATCTACTAAAGAATTACTTTCTAAAGAGAAGGGATATACCTTAAGTGAGGAAAACTATCAACTTGTCCTTAACTCTTTACCTTGGCTACATGATGTAGAAAAGGTTATTACAGTTCATGATAAGGCTTTAAATGCAGAGATTCTGTATTCGTCTTTAATGAAAGAATTGGAAGGAAGAGGCAAGTTCATTGAAACGGAGACTAGAACTATTTATGAGCCAGACAACGAAGACCTGATTCATTTAGTAGTAATAGACCACTTAAGTCTTGTACGTAAATCTCAAGGAAGAAGCCTAAAGGAAGAAATGGATTTAATTTCATCTTATTTGGTTACTTTGAGAAATAGATGTGGAATCAGTCCGCTAGTTATTATGCAGGCGAATAGAGATTCTACCTCAATGGAGAGAAAGAAAGCTGGATTTGATAATATGCAAATTTCAGATATTAAGGATAGTGGTTCTCCAGCACAGGATAGTGAAATCATTATTTCCATTTTCAATCCACATAGAGAGAGACTGAATAAATATAAGGGTTATGATATAAAGACATTACAATCTAGATTTAGAAGCATAACTGTTCTGAAGAATCGTTATGGTGAGTCAGATATAGAAGTAGGAACTACGTTCTATGGAAAATGCGGACTCTGGAAAGAGTTGCCTAAATCTGACGAAATCTATGATTATGCGAAGTATTTGACTTCCGATTATGTAAAGGAAACTTATGAAGAGATACAGCCAAAGAAAATAGATGCCAAAGAAAATAAACCTTTACAAATAAGTATTAAACTATAATGGCAGAAATGATTTGTATTTGTGGAGAGTCTGGTTCTGGAAAGACTACTTCAATCAGAAATTTAAATCCAGAAGAAACTTTTATCATTACAACAACAGGTAAAAGACCGGGTATTCCTGGAGCAAAGAAAAAGTATCGTAATCTTAATACTGCTGGTAAGAATCCAGAAGAGTTAGGAAACTTTTATACTACGACTAGTGTTGATAATGTTGCAACTATGTTGAAACTTATTAACAGTAAAATGACATGGATTAAATATGTTATCATTGATGACTTCCAATATTTCATGGCGTTTGAAGCTATGGATAGAGCTAAGGAGAAAGGATATGAGAAGTTTACTGAAATGGCACAACATGCTTATTCTGTATTGAAGAATGCAATGAATCTTCGTGATGATTTGTATATTGTAGTATCTACTCATAGTGAAAATATTGGAGATAGAGTTAACCAATATCTAAAGATTAAGACTCTTGGTAAGATGTTGGATTCAGTTATTACTCTAGAAGGTTTGTTCACTTATGTACTTTTCACTACAATTGAAAAGGATGAAGAAAATAAGCCTCGTTATATGTTTAAGACCAATTCAGATGGAACTTGCACTGCTAAGTCTCCTATGGGATTGTTTGACGAATTATTGATAGATAATGATTTGAATATGGTAATTTCACGTATTAAGGAATATAATGGTGAGGATTAAAATGCTGATTGTATTCGATTTCGACCCAGAGACAGGGGAGTATACTCCCGTCTCTCGCGAAATCATAAATGAAGGAGAAACTGGTGCAAAGAAAACCGAAACTAAAAGCACCTCTAAAAAGAAGTCTAAGTCTTCCCTTCCAGATAGTAAAGAACCTTTAATTGTTCTCGAAGATAATAAGTATATACTAAATGAAGCCGCTGCAGAAGCACTTGGTGTCAGTCCTGATGATAGAATTGATATTAAGTACGAAAAGCAGGGCAAGCTTCTAAAGCCTGTGATAGGTTCTAATGAAGCATTTGGAACTAAGGGAGGAAATAAGCTGACTAACTCTTTAACTGTAAGTTGTAGAGGTAAGGCTAATGAAACTCTTAGTGAATATGGTTCTCAATTTACGTTAGTTCCCCATGCACATAAGGACGGATTGTTCATGCTTATTGGGGATAAGACTCCAGAGGAACCACAATCAACGGATGATAAGATTGATACAAGCAAAGTAGATGAAGAGCCTAGTGAAGATATCCCATTGGATATTCAATTAGCAAATATGATTCAAGATGATTCAGTAGAAGAAGATACTATTACATCATTTGACTTTACATTAAAATAATCTACAATATGGAATTAAATTTTAACCTCTCAGCAACACCGTCAGTATCAACATCTAAACCTAGATTGAAACCTTATGAGATTCATAGAGTTAAGCTCGCAGAAGCTAAGGTAGAAACACTTAAAGGTAAGAAGGACCCTGATGCTGTGTATGAAATCCTAAAAGTTAGATTCGAGAACAACGAAGGCTATTACGAAGAAAGCATTTTCTTCCCAAAAGAAGGAGATGATAAAAGACCCACAAGACAGAACAAAGAAGGACACGAAGTTGAAAGCCCTAGCAATTTCGAGAGAACAATGTCCTTTATCGCTCAAGTAGGTACAGTGATGAATCCAACTGAGTTTGAAAAATTAAAGGGTATACCATTCAAGAGCTTTGGTGAGCTGTGTGACCACTTCATCAAAATTCTTAAGCCAAAATATGGTACAGAGACTAATATAAAACTGATTGGAGCAACTGACAAAGACGGAAATTTCGTACCTCGTCTTCCTTATTTCTTAGCACTTAACAAACAAGGTGAAGTGTTCGTTTCTGATAACTTTATTGGAGACAATCTATTCTTTACTGAATATGATTTAAAGAGAAAAGAAGACTTAAAGGCTAAGAAACCGACTGATATTGATGCAGTTGAGAAAAAGAACAGTGCGGCTGACGCAGCTTCTGATACTCAATCGGTTGACGAAATCGACTTTAATTCTTTAAAGTAAAAGCTAACATTTCTTAGCTCTTACTAATCTCATTAAGAGTTATTTGGAATTGAGATTTAAAACTGTTATCTTTGTGGTTCAATGAAATAATATGTTAATATGCAATTTACGATTGAACCTACAATCACAAAAGACTATTTGTTATCTAAGTACTCCCAAGAAACTTATATGGAATACTATTTGGGTATTCCTGTAAAGAAGGGATTATTTAAATCACCTCTAAGAATTGATGACCATCCGACTTGTTCATTTTATGTGAATAAGTCTGGAGATGTTATCTTTAATGACTTTAAGGGAGATTTCTACGGAAATTTTATTAGCGTTGTAATGAGGAAATTTAGTTGTACATATCATCAGGCTTTGAAAATTATAGCCAATGATTTTGGACTAATATCTTCCCCAAATCTTAAAAAGAACAAAGGCAAAATTAATGAACGTGCAGAGAAATTTGAGGAGACTGGACCAGCCAGTATTCAAATTGAAATGCAAGATTTCTCTCAAAAGGAGCTTGAGTGGTGGGCTTCATATGGTATCACATTACCCATACTTAAAAAGTTTAGGGTATATTCTTGTAAATCCATTTTTTTAAATGGAAATTATTTTGCTTCTTCCAACGAACAAAGTCCCATTTATGGTTACTATAAAGGTAAAAAGGATGGACTAGAGTTATGGAGAATTTATTTTCCTAAACGTAAGTCATATAGATTCCTTTCTAATTGGTCTGCTAAAATGATACAGGGACTAGACCAACTTCCGAAAAAGGGCAAAGTGTTGGTTATTACTAAGTCACTGAAAGACGTAATGACTTTTTATTCGTGTGGAATACCTGCCATAGCGCCTAACTCTGAGAATTTATTTATTCCGCAAACTCTTTTTGATGAATTGAAAAGTAGATTTGAGCACATATGTGTGTTATATGACAATGACCTAGCCGGGGTTTCTAATATGAAAAAGATTAGAAAAGAAACTGGTTTGGTCTGTCTTATGATACCTCGTAGCTATGGTGCTAAGGATATTTCAGATTTTCACAAGAAGTATGGACACAAAAAAACCTTGGAATTAATCCAAGAAGGAGTAAATTATTATGGCAGAAGAACAAGAGAAACCAAAGAAGAAACACACAGGAGCGTATGCTAAGAGAAAAGGTAACAATTATGAGTTAAAGATTATCAAGGAACTAACAGCGCTCGGATTTGAAGGATTAAAATCCTCTAGGTCTGAATCTAAGAACCTTGATGCTGATAAAATAGATATAGCAGAAACAATTCCAAACACGTTACCATTCTATGTACAGTGTAAATGTACTAAGAATAAGCCCTCGTACCAAGACATTATCCCAAGTTGCCCGCGTAAGGACAGACCACTTGTAGTATTTCATAACTATCAAGTAAATAAAGAAGTCAATATGGGCTCTATTGGAGAATATGTCATTATGACAAAAGAATATTTCTATGAACTAATTAAGGCGACTAAACAATAGTCGCCTTTTTTATTATTATGACAAACGAACAAAGAGAAGCTCTGGAAAATCAAATCGAACAACATAATCATATAATTATGGATTTGTACGATGAAATAGACTACCATGAGCGAGAAGTAAAAAATCTCCAGACTCTTTTAAATGATGATAGTAATCTTGAAGATGCGGTCAGTATTAAAGAGGGAAGGTAATGGAGTTATAGAAATAGATTATTTAAATATTAACTGTTATCATTTAGGATAAAAATGAAAATTAAAATTCAATCTGTTATAGATTTGATTACTAACAGTTCCACTGAAACATTTACAATATTAAACGGTAATGCAGAATGTATTATTAGAAATATTGTAGATGCTTTACTTGCATCAGCAGGAAGCACTCTTACATTTTCTGACCTATTCGTATTCGACACCAAATTCGATGATAAATGGGAAGATGCATACTACGATTACATTAAAGATTTTATCAAGGAAGGATATGATGATTATGCAAAATCTCTGGAAAAGCTCTATACAGATGGCTGGAATACAGGTGATTGGTGTGATAGCAAGACAAAAGCACTTGAGTACATTTTCAGTGAAATAAAGAGAGTTGCAATCGAGAATGGGGCACTAACATATAAAGAATATTGTGTGCAAGAAAATGAGGATGCTTGGGATTGTTTCCCAGCTCTTGAAGAACTGAACATTAGAGTTAAGGATGGACTTGCCGATAAGGAAGCTGAATTAGCTGCAAAGGCTTTAAACTCTTTAGATACCCTATACAGTGCCGACTATCGCTGTGGATAATATGTTTAAGAACTTATTAGAAGCGTTTAAAAAGAAATTCCTATGTTGCCACGAATGGGAACAAATAAAAGAGAGTGAAGTATACTGGAGTGAGACTGATAAACGTCCCACTTGGGTAGAAATTACTTTCTTATGTAAAAAATGTGGCAGATTTAAAAAGATTAAAGTATGAAAATTCTAACAAAAATACAAAGTATTTCTGATATTATCACGAACTCCTCTTCTGAAACATTCTTAATGCATCAGAGAGATGCAGAACGTTATGATAATCTACCATCAGACGGGTGTATTAGTATTGATGCAGTTGGTGAAGAATGGATTCGCAATAATTATTGGGAAAGGGAATTAATATGTAACTTCCTCAATATCGAAGAACCAGACGACGATTGTTTTAGCTCTAAAGACTGGAATGAATTTGTGGATTCGTACATAATGCCTCGTATTGATGAATTTGACGACATTTACTTTGTAGAAATTGAAGACCATTTCGAAGATTGTTGTGAAGTTCTTGAAGATGCGATAGATGATGCAATTTGCTGGACATCAAGACATTAAAAAAATTATGAAGCTTAAAATAACATTTAAAGTTCAATCACTCTCTGATATTATCACTAATTCGAGCTCGGAAGTATTTCTTAGGATAGATTCTAAAGACGAAAAGACTCATAATGAGATATATAAAGTCATGCAAGAACTATTTCCTGGAAATGATTACGAAATGTCTCCTGGAGTGTGGGAATATACCGAAGACGGTGAATATTCTATATCTCTTGAAGTTCCTTATGGAATTGAGGACTTTGAAACATTCTATGAAGCTGGAATTAGAGCAATTCTAAAGGAGAAATTTGGTGAAGACAACTATACAATAATAGTATGAGAATAGGAATAGATTTGCAGTCTGTATCAGACATCATTACAAATTCAAGCTCTGAAGTGTTCACTGTTAAGGCAGAAATGCCTATCAGTGAGCTCAAGCAGCTTATTACTGAAATTGCTGACAAGAACTATTTTAAAGGTTCTTGGAAGGAATGGGAAAAACTCTCTGATGAGGAAATGAATAAGTATGATTCTTCTTCCGGAATGGGTGGAGAATTGGAAATACTAACATTCGATGATTTATACACTCGTTACAAATTGGATGAGATTCCAGAAAACAAAAGAGAGTTATTTACCAAAGAAATATATTCTCTTATGTTTAAAGAATCAATTGAAGAACTAGAAAAGCGTCTCTGGATTGACATTGATGAAGCTAGAAGAGGTACAATTCAATGGATGATTGACAACCTCAATATTATAGGTTGCACTGGTTGTTGTAGAATAGACCCAGAGACTAAGAGAGTTGTTGAACTTATTGGATATTCAGAGTGGAATAAACTTCCCGAAAACGAACGAAATTAATGAAGAATAAGATGAAAGATTTTAAACATTGGGGTACTAAGAAGAGAGTATTTCCCGCGTACAATTACAATGCACTGTGGTTCAATCTTAAAACAATCAGACTTGGCAGTGGGGTTGCTAAAGAACTTCCTGCCGATATGGCTGAATTTTATGATGTTGGAATTAACACACTGTGTAATGCAGAATGTCCTTTTTGCTATGTAAGTGCTTCACAAAAAGGAATTAACTACCCTAACATCTGTGAAACATGGGAAAAGTGGATGGATACATATCAATCTAAAGTAAAAGGCGGAACAGTATTTACAAATAAGCCATTTCAAATTGCGATTGGTTCTACTGGTGAACCTACCATTCATCCTGATTTCTGTAAGTTCTTAGAAACCGTATATAATACTGGGGTAGTTCCTAATTACACTACTAATGGTATTATGATTTCTAGAGATGATGAACTCTCTAAGCAAATCCTTAAGTATACCAGAAAGTATGTCGGTGGAGTTGCCGTATCTTTTGGTAATAAATCCCTAAATGAACGTGCTGTAAAAGCTGTCGATAAGTTAATTACAGACGGAGATACCAATGTTAACATACATCACATTATTTCCGATAGAGATTCTGTAGACGAATTTATAAAGGTTTGGAAGCACTACGGTAGTGACATTAAATATCATGTTCTATTACCGTTAATGCCTTCTGGCAGAAGTTCAAAGGGATTGGACGAGGGAGTATTCGAATATCTTGAAGAAAAGATTCTTGGAGAGAATGTGACTAACGTTGCATTTGGAGCGCACTTTTGTAAGTATTTGGAAAACTCAAAGATTCCTACTTATCTTTATCCGCCTGAATCTTTAAGTAAGAATGTAATTCTTACAAAGGATAAAGTTCAAATAACCCCAAGTTCATTTAACTTAAATCCAATTAAAACAATTGAATTATGATTAAATCAACTCCTAAAATAGAGGGCGTAAAAATTACATCTACTATAACGTCTGAAACACTTCCTTATCCATGCCTTCTTAGGTATGCCTGTCATGGTTACGATTACGTTGTTCTCGCAATAGAGCCATCACTTAAGAGTTTTAAAGGAATAATTGTTAAAGTGTTTAACAAAGACGCGGATGACGAAATTTTTGAAGGAGCAATAGACAACTGTTTTTCATTAACAGATTTTGGGACTCCCGAAGGATTCAATTTCTACAACAAAGAAATAACTATTAAAAACTCAGCCAATTATCAATGATGGACTATGTACTATTTGGAGCAATCGCAGGAGATGTCTGCGGTTCCTCCTATGAAGCAAAATTTGGAAGAACAAAACTGTATGAAGCTGTTCGTTTAGTAAGAACAGGTAATGATTTTACTGATGATACAGTTTGTACTATCGGAGTAGCAAATGCTATTCTGAAATATAAGAATCCTACTCCAGAGCAATTTGGAGAATGTATTCAGGAAATGTGTAAGAAATATCCTAATAGAGGATATGGAGGAATGTTCCGTAAATGGATTGATAATCCTGTTCCTTATGGAAGTTATGGAAATGGTTCTGCCATGCGTGTAAGTCCTGTTGGATTCTATGCACATAACGCAAATGAATGTCTTGAACTTGCCAAGAACTCTGCCCTATGTTCTCATAATGACCCAGAGGGAGTAAAGGGTGCACAAGCTATTGCTTTAGCAATATATGTAATGAAGCAGAAACTTAGGACTAGAAGTTCTGTTAGAGACATTCTCAATAAGTATTACCCAGAGTATGCATCTAAGACTCTTGATGAGATTCGTCCAGGATATCACTTCGATTCTACCTGCCAAGGCAGTGTTCCAATTGCTTTACTTGCATTTTTGGAATCTGAAGATTATGAGGATTGTTTAAAGCTAGCTATTTCTATGGGTGGAGATAGCGATACTATTGCAGCTATGGCTGGAAGTATTGCTTATGCTTATTACGGAAAAATGCCACAAACTATCTTTGACCAAGTATGGGATGTTCTTCCAGAGGAGATGATTGATATTGTTGAAACCTTTGATGATGTTTGTGAATGAACACATACGTAGTTCCTTTTGGCACATCTGATAGCGTCTGGATTGAAAAAGTTACAGTCAGAAGTCTTCAGGAAGCTAAGGATAAAATCATTGAAACTTATGTAAATCTCTGGGATTTAGATTATCCTGGAGATTGGAATGAGTTTGTTGATATTGTTGAAGCAGCTAATGCTCAAGTAGGCGATGTCATTGATATAGACGCTTTATAAACAAATTAAATTTTTACATGAAGAGATTTAGAATTGGACTGGACATTGACGATTGTCTGGCCGACTTTTGGGGAGCATATTGTGAGTATTTTGATACGAAGAATAATCCACGTATGCTTGAAGATAGCATAATTACTAAAAACGTGCAGCAGGTATTATCCAAAGACAGAGATTTCTGGCTTGGTTTGAAGGTTATTAATATGCCAGATTTCCAGCCAGCTCTGTATTGCACAAAGAGAGTAAATAACAAAGAATGGACTAAGAAGTGGTTGGAGATGAATGGATTCCCTAAAGCTCCAATTTATCAAATGGTCTATCAGCATGGCAATAAAGCTGATATGATTAAAGGTAAAGTTGATGTATTTATAGACGATTCAATTAGTAATGTACTGAAATGTCACAATTCAGGACTTCCTGCATTGGTATATCACACTGAAAGAACTTCTGACTTTCCTATGTATAAGGTTTTCTCTCTTTGTAAGGACGAAATTATGGATGCCTATTGCTTTATGAAAACCTACGGTTAATGGAAAAACAATTATTTACTTGGGGAAGTTGGGACGAATGTGGTACTCTTTTTGTGACTTTTACAAATTGCATATTTATCAAAGACGTTGGTAAATACAAAGCAGGAGACAAAGTGTATTGTATTGATATGGACCTTGAAGAAGGACTTATGTATGTATATGAATCCGAAAATGAATTAGATGCTCCCAATGCAACCTATAAACTTGAGTTACAGGTAAATGAAGCTTGAGGATATTAAGTTACATCCCCTTGTAGAAACACTCCAAATACTTGACATCAGCGACGATGAATATTTTGGAAATGGATATAGAGATTATATCAGTAATTCGAGACTTAAATATATAAACCCTGAACAAGGAGGGTCTCCCAAATTGTATTTCGAAGGAATAAAAACTATCTATTCCGATTCTTTGGTGTTTGGTTCTGCTGTTCATGAGTTAATATTACAGCCTAATGATTTTGTCCTAATAGAATCGGTTGATAGACCGACAGCGAAAGCAGGATTTATGGCTGATGAACTCTATCCTATATTTTGTGAAAATGGTGTAGTCACAGAGGATGATATTATAGCCGCATCCGATAAGATTGACTACTATAAAGGAAAAATGACAGAAGAAAGGATAGAAACCCTTAGAATTAAATGTGATGACTACTTCGTACAACGTAAGACATACGAATATGGAGATAGTTTTGATAGAGCTAGAACTCCAATTTATTTGGATGCTAAATCAAGGGAAAGGTTACAAGCCTGTTTGGATTCAGCAAGAAGAAATACAGAGATACAGTCTTTGTTAAATCCTTCTTATATAATGACTCCACCTATGTCTTTAAATGAGCAAGCGGTTCTGATTGATGTTGAAGTAAGTGTGCCTGAACACGAACCGTTCATATTAAAGCTAAAGGCTAAACTGGATAATTATACAATATGTCCAGATGAAAACCTTATCACATTGAATGACTTAAAAACTACTGGTCATTATTTGACTCGATTTAGTGAGAGTTGGGAACAATATCACTATTATCGACAAATGGGAATGTATGGTTGGATGTTAATGTTGGCTGCCGAAAAGATATACGGACTTAAAAATCCAGATATGAAAGCCAATATGTTACTAATATCTACAGTTCCTAATTACTTTGCTGGAGTATATAAAGTCACAAAGAAAGAAATGTTAAGAGGATTTGCAGAATTTACTAAATTACTGCGCATGGTTGCATTTTATACAGTAAATCCATGGGAGACACCTATTTAATGGAATATTACGATATGACGTATGAAGAAATGAAAGACATTTATAACGAGAATTTTTCTCTCGGATACTTAAATGTTGACGTCAATAATAAGTTTGCAGTGATTGCTCTGACTTGCCATTTGACTATGAAAGCCAAACAGCAAAAGCCAGATATCACTCCTTATAAGATATTAATGCAGATTACTGCTAAAGACCCCCTTCCAGAGAAGTTTATAAAGGGGCTTGCTATTATGTGTGAGGACTTTATGTATGGCTGTACAGAGTTCCCCACATTTGGAATTAAAACTCCAGCCGAGATGGCAAAACAGATTGGAAAGATACTTCACGAATATTTACCATTTTAATCATGACACAAAGATTGATGTATAATAAAGCTATCATATTTAAATTGACAAATTTGATGGCAGAGCATCCAGAGATGAGATTTCACCAGCTCTTATGGGCTGCTGGTCTTATGGAAAGGCGTGATGATAAAGTAGTGGATAAATTCTACGAGGAAAGTGAGGACACTTGGAAGCAAATGTGCCACAACAATTTTTGCTTTCCTCCAAACTCTAAAGAAGAAATTTGATATAAATTTATTTTCACACTTTTTAACAAGTGAGGTTTTGCAACCTCGAAAAAATGTAGTATCTTTGTATCACTTCTTCGGAAGAACATAATAGATAATTCAAGAATTAGATTATACTTTATTAAGATTTGTTTACCAAACTTATTTGGTAAGTTACAGAAAAATGACTATCTTTGTAACAATAAATAGAAGATGATTAATAAGAATAATGTTTAAAAAATTTTTTGAATTATGGCAACACAAGTATTGAATTTCCAGAAATTAGAAGTATGTGCATTTACTAAAGAAGAAGCAAAGGCTCAATTACCATTTGAAGTAATGAAAGACGCAACTCAGGCGTATAAGAATTGGAAGAAAAACCACGAAGGTGGAATCACAGAAAAGGACATCAAAGAGTTCTGTCTGGATTATCTTGCAAAACACACTAAGAATGTTAAGAACGCAGGTTGTATGATTACAATCGAAGCCGGAGCTGCCGACACTCGTGAACGTCCTTACAAAGTAAATGACGTAAAGAACGAAAAAGGTAAGAGAAAGTACAAAACTACTTATCAGTTAATTGATAAGAAATCTGGCTCTGTTATCGCAGAAACTAGCGAAACAAAAGCTAAGGCTAAAGAAATTGCAAAATCCCTTTACACTGACAAAGGTTATAAAGGTGACATCGTTTGCACTTACACAAAACAAGTACTTGAAGGTGAACCTATCGCATTTGAGGTAGAATATACTCCTTCTAAGAGTGCTAAAAAAGGAACATACCTTTGCTTTGGTATTGTAGCATAACTTCTATGTATCAATACAGCCCCAGAGGAGTCCGTCTATTAATTTAGGCGGGCTCCTTTTTTATTTTATAAACTTTAAAGGCGTAACAGCTTAACTTAAAACATTGAAAAATGATTTACAAAAAAACAATTACTAATTTTATCACACGTTTATCACAGTTAGTTGAATTAGAAACTACAAAGTCGGACTTTACTAAAGCCAATAAACTTCCTAAAAAGTATTTTGAAGATACATATGAAAATATCTCCAATCATTACAAAGAAGGAATGGTAAGTAAAGAAGATATGGATGCTATCAATGAATTGTGGGAAAAGTCTCTTGAAGATAAGAGTTCTATATTCTCACAGCCGGTTGAAGAACAAGTATCTGACGATACTACTTTGGAACAAGTCCAGCTTGAAGCAGACGACGATAGAAATAGTGTTAATCTTATTCGTGATGAAGACGGAAAGATTAAGTTCTATGAATTTAAAGTTCTAAGAAAGGATAAAGCTCCTCTTACAGGAAGACTTACAAGAGATGAAATGAACAACATACATCGTATGTATTCATATTATGGAATGTCTATTACTCAAAGAGAAGTAAGTAGATATTTCCCAGAATATTCTCTTATTGATTTTAAACGTATTCTCCGAGTATTCAGTATTACTAAAGCTGTAGCTCCATTTGCACCTCATATTATTGAGGAACACACTCAAGAAGAGTTAGTTAATATGCAAATGCGTGAAAAGGAAAATGATTTCCTTAGAACAATGGAGGAACAATCCATTAAAAATGATAGACTTCTTCTTAAGAAATATGCTCTTGAAAATGTTGAATTGAAAAGAAAACTGGAAGAAGGAATCCATATTGAATTAGATGGATTGAATCTCACAAACCTTACTAAGTATGTCCCAAAGAAGTCTTGTGGTAAACAAGATATAATCATTTATCTGTCAGATATGCACATTGGAGCATATGTATCTTCGCTGTCAATCTATTCTAATCCTTATGATAAGGCTGAAGTAGAAAGACGATTGAGACTGATTACTGATGAATTGTTCAGACTGAATGCTTTATATGGAGGATTCAATAACATCTATGTTTGTAATCTTGGAGATTCTCTTGACGGATATAACGGTCAAACCACTCGTGGTGGACATTCTTTACCACAAAACATGTGTAATAAAGAACAAATCCATACATTTATCGAATGTATGGTAGAATTCTTTGATACATTAAACCACATGAACTATAACAAAATGAAGTATATCTGTGTCGGGGAATCAAATCATGATGGAGACTTTGGATATGCTGCCAATGTAGCTTTAGAAGCAATTCTTACCCACAAAGGTGTAGATTGTACAATCTTCGATAAGTTCATTGGGGAGTTCAATGTAGGAGACACAACATTTGTCCTTTGTCATGGAAAGGATAATAAGGATATGTTCAAGAATCTTCCCCTGACTTTAGATGTAAAGACAGAGAACTTTATTAATGAATATCTTGATAACAAACAGATATTTGGAAATAAGGTTGTATTCGTAAAGGGAGATTTGCATCAGTCCGCAACAACCTATGGACGTAGGTTTACATATAAATCAGTAGGCTCTTTATTTGGAAGTTCTGAATGGATTCACAAGAATTTCGGAAATACTCCGGCTTGTACTGATTATTCAATCATAGATGGAACAAAAATTATTGACGGAAGAATCGTATTACAATGAATGATTTTATCGTAGAAGTATTGATGAATTATACAGGAGAAGAGGCAATTTCACACCTCATCTCACTGTGTAATGCAACCGAAGGCTTTCTAGACCCAGAAGATGTAAATGTCTTTTGCTTGGATGAAGGAGATGCCGAAAGAGAATTTATATGGGCTATACAACGAAAGTTTGAAGTTGAGTATCAATTGCTTGATTGCTTAGTAGGAGAGGAAAAGGCTGAAAACGAATATGTTGAAGACATTGATGATTTATACCTCGAATTTGATGCTTACACTAAAAGCTTTAGGTTTGATGAAGAAGTGCTTCCTGAAATATTCGGAGAGGACTTACTTGAAGATTACGAGGATTCCCTCAACAAGTTCATAGATGGAATAAATCGTTCAACAACATTGAAAATATTAAACTTAAGTGGAAATAACGCTGCCTGAATTATTAAAAGGTAAAGCTACAGTTATTAAAGACAATGAGTATTTTAAAACTGAAGCTTACGTAACACCTTTCTTGGAAAGAATGTCTAAATTTACTGATGATTTCAGAATCCAAGTAAAGATACCAGACCAGATAACTAAAACCAAAGATGGAGGAATAGATATGGAAGATATTACTTATAATCGTGTATGGATACAGGCAGTAATGCCAGAAGAGTATTCATTTGATAATCACGATGAAGTAGTTGGTTTTATATATGGATTAGATGTACGTAAGCCAATAGTAAAGATTTATAGAGGTGGACTTAATAGAGCTTGTACAAATCTCTGTGTATTCAATCCTTCTTTCTTGAGTATTCAAGAATTATCACCAGAAAAAGCTATCAATTATAGACCTGTAACCACTCTAATGGAACAGACTAATGATATGAAGGTATGGTTGGAAAAATTACACAATACAGAATTTGCAAGAACTGATGAACAAATCGAGAGAAATCTTGGAATGTGGGTGAGAAACTCTATTAATATGGCATATGATTCTGGATATGGAAAAGTAAAGTTGGCAACTAGTACTCCAATAGATGCTTATAAATTACTATTCGATAAAAAATCTGAATATTTCATCCCAGAAGACCAGCCGGTAAATATGTTCACTGTATATAATGCATTTACTCAATTAATTAGTAATGATGGAGGAAAAGATATAATGAACAAGGTTGAGAAAACTTTGCTACTAAAAGACATCTTAACAGTATAGTGATTTGTTTTGAGGTGTCGAAAATTTTTATTATCTTTGTAAAGCATTTCGGCACAATATAAACAATTATATATTTATGAACGTAGTAAAAAGAGACGGAACAAGCGAAGCTTTTAATGCTTCTAAAATCAAAATTGCAATCCTAAAAGCATTTACTGCTTGCGGATACACACCACAAGAAGATACTGTTAATGATATTTTAGATTCTATTGAGATATGGGATGAAATAGCTATTGAGGATATTCAAGACCAAATAGAAGAAATTCTTATGGACTTTGACTTCCCCGATGTTGCTAAAGCCTATATATTATATAGAGAAAATAGAGCTCGTGTTCGTGAGAATGTGAGAGAAAGAGAAGAATTTATAAAGGAATTTATGAGAGCTTCTAATGCAGCAGAAGGTTCTGAAGTTGACGATAATTCAAACGTTGCGAATAAGAACATTGCTGTACTTAACAATGAATTGTATAAAAGCAATAATATAGACCTTAATAGGTACAGAGTAAAGGAAAAATTACAAGTTCTTTATCCAGATTTCGATTCGAAACAATATGAAAGAGACTTGAAGAATCATATTCTTTACAAGCATGATGAGAACTCTACATTTGGATTCCCATATTGTGTAGCTTTATCTTGTTATCCATTTCTACAAGGCGGAATTAAGGGAATTGGTGGTCTATCTGCATCTCCAAAGAACCTTGATTCATTTTGTGGAATGTTTGTAAATATGATATTTGCTGTATCTTCTCAATTCGCAGGAGCTGTTGCAACAGCCAGTTTCTTAGTAATGTTTGACCACTTTGCTCGTAAGAAATGGGGTGACCATTATTTCAAATATGCTGACGGTGATAATGCTAAACATAGATGGCATGAAGACGAAAATGGAAACAAAATTGATGAAGGTACTATCGGTAAGCAAATAGAGCAGTACTTTCAACAAATTGTATATTCTGTAAATCAGCCAGCAGCAGCAAGGGGTTTCCAATCAGCTTTCTGGAATGTAAGTTATTTTGATAAACCTTATTTTGAAGGAATGTACGGACATTTCGTATTCCCGGATGGAGATACTCCAAAATGGGATTCTTTAAATTGGCTGCAAAAGAAATTCATGAAATGGTTTAATGCAGAGAGACTTCGTTGTATGCTCACATTCCCAGTTGAAACTGTATCTCTTCTTTATAAAGATGGGAAGTTTGAAGACCAAGAATGGATTGACTTTATATCAGAAGAATATGCGGAAGGACATTCATTCTTTACTTATATAAGTGACAGTGTAGATTCTTTATCAAGCTGTTGTAGACTAAAGAATAAATTACAATCCAATGAATTTACATTTACTAATGGATTGGTTGGAGAACAAACTGGTTCTAAATCTGTAATTACTCTTAACCTGAATAGAATTATTCAGAATTATATACGGGAATACAAGGATGATTGCCCGATACCTGGAACTCAATTAAGTCCTTCATGTTATCCGGAACTTGGAGAGTATTTAAAGGATATTCTTGAAAGGGTCTATAAATACCATACAGCTTATAATGAGTTACTTTGGGATTTATATAATGCACACTTACTTCCTGTTTATGAGGCTGGATTCATTAATCTTAATAATCAGTATTTAACTATTGGCTTAAATGGATTGAATGAAGCTGCAATGTTCTTAGGAATAAAATGTAGTGACAATAAAGAATATAAGGATTTCTGCAACTTTATCTTTGGAACTATTAAGGAACAAAACCAACTCCATAATACTAAGAAAACTATGTTCAATACTGAACTGGTTCCTGCTGAATCTTTAGCTGTAAAGAATTACAATTGGGATAAAGCCGATGGATATTGGGTTCCCGAAGATAGAAATCTATATACTTCTTATGTGTTCTTGCCAGAATCAAATAGTTCTATTCTTGAGAAAATCAAGCTACATGGTAGTGAATATGTAGGAGATTGGTTAGACGGAGGAAGTGCCGCACACATCAATCTATCTGAACATCCTACCAAGAATCAGGCAAGTCTGTTACTTAACTATGCTGCAACTGTTGGATGCAGTTATTTAACATTCAATGTTCCTAACTCTGAATGTCAAGACTGCGGATTTATAACTAAGGTTCCTGTTTCTAAATGTCCAATGTGTGGAAGTGCTCACATTGACCTTTATGATAGAATCATTGGCTATCTTACTAAGATAAGAAACTGGTCAGCAGGTAGACAAGAGGAGCAAACACATAGAGTATATAATCATCTTACATATACAGTAGATGAATCTAAACTAGGATATACAGTAAATGAATAATATGACAGGTATAGAGAATGGTTGGGTGTACGACGTGGAATTGGCTAAGAAAATTATCTTAGCTCATTTCGATACGTCCAAATATTATTGTTGTTCAGTCTATGGGGATAAATCCATAGACGATTGGTTGGATAAGGTTAGAAATAATCTGCAGGATTTTGATGGAGACTTTTCTATCATGAGAGAAAAAGGTTGGTTCTTGGGTGGTCCTGATGGCTGGTCTGGCTTTGTTATTTGCACATTAGATACATGGCTGAAAGAAATGGATGATTGTGACCCTAATGAAGAGGTGTTATCAGTATGTGAAGTAGATGGTAAGCCAGTTGTATTTGTGTTACATGAATCTGATTAAAATATGATAAAATACACAGACACAGCAGTAACTTTAAGAGAGATTCCAGATGAAATCACTCTCTGTATAAATATATCTAATTGTCCATGTCATTGTAAGGGCTGTCATAGCTCTTTCTTGGCAGGAGACATCGGTAAGGAATTGACTCACAGTGAACTAGATTGCTTAATTAGTAAAAATGGGGGAATAACCTGTGTGGCTTTTATGGGAGGAGACTCAAATCCTATGGATGTTTATTACTTGTGCAAACATATAGGGACCCTATACCCTTCTCTTAAAAGAGCTTGGTATTCTGGAAGAGAGCAACTTCCACCCGGTTTAGAAAGAAGACTAGGAGAGTATGATTTTATTAAACTAGGCCCTTACATTGAGGAATTAGGTCCACTTGATAATCCTAATACCAATCAAAAGATGTACAAGGTTAATAAAACCTATGAAGAAGCAGGTCTTTATGTGTTAGAAGATATTACACGTTTATTTTGGAAAGAGCAGCCATAAGGTTGCTCTTTTTTATTTATTATGGTTTTAATAGCACAAATTATTGCATGGATATGGATTGCAGATGTAGTATTAACTTCTATATTTACACTCAATCCTGTAGGAAGAGATTATATCAAGAGACATAGTGACATTGAGAAAGAAATGGATAGATATCCATATAAGGCTGTTGTTACAGTAATAGTATTACTCACACTAATATTTGCTTAGTATGTTTAATTTCACACTAGCAAATATAGGTGTAGAAACAGAAAAACCTCAACTGGGAGAACAGCAAGTAGAAGCATTAGATGCAATGAAAGAGTTCTTAAAAAATAAGAACAAGAGGGCATTTTCATTGATTGGAGCAGCAGGTACAGGAAAAAATTTCTTAATGAGAACCCTCATTGAGTATATGGATTCTGAATTTACAATGGAGTATGCTTTATGTGCTCCAACTCATAAAGCTAAGTTAGTACTTTCAAGATTTACTAATAGGGATGCTATAACATTGCATCAATTATTACAGCTTTCTCCAAATATTGAAATCCTAGAGTTGGACTTTAAGGATTTAAAGTTCAGAGTGAATGACAAGAGAATACAGATACCGAGAGGTGGAGTAGTTATATGTGACGAATCTTCTATGATAAATGATGATTTATTTGATTTGTTGATAGAGAAGTGTGTTGCATTTAATTGTAAGGTGATATTTGTGGGAGATAAATGTCAATTACGTCCTGTTAATTCACTCACTACTTCTAAAGTATTTAACTTAGAGGATAGATATATTCTTACTAAGATTTATAGGCAAGCAGAGAATAATGCATTAATGCCTATATTAACTACTTTAAGAAGTAATACTATTGATAGATTCCACTCTGCAGAGTCAGAGGAGGGTTCTCTATATTGTTATTCTGATGTTATTCCATTTCTAAAGGCAGCTGTGCCAGCTTATAAGAAAGCAATGAGAGATGGAGACATATTGGCAACTAAAATATTGTCATATACGAATGTTATGGTTACTAGCTATAACAACTGTATCAGAAGGGTAATCTGGGAAGATGCAAAGACTGTTGAATATCATCAGTTTGAGTTCTTGACTGGATATGAGAATCTCGAGTTTAATGGTATTAAATTCTGGAACTCAATGGATTATATTATAGTAGACGAGCCAGAAAAGCGTGATATTTATATTCCTGGGTTTATGAAAGTCCCAGGATATGAGCTTACACTGTATGATTCTAATACAGATGACAGAACTCCAGTATCTATGATTTCAAGAGATATTGATTCTGATTATATGCAAGCTCTAGCATCACGTATCGAAGGATTACGATTACAAGCCATTAACTTGAAAGAGAATGGTAGACTTCAACAATCTAGAACCGCTTGGAAGGAATATTACAATGTCATTGGAAGTTTCACAACTCCAGTAGATATGTTCTATGAAAATAGGTTAATTAGAAAGAAGTCCTTTGATTATGGTTATGCTTGCTCTACACATAAGTCTCAAGGAAGTTCTTATGGAGAGGTTTTCGTTGATATGAAGAATATCAATCTTTGTAAAGATGAAGATGAAAGAAGGCAGCTACAATACGTAGCATTGTCTCGGACAAGAAAAGATGTTCATTTATTACAATAAAAATTTACTAAAATGACTGAAAGAGAAGAGAAACTCAATTTTATGGCTACTTATTTAGAAGATAAAGAATATGATGACCCTTGGAAAGCTGTAGCCGTCCTAGACCTGTATAAAGTTTATTTTGATGAAGACACTCCAGAAGAAGAAATTCAGAATATCCTTGAAAAAATCACAATTGATGAGTGGGATGATGGAGAAATTACTTTTGAGAAAGAAGATGGTACTGAAGAGACATATAGAGTATATAATGACGATAATGTAGATGATATGCTCTATGATGCTAGACAAGACTACATAATGGATGAGAGACATAGAATTCCAGAAGATTTAAGGGATTATGTTGACTGGACTACACTAGGGGAAGACAGATATGGAAGTATCTATGATTTATTCGATGATAGTGATATAATTAAGTTCTCATGTGAGACAGGTCCTTACACTACTAAGTATCTTTACATAACAATTGCATGGTAACAGTAAAGTTTGTTTATAGTAATCCTTCTGATTCAGAGAGGATACTAGATGCAAATTTATCTGGAATCTTTCTGGAGTTGTTTGATGAAGGCAGCTATAAAGAAAAAAAGCAAGCATACAAAATAAAAGCATCATGCGGAGCCAGAATGACTCCGTTTGTTGCTGTTTATGAAGGAGATGAACTAATTAAAGCTTTCTATTCAGAAGCAGATAAAGACGTATTAAACTCCCTAATAAATTATTTAAATGAAGGTACAAGTAATTAATCTATCGAACAATAAACTTCCACAGTATGAAACTCCTATGTCAGCAGGTATGGATGTACGTGCAGACTTTAGTAGAGTAACAGTTGATAATCCTATTAAAGCATTCGGGGATTGTGAAATTCTTTTTAAATCCGATATTAACAAGGTTACAATGCTTCGTCTTGACCCAGGTGCTAGGGCACTTATTCCGACTGGATTAAAGATTGCTCTTCCAGTTACTGACCAAGACTGTGAGTTTATCTATGAGTGCCAAGTAAGACCTAGAAGCGGACTGGCTCTAAAGAAGGGAATTACTATACTTAACACTCCAGGTACAATTGATGCTGACTACAGAAACGAAATTGGTATAATAGTCATTAACCAAGGTCACGAAGCGGTGTGGATTGAGGATGGAGAACGTATTGCTCAATTAGTATTTGCAACGGTAGCTAAGGCTGAATGGGAAGAAGTAGCTAGATTAAACGAAACAGACCGTAAAGGTGGATTTGGACATACTGGAGAGAAATAATGAGGAATACTTTAATTTCTAAAGACTCAAAGGGTAAAATCAGAGTAGTTGAAATTTCCTGTGAAGGAAGTGAACTTTCTGGCTTTACAATTAAAAGAAATACTTACCAATATCAAGGTAAGGTTACAGCACAACCAGATATAACAATTACTAAAGGTAAGGTAAAGAGAACTGTCACACAACAGGCAGAACTTGAATATAATTCTCACCTGAAAAAATATCAAGATAAAGGTTATAAGTTAATTGAAGGAGAAATCGGAGATTATACTAAAGACCAACTTGATGAAATTCTTCCAGAGCATAAGACCGATGCTAATGGTTGTAAAAAACATATGCTTGCTAAAGACTTTAATAAAGTCGCAACAAGCGTATACGATAAGGTCAAAGTGTGGTTAGCGTCTCGTAAGATTGATGGAGTTCGCTGTTCCTTCTATTTTAAAGACGGAGAAGTTCGTTCTTCAAGCAGAGGTGGAGGGGACTATGACCCAGCTACTGCACACATAAGAAATAATCCGGCTTTAATTGAATGGTTTAAGAATCATCCAGATGTGTCTATTGATGGAGAATTATATTCTCACGGTAGACCACTTCAATGGATTTCTGGTACTGCAAGATTGGAGCAAGATGACCCTAGAACTCTTGAGTTAGAGTTTTGGATGTATGACTTTATGGATGCAGAAGCTGATTTCACTCAAAGAAATGAGCAAATGCTTGAAATGGCAGAAGAGCTGAATATCACTTCTGATTTGTTTTCCCCTATTCTTACTAAGGACTTACAAATAAGACTAGTTCCTCAAGAAGAAGTTAGTGGTTGGGCAAATATCAAGAAACTACATGATAAGTATGTAGGTGAAGGTTTTGAAGGTGTTGTTATTCGTAATCCGAGTAAGCTATATGGCTTTGGTAAACGAACTAATGATATGATTAAAATTAAGGAATATCAGGATGCGGAATTTGAAATCACTGGTATTTCAGAAGGTCTTCGTGATGAAGATATGTGTTTCACCTGTGTAACTGAAGATGGAATAGAATTTAAGGCTAAGCCAATGGGAAGTAGAGAATTAAAGCAGGAATATAGAGACAATCTCGATGACATTATCGGAAAGATGGCTACTGTTAAGTTCTTCTATTATTCAGAAGAAGGAACTCCACTGCAGCCAGTACTAAAATGTATTAGAGATTATGACTAATAGTGAAATTATTCTACAAACAATTATGAACTTAGTTCAAAATGCTCCAGCCCCACTGGCAATTATTGGTACTTAAGTTTCCCTAAGACATTTCAAGAAGCTGTGGATGAAAATTTCAGCAGATTTTTAAAAGAGGATGGGTTATACCATTTTGCAGGTAACAGATATAAAATAACTTGCATTGACTATAAATTCTAAAAGCATGAGCAAACATGAAGTAATATTTAATAGGTATATTTACAGAGCATCTATGTGTGTTGGTTTTGAACTAGACCCTGCTGATTTCTTACACTGTGAAGATAAAGAGGAACTTACAGATGCTATGTATGATATAATATATTCTGAAACTGACACAGGAGACATTCAAGTAGATGAGTCGGAAGTGGAGCTTGACATGGCTAGTTTCTTTGAAGAATGGAAATCCCTAAAAGGTTTAAAGTAGCCAATACTGATTACACAGTAGATACCGTTGATAAAACTGATGATGGAAGCTATGGTTGGCATAGTGATGTAAAGAGGAAAATAGTTGTGGCTACAACTATGGAAGAGGACGGAGAAGATGTGAAATTAACAGAAGGTCAAATTGAAAATACATTTTGGCATGAGTTATTTCATTGTTTTCAATTTTACTACTGTAATGAACAAGATGAATCTTTAGCACAATCTTTTGCAAATTTTATGTGTGAGTATAGAGCCACACGAAGCTATGAGTTATAAAAAACAAATAGACATTGCATCCAAGGTAGGCGAATTGCTGGTCGGAATGACTGGCAAGACGCTTAGTAAGGACGAACAGGACGATATGTTTAAAGACGTATTCGAACAAACACTTCGGTTAATGAGCCGTTTTACTAGTGACGTTATTGAAGCTATGTATAACAGCACAGAGAACTGGGATGAATTTTTAGAATTAATAAAAGAAAGATAAAAATATGGAAAAATTTGGATTTGGAGATGCAATCTCCTTTATGGAAAGCGGTCTTACAGTTTGTTTAACTATAGAAGGTAAGACTAGAATGTACTTCATGGAAGACGGAAAAATTATATGTGGAATCAAAGATTCTCATGTAAACTATGTAGTAACTAAGTTCTACACTGATGCAGTCTTATCTAAAGAGTGGAGTATATATGAACCTTAAGAAGGCTGCCTTATTTATGGGCTATAGAGAAATATCCGAGGATAAATTCCTTAAGCCTGTTGGTTACTCCTGTTTAGCTATAAAAACTGATACTTTAGAGTTTGTCAGTTTTTTTAAAGCAAATGGAGAAACACATGTATGGTCTTCTGGAACATTTGATAAAGATTGTACTGTGGAAGACTACATTGAAGCAATTAAAAGCTTTGAAACCTACAAATTACACCTCGCATTTGAGGACAGTGATTTTCATTTTATAACACCAGAACAATTAATTGAATTATGAAATTAATCCAAAGTAAAAATGCCAATGTAAACTATTTGGCAAAGATTGTAAAAATCGATAACTTCCATAAACACTCTGACCCAGAGGTTATGAAGTTAAAATGTTGCTGTATTGATGGATTTAATATCATTACTGGTATTGATTCCGAACCGGGATTATATGTATATTTCCCGACAGCTTGTTGCATCAATCCCAAATTCCTTAGCTACGCAAATTTGTATCGTCATGGTGAGCTGAATGTAGACCAGACAAAGACTGGAATGTTTGAAGATAACGGTCGTGTGAAGGCTATTAGATTGCGTGGTGAGTTGTCTGAAGGATTTATCATCCCTATTGTAGTTCTTGAAAATTGGGTAATGTCAACAGTAAATGTTGAGCTTAAAGTAGAAGAAGGAACAGAATTTGACTCTATTGAACATGACGGAAAAACATTTTGGGTTAATAAGAAGTATATCCCTAAAAATACTCGCACTCCAGGAGCACCGGGCTCAGGAAATTCAGGTAAAGGAAAACAGCCTAAGGGACTTGATAAAATCATCGAAAATCAGTTCAGATTCCACTATGATACCGTTCTTATCAAAAAGTGTCCGCATGTTTTACATCCCAACGACCTTATCAGCATAACTTCTAAAGTTCATGGGACTTCTGGAATATCTGCTTATGTATTGTGTAAGCAAGAACTAAACTGGAAGCAAAAGATTGCTCGTTGGTTAACTGGAGAAGAGTTTGACAAATATGATTATTTGTATTCTTCTCGCTCTGTAATCAAGAACCAGTATTACAACAGAAATGTTCAGGGTGGATTCTATGGAGTCGATGTATGGAAGTATGCTGATGATATTGTTCGTCCATGCCTTTCTAAAGGTATGACCGCTTATTATGAAATTATTGGGTTCTTACCTAATGGCGGTTATATCCAAAAGAATTATGATTATGGTTGTCTGCCACCTGTAGGAGATGAAGCTTATACATATGGGAAGCATTTTAAAGTGCAAATTTATCGTGTAACTATTACAGATGTGAGCGGTAAGGTACATGAGTTCTCTGCTCGTGAAGTACAATTGTGGGCTCAAATGGTAGGTCTTGTTCCGGTTGAGCAATATTATTATGGTTATGCCAAAGACTTGTATCCTGACCTAGACCCATCTGAACACTGGAATGAGAATTTCTTATCAAAATTAGCTAACGATAAGAACTTCTATATGGAATGTAATTCCCCAACTTGTGATAATAAGGTTCCTCATGAAGGAATTGTAATCAAGATTGAGAACATGAAATCAGAAGCATTTAAATTGAAGTGTTTCAAGTTCTTAGATGGAGAAGGTAAAGCCCTTGATAAGGGAGAAATTGATATTGAATCAGAATCTTAAAATTTAATAAAAATGACTAGTAAAGAAGTAAAACAAATCGTAGACGAAAACATCAGTAAATTATTTTGGGCTTTATTACCTAAAATTCCAAGTATGGTAGGAGATGACTACCTTGAATATACCGTAAATGAATCTGTGGTAAAAATCAGATGGAGAAAGAAATATAAACTTGATTGTGAAACTCCTCTTCCAGACAAACTAACTGATAAACCATTTGACAATATTAAAGACAACTTGTATAGATTTAGTGCAATATCATTTGGTGGTTTTATGTTCTATGGATATCCCGATGCGGAGAAGAATCCAATAGTAGAAGGAATTACCTTTGTTATTGAAACTAAGGATGGAATGTTTATGGTCCCAGAATTGTCTAGAACAGAGACAGTTAAAGCTCAAGAGCTTGTTGAGGAAGCATATCGTAACTATACTGTGCACAGTGTAATTGAACTATATAGAGCTGTAAAGTAATGTATTTATATACTAATGAATTTTATGGGAATTACGAAGCAGGGATAATTATAGTCGCTGCTCGTAATGCTTTTAGAGCTATGGAGATTATTCGAGAACAAAATGGAGATGAGTATCCAGATGAAAATCTCGAACAAATAGTAGGAGCTACATACGAGGGTAAAGAAGGAGTAATTAATCAATTAGTGTACCGTGAGTAATGGAAAAACGAAAATTAATACTTTGTAGAGGTATTCAAGCCTCTGGTAAATCAACCTGGGCAAAGGCATGGGCTAAAGAAGACCCAGAACATAGAGTCCGTTTCAATAATGACGATATTCGTAACATGCTTGGAGAATATTGGGTTCCGAATAGAGAAGGGCTAGTAACTGAACTTAAGCACTCTTTTGCTTGTGAAGCAACCAGAAAGGGATATAATATTGTTGTAGATAATATGAATCTCAATCCCAAAGAGGTAAAGTGGTGGGAAGACATCATTAAAGTTGCTAATTCCATTACAGAATTTGAATATGAACTGGAATTTAAGGATTTCTTTGTTTCAGTTGATGAATGTATTCGTCGTGATGCAATGCGTGAGCAGCCAATGGGAGCTAAGGTAATTAAAGACACTTGGAGAAGATACCGTGATTTTATTATCCGAGAGGATATTAAAAATATGTTAAGTAAAAGTGCCGAGCATGTAGACGGAGGTCACCCTGTTATATTAGTGGATATGGACGCTACTTTGTGTTTGAATACCACTGGTAGACCTTACTATGGTGATGGTGCGGCTGAAGGCATGTTGAATGATATTGCTATTGAAGGTACTTGTACACTTGTTAGACGTATGTATGAGAAGTGTAAAGTATTCATTGTCACTGGTAGAGAAGGCACTCCTGAAATCGTAGCAGCTACTAAAGAATGGTTGGCTAAGCATGATATTAAGGTTGATGAACTATTCTTCCGTCCAGTTAAAGATTACAGTCCCGGAGCTGAATGTAAGAAAAAAATCTACGAGGACAATATTAAGGGAAAATATAATGTTCAATTCGTTCTTGAAGACAATTGTAAATGTGTCGAGATGTGGAGAGAACAAGGTTTGACCTGTTTACAACCAAACGAGGGAAAGTTTTAGTATGATAGACAACTTGGGAGATAGAATGAAATCTTACTATGAGAATCGTTCTAAAACATTTTTGACTAGGCGTACTCCAGTTATTATAAGGCTGGATGGAAAAGCATTTCATACATTCACAAAGGGTTTTAATAAGCCCTTTGATGAAGTTATGTGTAGTGCTATGCAACAAACAATGAAATATTTATGTGAGAACATTCAGGGATGTGTTTTAGGATATACACAATCTGATGAAATAACTTTAGTACTTATTGACTATCAGAAACTTACTACTGATGCTTGGTTCGATTATAACGTCCAGAAAGTATGTAGTGTAGCTGCATCTATGGCAACTCTTGCTTTCAATAGACAATTCCAGAGACAAATTGTAGAGCTTTCCTATAATGGGAAATTAGATAATGACGAACTAACTAATTCGTACAAGCGTTCTGCTAAAGCTGGAGCAATGTTTGATGCTAGGTGCTTCAATATTCCTAAAGAAGAGGTAACTAATTGTATTCTGTGGAGACAGCAAGATGCTACCAGAAACAGTATCTCCTCTGCAGGACAGGCTAATTTCTCCCATAAAAGATTAGAAGGTTTGGATTCTAAACAAATCCAAGAGCTATTATTTCAAGAAAAAGGAATTAATTGGAACAATTATCCTACTAAATTTAAAAGAGGGAGTTGCTGCATAAAGAAATGTTACCAAGCCACGGGTTCAGTTTTGAGAAGTCACTGGTTTATTGATGATGAAATTCCAATCTTTACAGGAGAAGGAAGGGAATATATTGAAACACTATTATAATGGGAATACTAGTAGGACAACTAATTGAAATTCTCCAAAAATACGACCAAGATAGAGTAGTAATGATACATACTCTTAGTGGAGAAAATACCGAAGTTAATGGATATTTCGTACAGAAAGACCTAAACGATGACGGATTTTATTTAACAGATTTAGATGTAATTCCAAATGACTGAAACAAATATTGTAAATCACGGAGAATTGTTAACTCAATCTCTTAGAGATGTTAAAGCTAATTTCCTAGCTATCATGGAAACATTACCGGAGTGTTTTGTTGGTAAGTGTCCTTTTGATATAGTTCTAGAAGTAATGGAACAGCTAGGATTCGAGGAGCTTGAACATGAAACAAACGGTTGGGATTTGGATTATTGGGCTACATTTACTAAAGGGAATTTAACTTATTCAGTAGATGGCAGCCATTATTATGGAAATTGCAAAGTTGAGAAAGTATATGACAATTGATAACTTTGATTTGATAGAGGAAAACTTAAAGTTTGAATCTAATGATGATTTCTACTTTCTTCAAGTAATTCAACGGAAGAAGGATGGAAATGTAACAGGGAGAGGTAATAATGGGGCAAGACTCATTAAAGCCTATTATATACATAGTGTTGATTATCTTGAAGAAAAGAAACAAAAGATAATTGAGCTGTGTCAAAACAACAATGCTAGAGCATATATCCACCTTAATAAAAGAAGCTATTTCAAAACAGCTTGTGGAGCTCAAGAGAAACTTGCAAGGATGCTTATGGAAGGAAATACCTTTCAAGCTCCGAGAGTTTGGGACCATGTTTGTGGAGAACTTCCTGCACAAAGTGGAAGAAATCTGTTAAGGCTAGTGGATGTTGATACTTGTGATAAATGGAAATTAAATGCCATTATAAGAATTGTAAATTCATGTAGAGGTAATGAGGATAATAAAGTAAAGCTTGTTGTTCCCACTCTACATGGCTATCACCTTATTACATCTAAATTCGATGTTGAACAGTGTCAACAAGAATTAGCAATTAATGGAATTGATGCTCTAGACATTCATAGAGACAATCCTACATTATTGTATTATCATGAACCAAGAATTGTTGGTGGCTAAGCTGAAAAGCGTAACCACCTTTTTACAAGCAGTCAGTCTTTGTACTCAATTTCTTCCAGCCAAACTACGTGTCCAAATAGAGGAGATGTTACATTATACATTAGAAGAGATGAAGGATATATGCACAATTCTAAAAGACGAACAGAATGTCAAACCTACCATTAGGAGCAGAACTAGACGAAAGAGCTCCATTTAATGTTAATGAAAAAGTATTCAAGTTTTCTATAGAGATTACAGGAGACTTCTATTATGAGTATCAGGGAACTTTAGATACTGATGAATTAGAGATTGCAAATATGATAAAGGGGAGAATTGAGAATTTATTACTATCACAAGGAGATGTTGATTTAGACGAAATTAGCGTAGGAGTTCATTAATGATTTATCTAGTTACTACACAACAAAGATTCTTTAAGTCCGACGCATATGAAATCATGTCTAAAGAGGATGCTTTAGAGCAAATTTTAAAACACAAATGGATTGAATATGATAGTGAAACTGAAGGATTGGACCCTTATACTAAAGCTTTATTGTGTATTCAATTTGGCTTAGGTGAAGACCAAATAGTAGTAGATACCACAACAATTGATGTTAATTATTTTAGACCAGTGTTTGAGAATCCTGATATTACATTACTAGGATGGAATCTTTCATTTGATTTGAAATTTTTATATCATCATAGAATAGTCCCTGTAAATGTATGGGACGGAATGATAGCTGAAAAGTTATTGTATTTGGGATATCCAGCCCAATTTCATAGTCTGTCTTTACAATCTGCAGCACATCATTATTTAGGTTTAGACTTGGATAAGAGTATTCGGGGTAAGATTGTTAATACTGGATTAACAGAAGATGTCATAGTTTATGCTGCACATGATGTTGTATATCTTACTAAGATAAAAGAGAAGCAAACAGTTGAACTAGTAAAGAAAGACCTTCTTAAAGCTGTTGACTTCGAGAATCATTTTGTTCCTGTTATTGCCTATATCGAATATTGTGGTGCTAAGATTGATGTAGAAAAATGGAGAGCTAAAATGAAGGATGATATTAAGCAAATGAAAGATGCAGAAGCAAGCATCAATAAATGGGTAGAAGATTTTTATGAAGAACATAAAATGATTCATCCAGACCCACAGCTGAAAAATCGTCCGTTTGTAAAGACAAGTATTATGACTACACTTAGAAAGGAAATGAAAGACTTGATGAAGATTCCTCCTACTGCATTTGGAGTAAAGAGGAAAGTTGTTGATGAAGGAATAGAATATTCATTTGGAATACCTTTCGATTATGTAGAAATGAATCTGCAAGGAGATTTGTTTTCTGGATTTGATAACGCATATAGGTGTAATATAAACTGGAATAGTAGTAAACAAGTTGTTCCATTATTTGAATTGCTTGGAATAAATTGCACAACAGTAGACAAGAAAACTAAACAGAAAACTAAATCTGCTGGAATTGATATTATTGAACCACAGAAAGCTAAATGTTCTATCATTGAACCTTATATAGAGTTCAAAAAGACAGGGCAGTTAGTAAAGGCTTTTGGCGAGAAATTTTTAAAGCTTATAAATCCAGTAAGTGGACGTATTCATGCTGACTTTTATCAGCTTGGAACGGATACGGGACGATTAAGTTCAAGTAATCCGAATCTCCAAAATCTTCCGCATACTGCAATTACTAGAGCCTGTTTCGTTTCAGAGCCTGGAAACAAATGGATATCTGTGGATTATAGTGGACAAGAATCTTTCTTAATGGCATCCGTCGCTAATGATAAAGCTATGCTTGATGAACTTATTAATGGTTCTAAAGATATGCATTCTCTGACAGCTAAGATGGTGTTTAAAGATAAGATTCCTCAAGATATGCCTACTGAAAAAGTAAAAAGAAAATTCCCAGAGCTTAGACAAGAAGCGAAAGGATATGAGTTCTGCTTTAATTATGCAGGTAATGCTTCTACTTTAGTAAGAAACTATGGTATCCCAAAGAAAAGAGCTCAAGAGATTGAGGATAACTATATGAATGGTTTCGCGGGATTGAAGGCATATCAGGAACGTCAGAAGGAATTTGTTGTGAAACATGGATATATTTTGCTAAGTCCTGTGACGGGACATAAAGCATTTATTTATGATTGGGATAATCTAAATAGAATAAATGATGATTTAGGAACAGTAGACGGACAATATGCTATGCAAACTCGTGATGAGAGCAATCCGTTGTTCCAAGAAGCTGACTTCTTAAGAAGAAGATTATCCGATTCTATGAAGCAGTCTGTAAATTATCCGATTCAAGGAGCAGGAGCATTGTGCTTTAAGTTAGCTTCTATAAAGCTATTCAATTGGCTAAAGGAAAACAACTTACTTTTTAAAGTTAAGTATTGTATTCCTGTACATGATGAAATCAATCTTGAAGCTCCGGAAGAGATAGCAGAAGAAGTAGCTAAGATATTAGTTCAATGTATGGAATCTGGAGGTAAGCCATTTTGTACAAGAGCACCATTAACAGCAGATATATCAATTGGAGACCATTGGATTCACTAAAAAAAATATGAAATTAATAAAACCGAGTTTTGAAATAATAGAACAAAAACCAAGAGATATAGTTATTCCAGCAGATATGGAAATTGGCCCTCGAATGTGGAAAGATGAGCTTATAAACTCTGTATATAGACAAATAGAGATAGCTGGAAGAACTTGTTACAAATCAGAGGATAAAATAACAGAAACTTCTGCGAAGGAGTTTGTGGATAGAATGGTTAAGTCAGGACACGGTGCTATGTTAGAGCATGGTACTGTGTATCTTAAAGTTCCTAATAGTGTAGTAGATGAGGGATTCCAGTTTGGAACTAACTGGAGTACTTTATGCCTTAATCCCTATACAAGATATATTAGTGATGGAGATTATTACTACTATACTACTAACTATAGGGTAATAATAGAGCATGACCTACAAGGAGTTCTTGAATATCTGTGTGAACCTACAGAATATCACGAGAAGAGAATCACTGTTAAGTTTGTATGCGATAGAGGCGTATCCCATGAATTTGTACGCCACCGTGTATTTAGCTTTGCCCAAGAAAGTACCAGATATTGTAACTACTCTAAGGATAAGTTCAATAACGAGGTTACTTTCATTTTACCATGTTGGGCGGACAGTTTAGCTCTTCAAGAAGTCAAAGGAACTGTTATTACTTCAGATGATTTTGGCAATCTTATTGGAGAGTACTATTATCATCTCAATGGTAAGGAGACCCCATACTTTAAGACTTGGGAAATAACTCCAGAGCGAAACTTTGTAGCATCTCTACAAGTAGCGGAGCAACTTTACTTAGAGCTATTAAATCAAGGTTGGAAACCTCAACAAGCAAGAGCAGTACTTCCTAATAGTTTGAAGACTGAGTTAATTATGACAGGCACTATTGAACAATGGGAAGGCTTTTTTAAGTTAAGAGATGCAGGTAGTGCACACCCACAGGCTTATGAGTTAGCGCATCCTTTACACGAAGAATTTATTAAAAGAGGATGGATAAAATAACATTTAAATGGAGTGAGAAAAGCATTAGTAGAACTATATGGATTACTAATGCTTTTAATAAGTGTTCCTTATTTGAAGATTATAATGTTGATTGAAATGAACAAAGTTGAAATATCAAAATTGATTTCGGAGTATCAAAGTATGATAGAGCAGTTGCAAGAGCGATTGATAAATCTAGAAAAAGAGTTTGATGCTTCGGAATATGTAGGCAAATACTTTATCCAAGACAGATATGAGTCAGGGGTAAGGTTTATGTACGTATTGGACGCCGAAGAAAGTACTGATGAAGATGAAATAGACTTCTATGGCTATGGGGCGGATTATGATGAACAGTTTAATACTTTAGAGTTTTTCGATGAGGGCAACCCAACATGGTTTGGCAATGTTAAGTATGGCACATTAGAAGAAGTTTCTAAAGAGGAATTTAACAAAAGAATAACTGAATTAGTTTTACTTAAAATATATAATTAAAAATGGAAGACTTAATAGTAACTCCGTATGACATCGACACAACTTTAGGTGTTGAAGAAGTAGATGAAAAGAAGGATAAAAAGGAAAACAACGGTGCAGAATTTATGCAAGAAATGTTTCAGAATGAAGAGTTCAGAAATATGTGGATAAAGATGCACACTCCCTGGAAAAGCAAAATTAGAACAGGAACTCATGGTCACAAGACCGGAAGAAATGAAATCTGTCCTTACTGTACGTCAGGAAAGAAATTTAAAAAGTGCGAATGTTATGAAAGGTACAAAGCCGACCCATTTATTGCGGGCGGAAGTCAAGCAAATATTTGAGGTTTGGTTGACTAATGAACAAGCTGAAGAATTGATGGCTCCAGAAGGATATGTAAAAATATCCACGGAGTCTAAATTGTTTGAGAATCTGGTATCTATGGATATTCCTTCTGTAAAGTTGGATGGACAAGAACTGCCAGATTCTTGTTATTTAAAAATTGACAATAAGAAAATACATGGCAAATCTGACAAATAAATTTGACTGTAATAAGGTATTTTTCACTTCTGATTGCCACTTTGACCACGCAAATATAATTAAGTATTGTAGTCGTCCATTTGAGTCTGCTGATGAAATGAATCGGCAACTCATATTAAATTGGAATAAAGTAGTCCAATGGGACGATACAGTCTTCATATTGGGCGATTTTTGCTTTGGTCAAAAGACACGTTGGGAGAAAATTTTACCTCAACTAAACGGCTATAAATACCTTGTATTAGGTAATCACGACAAGTTGAAATACATCCCAGAAAATGGGTTCGAAGCTGTTGAAAGACAAATGATGATTACTATAACAGGTGATGAAGAATGTAATAACCAACAAATCTTTATGAGTCACTATCCTATGATTACATGGGACGGTTCTCATAGAGGAAGTTGGCAATTGTATGGACACATTCATACTGAAAAAGGAAAGAAAACTCCTTTTGAAGATAAGTTAGTTCCAAATCAATATGATGTTGGTGTAGATAATAACGATTACACACCAGTATCTTGGCAACAATTGAAGGAAATAATTACTAAAAGAAATTTAAGAGGTTAAAAATGGAATATAAGATTTTTGAATCTTCTGACACTAATGTCAAGAAGTTTGTATTTGAATGGGGAGCTAGTGCAGTAACAAGAAAAGGAATTGCAGAAGCAGTTCTCTATCGTTATGAAGAATATGCAAAAAGAACGGTAATTTGCTGTTCTGTACAATCTGGGTGTCCAGTTGGCTGTACATTTTGTGGAACAGGAAAGTTCTTTGTAAGGAATCTTGATTGGCATGAAATAGTAGAACAAGTAACTACTGTTTTAAGTACTATTGATTGTGATACTAAAGACATTGAAAAGTTCCAAATTATGTTCATGAGTATGGGAGAACCATTTCTAAATTATACTAATTTGGAGTTTGCAATTGAAGCATTACATGATAAATATCCTAATGCTCAATTGTTAGTGTCTACATCTGCTCCGTCTACATTGTATCATGCTATGTCAGAGTTTATTGAACTCTCCAAGAGAATACCTCAAGTCGGATTGCAGTTTTCTGTACATGAATCAACTGATGAAGCTAGAGCAAAATTAATTCCGACTAAAACCTGTACTCTTCGTCAGATAGCGGCAGCAGGGGAATTTTGGGCAGCGAACACAGGGAGAAAACCATTCTTCAATTACTGTGTTCATGAAGGAAATAACACAGAAGAAGATGCAAAGAGACTATATAAGTTATTCCGAATTGATGTTTGGGAAACTACTCTTTCTGTAATCTGTGAAAAAGACGAAACTGTAAAGAACTCTATTGATAGACAAATACGTCTCATTAGAGACTTTAACAGAAGACTATGTGAATTAGGCTTCTCCACTAGAGTATTCAATCCTGCTGGTCAGGATGATATAGGTGGAGGATGCGGACAACTTTGGTATTTTCAAGAATGGTTGAAAAATGAAGGTACTAATAAGGTTGTCAATTGAAAGTCCACAAACAAACATTATACGTAGTTTGACACCGCTAGAACTTAGAGATTTACTAAGTAAACCTGCATGGGTTCCAGTAAATTATTTAGGTTGGAGATGGTGTGGAACTAACGTATATTATAAAATATTATCATACGATGATTAAAAAAGTAACAAAAACATTGTGGTATGCTGTTGATATAGACGGTAGCGGTTGGTTGCATGAAGACAAACCAACTAGAGAATACACCTATATGGAATGGCGTTGTGATAATCTCCATCATTGTCCAGAAGATTTAATGTTAGATAGAAGTATTTTTCCTCCTCTTACTTGGGAAGATGAACCTATTGAACTTGAAATAACAGTGACACTGGAACTTAAGCAATCAACAACAGTAACATTTAAAAAATAAAATATTATGGCTTTAAAGAAGAAATATCAAGCAATAGAAAAACTATTAGTTTATCCGAGTGTTGAACCAACTATCGAAGTAATCCCTGATGATGGATTCGATGGAGCATATCGCTACCGTGCTAAAATGTGCGCAGGTTTTGTTGATGGTAAAACAAAATACACAGACACAACTGATACAATCCAGTTTGTTCGTAAGCATGAAGACGGTTCTGTAACTCCTGGTTGGCAATCAGAACAACTTGTACTTATAGTACTCGACAGAGTAAAGAAGCTGAATGAGAAGTTCCCTTGTGAGCAGAATGCTAAGCAAGTAGAAGCATTAGAAGCTTATCTTGATGCATGTAGAGAACGCATTGACGATAGAATCAATCGTAATGTAATGGGAGACTTGAAGGAATGAACGTTGAGATTACTGTAAAGCCTACACTAGTATGTCCTATGCTTGTTCGCAACATAAAGGACAATTCTATAGGATTAAAATCACTAGATTGCTCTATAGTAATACTGAAGTCGAGTACTTGCAGTGTAGGGTATGTTGATAATGACCCTGACGACGTGTGGGTTCCATTTAACGGGAAGGTAACACTTAGTAATGATTAAAATTTGAAATTGAAATATGAGAAAGACATTTGCAATAACTGACGAAGATGGAAAACGTTGGTTAGTTGATACAAAAGGAACTCCTATCCGCGATACTGTGATAGGAGAATGGGTTGATAGTAAAGCCATCTCCTTTGATTATCTTCCAGATTTGCCACCTATCTTTAGGGAAATGTTCTATTTTTATGCTGGAGAACAAAGGTGGGAAGATGAGCCAGTTGAAATTCCACCACTTGAGCAATTCATAAAAGATGTATATTCAAGAGAAGATGAATACGGCAATAAATTCAAATATTTTGTATTTAAAATAGAGGATTTAGCCAGTGCTCTTGGGGAATGTAAACTAAGAGAGTTCTTTGATATTGCTGAAAGGTACAATGAATACAGAGCTGAAAAGAAAGGTGTGGCTCCTAGTAAATACTGGATAATCAATAGAGATGAAGTTCCAGATATAAAATCATTTGATGAATTTAAAAGGAAGATTACAGAATGAGAGTTTGGATAACATGCGATAGTGATTGGGCATTGTGTCTGTGGAGAGAAAAACCTACTCTTCAAGATGATGGTGTTTGGATGAATGATAGTGAGGAGTACTGTGTGCTTGATAATGACATTTGCTTCTATTTAACCGACATAGACCTTGAAAAGAGAGGAATTGTGGAAATAGACATTAACCTTGTTCCTCCTTCAGTTCAACAATTAGAAAGTAATAAACATATAAAAGCCAGAAAACATAAATGAAATTATATTTAACCAGAGATGAAGAAGGATTAGCCCTGTGGAGAGTAAAACCTTTCCTTAATGGTGGCGGATGTTGGTGGGACGATGATGAAGAATTTGATGACATAACCGAAGATATTTACTATTCTCTGACCAATTATCGAGACCTTCCAAAGAACGACGAGCTTATAGAAATAGAAGTAGATGTTACTTCTAAAGATTCTAATAAAGAACATATAAAGAATAGGAGACATAAATGAAATTTGGAGCACTATCTGATTTACACGGGATTCTCCCAGAAATAACAGAGGAATGTGATATTTACCTAATCTGTGGAGATATCACTCCTTTGAAAATGCAGAGAAACATTCCACAAAGTAAAAAATGGCTTAGTCATGAATTTGCTCAATGGGTAAATAATCTACCTTGTGAGAAAGTGTTTATGGTAGGAGGAAATCATGACTTTGCTCTGGCATCTATATATCAAAATACTTTATCTAAGAATTCCCTTCTTTATACCCCTACTAATGGGAAGTTAATAATGCTTGACAATGAGTCATATACTTATATTGACTATAAAGATGGGTCTGAATACACAATATGGGGAACTCCGTATTGTAAAGTATTCGGTAATTGGGCATATATGTATGAAGAGAAAACTCTTATAGAAGCATATTCTACAATGCCAGAACACTGTGATATAGTAATCTCGCATGATGCTCCTAAGCTGTGCGGATTAGGTATTATTCATCAGTCTTGGACTAAAGAGGATGCAGGAAATCCTTGGCTTGCTGATGAAATTATGAGAAAACATCCAAAGTATACTTTCTGTGGACATATCCATTCTGGAGAACACAGATTGATGACTTTGGATGATATGAAAATGGCGAACGTATCTTTAGTAGATGAGAGGTACATTCAATCGTTTGAACCTTTAATAATTGAATTATGAGTAATAGTAATAGTGGTGGAGGAATTGGCTTAGGTGGAGTTCTTCTAGTGGTATTTATTGTACTTAAGCTATGTGAAGTTATAGCTTGGTCTTGGTGGTGGGTATTGTGTCCTTTATGGATTCCAATAGCCGTATGGTTAGTACTTGTTGTAATTGCAGGAATATTTAGCAGTTGGAAGTAATGAAAAAGATACTTATTGTAGTTGATATGCAGAATGATGTTCTTGTACAACCTTGCTTCAATCCATAAAGGATTAGTAATGAGTACAGATAATCAAACTGAGTACCAGCTCGGATTCTGGACTATTCATGGTGATGTAGGTGACTTTGACCCTATTCAAGACCTATGGAAGACTGAAGTGTATGAACTAGCAAGATGGTTGGTAACTCGTTACCAAAACATTGCTGAGTTTCCAAACAGAGAGTGTTGGGAGAATCGTGCGTGGAAGGCTATAGTAGAATCTATAAAACTAATTCCTACTGATGGTCTTGGTATTAGTAATAGTGATTTAGAGCAGATAGGTGCTAAGGACTATGCTACTGTAGATGATATCCTCCAGACAGCCACAAATAATATATTTGATTCAACTGGGCGTTGGGTACAGCCATTGATGGAAAAATACAGCGAAGATGTGGTTGTTAAAGTATTGAGTAGACATGTAGCATCAGAGTTTAAACGTAAGAAAGCACCAATTTATATACCAAGAAAAGAATATGAAAACGATTGATGAAGTGTATGAGCAACTGAAAGTTGCATTAGAAAAGGCTAATTATCTTATATCAGAAGATGATTATACATGGGAAGAATCTTTCTATATGATAGTTGAAAAAATGGAAGATGATTCTCAAGCATTTCGATTGGCTGTTAGACTTGAAGATGAAGTAATCAATGCTACTCTTGATTTGAAAGAGGTTTACGTTCAGGAAATGTTCTACGACGCTGATTTTGATTATCTTCCAGAGAATTTCGAAGATGAAATAGAGTTCGAAGTAGACGACCCTGAACTTATAGAAAAACTTGTTGACTTTGTAGGAAATATAGATTTCTGTGGTGTATCCGATTTGGTTAATGACTTACTTGATGAAATAAATGAATTGACCGAGAAGTACAGTGTAGAAGCTATAAGTTTTTTATCTAAAGAATTGGATTCTCGTGGATACTTTGTTGAGTAATTGTATTATGCACTCTGGAGGAGCTGATGGTAGTGACACTATGTGGGAGATTATAGGCAAGGTCTATGGTCTCGAAGTAGTTCGTCACTACTACTATATTAATAAAACTCCAAGAGGAAACTTCCCAATAAGTAATAGTGCATATGAAGAAGGTAAGTGTGCTGTGTATAGAGCCAACAATACTTTAAAAAGACAGAACTTTGAAAAGTATATGTTTTTGCTTTCCAGAAATTGGTGTCAAGTCAAAAATTCTGATGCAGTATATGCTATTGCAGAAGGCTTTAATGGAAACACTGTTAAGGGAGGAACAGGTTGGGCAGTACAAATGGCAATTGATTCTGATAAAGACGTATTTGTATTTGACCAATCAAGGAACCGTTGGTTTACCTATGACATTGAACTTTTAGAATGGAAACGTAGTGAAACCCCAGTTTTACGATTAGACTTTGCTGGAATCGGAACCAGAGAAATAAAACCGAATGGATTAAAAGCAATTATAGATTGCTATGACATAACAACAAAAGAAATAACATTGTTTTAAAATGAAAGTAGGATTTTTATTAGGAACATTTGACCCAATTCATATGGGTCATTTGTACATGATTACATCAGCACTAAATGATAACTTGGTTGACGAAGTAGTAGTGGTTCCAACTATGCAGAATGTATGGAAAGACCATAAAGCAACTGACTTTCAACACCGATGTTTTATGACACAACTAGCTATTGATGAAATCAACAATTGCACAATATCTAGTATTGATTATTACACTCCCGAACCCCATTATTCCTATCAGACCCTACAACTTCTAAAAGAAGAGTATCCTGATGAAGAACTATATCTAATTGTTGGTGCTGACATCGTTGATGATATAGCAAATTGGAAAGAGGGGGAATGGATACTTGAAAACTTTAAATTAATCGTAGTAAATAGAACAGGCAGTCAATTTAAGGCTAAAGTTGATGGCTATATTAGCTGCACCTTTGATGTTAGTTCTACTATGATTAGATATCTTATTAAAGATAAGAAGCAAATCTATCCTCTTGTACCTAAAGCCATCAGCCAATATATTCACCGATTTAATCTTTATAAAGATGAATAAAGCATATGTGTCTTATAGTATGCAACATGCCAACTTAGTTCCAGAAGTAGAAATATTTCTGGACTCTCTTGGTTATGAGCCAAATCACTGGAAAATGGGAACTAAATACGAAAGTTCCCTATTAACTAGTTCTGATATTGCAGTGTTTATTATTAATGATTTCAATTGGGGAATCAAGGTTGAAGATATGACCAGAGGAACCAAGAAGGAACTTGAAACCTGCCATAAGAAAAATATTCCAGTGTACATTGCATATGAAAGGAAAACTGATAAAGTATTATCTATCTATAAATCAGAGTACGATGGGAAAACTTTGGTAGGAATTGCAGGCACTTCATTAGAGCCTTACAATGAACTAAAGTACAATCCATTAGAGGAAACATCTAAAACAAAAAGAAGACATAAATGAGAAATTGGAGTTATACAATTAAAGAAGGAGAACACGCTGGTAAGACCTTATGGTCTGGTCGATATTGTGCAGTTGCTGCATTTGCATTTTGTAAAATCAAGGGTGAATGGTGTGTTTTAGCTAACCAGAGAGGTTCTGGCACTCCAGATTTCCAAGGTTACTGGAATTGTCCCTGTGGTTTCTTGGATATGGAAAAAGCAGAAGAAGCTTGTTCTCGTGAAGCATTTGAAGAAACTGGAGTCAAAATTGACCCATCAAAGTGGACTCTGTTTGGAGTTGAAACAGACCCAGAACATTGTAATAATGGTAATGTAACTCTGCGTTATATTACTGTTCTTGAATATGGAAAGGATAATGTATCTACTTCCATGGAAGCTGTATTGAACGGAGATGGAGAAGAAAATGAAGTAAAGACTATTCAATGGGTTCCTGTAAAAGATATTTCTAATTACAAGTGGGCATTTAACCATGAGAATAGAATACTTGAAGCAATTTCTTGGTATAATATTAACGTCTTTGAAAAAGACTTAGACGCACAAATAGTTCCATGATATATTTTATAAGCGGGCATAGAGACATTACAGAAGAAGAATTTAGGAAGTACTACATTCCAGCTATTTACTCTGCCTACCACAATCAAGATTTTGAAGGGTTTGTGGTAGGTGATTATGAAGGAGTAGACAAGATGGCTATGGACTTTATAACAGAAAACCTTCCATGTGGTTTAACAATATATCACATGTTTGAAAATCCCAGAAATACTCCAAAAGACGAATCAATGGTAAGCTATATGGGATATTACAAAACTGACGAAGATAGAGACGCGGCAATGACAAGAGTGTCAGATGTTGACATTGCTTACGTCAGGGAAGGCCGTTGGAATAGTGGTACTGCTCAAAATATCAAAAGAAGACATACTATAAAGAAAAATGGATAAAGAAGATTTACGAAAGCGAATAGCATTATTTTTCGCACTTGGAGCTATTGGGATAGGAGGCATAACCCTAGTGGCATTATTTTTAGCATTTACATATTCACTTAATGTATGGTTTGGAGTATGCGTCTCTGCCATACTGTTAATGGGTATTGGAGGTGTAACTTTAAACATATTAGAAGAAAATGAAAGAGGATATTGATGAATTGATTAAAAAATCAATGAAGGCAAAGACAAGAACTCGTACTGAAGTTCTTAGAGCAATTAAAACTGCATTTCTGGTTCACGAAACACAGAAGAACGCAAAACCCCTTGATAAGGCAACAGAGATTGCCATTATTAAGAAGTTGAGAGACCAGCGCATTGATAATGCAGAACAATACCGTATGGCAGGAAGACAAGACTTGTATGATATAGAGATGCGAGAATCTCTTATCTTAAATGAATTCCTTCCCGAAATTCCTGGAGAAGAGCAGTTACGTGCGGGCTTATTTGACCTTGCTTTAATTTATAGAATGTCAGACAAAATTGACAGCCTTGCAATTCCAAAGAAGAATATGGGAACAATAATTAAAGGAATGAAAGATAAGTTCCCTGCTGCAGACGGTAAGCAAATTTCCGATTTAGTGAAATCGTATGTTGTATGATGAACAATCTTGGAACATCAGACCCGATACTTTTTGCAATTTCATGTGAAATTCATAGACTTATTCTTAAGTCTGACAGTGACGGTTTCTTAGGGTTTTCTGATGAGATAGCTGACAAAAAAGAACTTGTCGAGCAATATAACAAAATTAGGGAAAAGATGCCGTATCTAGACCCTACTTTTGTTTTAAACGAATTAAGGAGCTACATGAAATGATAATTGGAATAACAGGGAAAGCTCAATCAGGGAAGGATACTGCGTGTAAAATAGTACAGTTAGTAGACTATTATAGATGTCTATTAGGAGAGGAAGAACAACTAAAAATTTCAGAAGAAGATTTTGTTTTAGAAAACTTAAATAATGGAACTATTATTATAGGTTCTAGATGGGAAAAGCATGCATTTGCTGATAAATTAAAGGAGTGTGCGTCATTAATACTTGGAGTAAGCAGAGAAAGTTTTGAGTATAATTCCTTCAAGGAGTCTTTTACTACACTTCCATTATCTAATAAAGAGGGAGAGCCAATGACCAACAGAGAATTTCTTCAATACTTCGGAACAGAGGTAGGAAGGAATATTGATAAGGACCTATGGGTAAAAGCCTTGATGCGAGGATATGAAAAATCCAGTACTATGTTTTTGCCCTCTATGGTAAGGGATAAAGGCTTTTGGATTGTCCCTGACGTCAGATTTCCAAATGAAGCGGATGCTATACGAAATGCTGGTGGAGTTTTATGGAAAATAGAACGAGAAGGCAGTGGAGCAGGAAACCATATAAGTGAGAAACTTATTGATAATATAAGAGTTGACATAATAATTGAAAACAACTTGGATATGAAGTATTACATTAAAGCTATAACATTAGCTTATAATGATACTATGAACATGTTAGAACGATAAAATTTAAGGGCGTCAGTCAGGCATATACGAAAGTATATACTTGATTGGCGCCCTTATTTTTTTTTCATTTACTCGTCAGCGTTAGGTGCTTTGAAGTTATCTATAACAGTTGGTTTAAGAGGTCTAAATGCTCCAGTATTATCAGTAAAGAATCTTAGTACATGCATATCACCAGATGCTACCTTAACTCCGTCTTTAAACAAATCACTATAGAATTGACGCATAGGCATTTTAAAGTCTACAGCCCCGTTAAAGATTGCAAACATATTAAATTCTCCGCCTACATTTCTAGCTATTCTTGCAACAGCTTGCTCGGTGTTTGTCATGGCTTTTGCGTCTTTATCTCCGAATAATAAAGCAAGCATTAGATAGATGATTCCTATAATAGCCCCATCTTCTAAAGCTAATAGAAGATTTCTTCTTTTTACAGGGTCTCTCCATGCATCTTTCATTCTTTCTGGCTTAGTAAAGTTAAATAAGTCTCTAAGTGACCATGCAATTCCTTCCATGATTTTACCTTGCCAATCCACAATCGGGTCTCCTGTATTTTCTGTAGTTTTAACTTTAATAGTGTTACCTTCATTATCTTGAACGGTATCCCAATAAAGTTTGTTTCCCGCATCATCAGTCACTTGAACCCAATGACCTTGGTCGTAAGTACCTCTCTTTAAGAAGTATTGGTTTTTCTTTGCTGACAAGAAAGTCTGGAATTGGTGAAGGAATATAAACATTCCTTTCTTTAGATATAAAGATTTAGTATCGTGGTCCATATACCCAAATATACCGTCAGATTCTTGTTTAATCATATTAGCTTCTAAGGTAGTATATGCTTGAGGAAGAGCTTCTTTATAAACTCCTCTCGAATCCTTTTCTCTTGACAGGAATCTTGAAGTACCATCCGCATTTGGAAGTTTATAATTTTCTTCAAAGAAAGTTTCCATCATTGCATTATATAAAGACCTTTGATATTGCCATTCAGATGAATTAGTATCAGCGTTTGGATTTGCAAGAAGACTAAATCTCTTATCTTTTTTCCAATTGTAGGTTACTTCTCCATTTTTATATTCATGTGCGTCATAGCAGCCATGTTTCTTCATATAGCCAATAAGGATTGTCATTCTTGATAAGAAGTCAGGAGCTCTATTAGCCCAGAACATTCTATCGTTAAATCTGAATCCATCAGTTTTTTCGTAATTCATTCTATCAACTAATGCGTTCATATCCACGTTAGCCATTCTATATTGCCAGTTTAAGTGCTCTAAGATAGTAATTGTACTTATCTGTCTTACAGAATCAATCCAAACGGTAGTATAAGCGGAAGTCATATCCTTTAACCCTATCTTGTCTTTATCAAGTAAACTGTTAGCTACTGCTCTTTCATAAAGATTGAAGAATCCAGTAATAGTTTCTTTAGCTCCTGATAAGTAGTTAAAACCAAGAATGAATTTAGTAGATACTGACTTCAGCATCCCTAAAGTTCTAAATGTTCCCCTACTTTCTTTATCAATAAGAGATTCATCAAACACAGCTGACTTAATGTAATCATTTAAGAAGTCGATAGTTGCTTGAGCATCCTTGTTAGATAGTCTCTGTGTAAATTGAAGAGAGATAATAGCTGCATTAATAGCAGGAAGGACTGTATCCATTTCTTTCTTTCTAATGTCGGAGAATACATACATATCCTTAATATGCTCAAGGTTAGTTTCGTATGTTTGCTCCGGTTTACCATTAGTATCAGAAAGAAGTCTTTCTCTTCCCCCTACTGAATTAGAAATATCAAACACGTTATACATTTCTACAAGATTCTTTAAAGCATCAGTAGATAAGTATTCTTCTTGAGCTGTTGTGGTCATTCTTGGGTTTACCATTTCTAAAGAGCCATCTTCTTTATAAGTAACTAGAGGATTCTTGCCATTAGTTATTTTAGAGAATGAGGAACCTCTTAATAAAGGTATTTCAAAGTATCTTTCTCCAACTTCTGCTCTATCCTGTCCTGGATATCTTCTATTATTTAAATCCTCTAGCCAATATTTTAAATAGCTTCTTTCTGCTGGATTTAAATCAGTAGACATATCATATGGATTCTTAACCATGAATTTTCTTTTTCCAGAATCAGATTGGTCAAGTAATCTCTTGAAACGGATTGTTGAGTCATTAATAATTGTTTTTCCTACGAAACCTTGTCCCGATTCTTGATAGAATTTATTAGTCACAGCTCTATCTTTATTCTTATAATTACCATATAAATTGGTAATATTTCTATTAGTTTCTGCTAGTCTGTGGGCAACAGATTTTACAATTGGAATTGTATCAATAGTATTTAAATAAGTTCCATTAAACAACTCTCCTCTTTTCCATTGTTCAACTAAATTACCAAAGTTTTTTGCCCAAAGTTCTTCATTATAAATATCAATGGTAGTATTTCCATACTTAGCTAAAGCATTAGATACTTGTAAGAATAAATAGGCAATAGGATTAGAAATATCAGCAGATGCATTAGTAGAGAAATATCTAGCTTGAAGTTCCTTGAACATTCTTGTAAGGATGTCCATCTTTGCTTGTTTATCAAATGATGTAATATCTCCATCTATTGATAGAGTCTTAGCAATTTTATCAAGCCTATCCCTACTTTCATAGGTTCCATAGTTCATGATATTATTAAAGGTTCTCCAAGCTATATCAAATTCATCAGTAAACCTTAATGTGTTTCCTTTACTTTGTCCAGATAATTCACACAGAGTATTGAAAGCATGATTTATTTTTTCTTGATTTAAATAAGAAGAAAGATATTCACTCTTACCAATATTAACAACTTTCATTTCTCCGATAGTATAAGAACCTAAATCGGTTTCTTGAAAGGCATTAGCAACAGAAAGTAATTTCATGAGTTCTACATTACCAACAGTAGCTTTAATTACTTGCTTATCAAGCTCTACTTCTCTATCGGATTTAAATCTTCCAAAGATATTATTACCCTTACCTAGATTGATAGTACTATTAAGGTCATGAGAAGCAATGGAAATTAAGTCCATTTCCTTTCTTGTTTCATTAATAAGGAGAATAACATTCATATTAGCAAGAGCATCATTACTAATTATATTCCATCCCGGCTCATTTTTGTACTTAGATAGATTTGCTTCAAATAATCCAAGTTTAGGTTCATAAGTGTTAGCTGGAACAATTTGTAGACCTGTTCTTGTAGGATTGAAATTCTTTCCTCCGAACCCATTAATTTTATCAAGATTAAATTTTAGGTTGTTAGTAATAGCAAGAGTCACATCATTATCATGTTCTAGCTTTCTTACTAAATAGTCTTCAAATGCAGCTTCTGCTTCTTCTTTAGTAGCTCTTCTTATTTCTCCTTTTTCGTTAGTTGATTTAGTAACGTCTCTAAACCAATATTCTCCAGTGTTCTTATCAATATGTACTTGGGAAGCAAATAACATATCGAAATCTACAATATCAGTAGGATTGATTTTACTCATTGGGAAAAATCTACTCATTCTCTCTGATACCGTATTCTCTAATGGATTAGATAGATTTTCTGTACCAATAGGTATTTTAATTACTTCATCAATGTTAGCTTTTTGTCCAATATTAGGAAGATAAACTTCTGGTTCTCCAACTGATACTTTGTCAATCTTATGGAGTATTTTGTCTCCTTCAATAAGAACTGGAATAATTTTAGTAGATATATTTCTTGCCGCGATTCCTTTAGCTTGTAACATTCTTTTGTAGAAGCCTAGCTGATATTGGATAGTATTCTTTTTATCAGCATCCCATCTATCCTGTGGTTTAGTAGCAAGTTTCAGGTCATATATTTCGACACTTTGATTACCTTCATTGTCTTCAAATACTGCAAGTAAGTCAATCTTACCTCTAAGTTTTGCATCAGGTCCACCATCGTGGTCTACTACATATTCTGTATAGAATTTTTTGAATTTTCTCCCTCTTCCACTATTGAGGATTATATTTTTCTTTAAAGCTGTAATTCCTTTAATGAAACTCATTAATGCCCCAGTTGATACTCCATTAAGTGTACTTAAATTCTTTCCCCCTAAGAAGTCTCTTTCAAATTTCTTACTGATTACAGAGTCAACCATATCAGCAGAAATATCAAAGTTAGAATTTATAACTGTATCCATTACTAAGTGGAATCCACGACCTATTTCTTGCAAATAATCCCAATATTCAAAGTCTTGGTCTATTGAAGAATCGACCTGTTTTAGCCACTCTTCTGGAGAGACGTCTTCAGGCTTACCTTGCGACCTATCTATACGGGTGTTCCTCTTGTACCCTTCCCTACTAAAAGCGTTAATAAGTGGCGCAGAGGTGCCTCTCTGACGTGATAAAAACTTCAGAACTGATATAAATCCGTCAGAATATGTTTCTTCATTTTCAATGACATCAGTCATTTCACCTTGCCCTTTGACTACTATCGTATCGTCGTTTTTAGCATTTCTTGCTTTAGCTTTTTCATAGGCAAGTTTCCTATCTTTATCTAGTTTATCTTGAGATTTTACCTGTTCTGTATCTAACATAGTTATGTAGTCTTTACTAAATCTAAAGGTATGGTCAACCATACCTTCAAATTCAGTGTAGTTAGATAGTAGATAGTTGTCAAGTTCTTTTTCAGAATTGAATGTTAGAACTTTTCCAGTACTATTTATTTTTAAAGTATATTTACACGCCATTTTATTCGCAAATTTCAATTAATCCATATCCATCAGTAGAGCTTAGGTTCTTCATAAGAGAAGATTTGATGTTACTAAGTTTTACCATTTTTTGAGCATTAGACTTATTAAATAAAGTTTTCTGAATTGCATATCCGCTATGTATTTCAGATAGAGTTTTTCTCATTAAAGTATATATGTTATCATCATAGAACTCACTTACATCAATGTTTAAAACATCACTAATTATTCCGTCCCATTCTATTTCATCAAGCTTTAAATTACGTCCTCTGTAATCCTTCAATACTCTTGTGAAATATTGAGAAAATTCATGAACTAAAGCTTCTTCAAGTTTATCATTATATGTAAGCTCATCGTATGCTTTACTATTATTAATAGTATCATAAGCATCAGAACCTTCCATTCCTCTTACTAAATCTACATACCTATCATAACTTCTACTCTTTAAGTCTGCTAGGAATAAGTGAGATAGTTCATGGAGTAAAGTATCATCAGTCATTAAATCAGAATTTACTATTACTTCTCCATCATAGATAAATGCCTTAACATTATCAAGTGTTGGAAACTTTTCCTTTAATTCTTCTTTCCTATAAGAGGTAACTTGTACTCCACTTTTTGCTAAAGATGATACTAAATCTTCTACAAATTCTGGAGTAGATAGGTTATCAGATAATGTCTCTACATTTGGAGTAGAATTGATTTCTTCTGTAGTTGGAGTAAGCTCCATGAACATTGCTACTTGAAATCTCTTTACAGTATTCAAGTAATTCCTTTTAATGAAGTCTTCTGTAAATCCAGTTGCTTCTGCTATTTCAGTAATTTCATCAGCAAATATTTGATGTAATATTGGAAGAGAAGATTCATTATTTACCCATCTAAAGTCAACAGCTCCGTCAGATGTTCTAAAGACTCCGACATTAGTATAGAAAGCTCTTACATCTGGGCCAATTTGTCTGTTCTCTGCCGTATATTGAGTTCTAACTACGTTCTTCAAATCTTCGTTAGTTAAAACTCCAGAGTGAACTTCGTTAGCTGTAACCCAAGCACAGAATTTGCCTTCTGGTCTATCTTCAAGAACAACTGCTTGATATGTATCATTTGGATTTATTCTTATAACATCACCAACCATTAATTCACTTGGAGAAGAAATATTTCTACCACCAAGTTTTCTATATGTAAGAGCTATCTTTTTTTGTAGTTCTACATTAATGAATTGGTCTTTATCCTTCTCATTCTTAAGTTTGAAAATGTCTCCTTCTTCCTTTCTTGTTAAAGCATAATTATATCCTTGTGGAAGGATAGGAATCATTGATATAACTCCCTCTTTTAACATATCAAACTGTGATAATGGCCCTCTTTCTTCTTCTATTTTAGTAAGTCTTGCATTAAGGTTTTCCCATAGTTTTCCAGAGGAGTCTACTCTTTTAGAACTAAATGCTCTCTCTTTAAATGATTGAGAATCGTAGAATTTAAATAGTGCACTGTCAGTATATTCGGCAGAGTTCATTAATGAAGTGAATGTTTTAATCCATTCAGCTTTATCAGGAGATTTTACATTGCTGTAAACCCATTTACTAAGTTCATCAAATACAACTGGAGTAATCCCTAATTGGTCTGCATTTACTACCATTGCTTGAGAGAACTGTCCTATACCATCGGTATTTAAATAGTAGAAAGTTCTACTTGCATCTACTGCATCTTGTAGATATTTAAATACACTTCTAAATGAGTTAATTGCTTTGTTTATGTTTGCACTTCCTTCTTCAATCGAATAGTCATAATCAGAATTATATTTAACTGATAGTGCTCTTCTCTTTGAAGGGCTTTTATTTATTTTAGTTGCAACTTCTTCTAATGCATCAATTTTATCTTGGAAATCCTCTGTAACTTCCAAATTAAAGTTTGGATTGATTTCTATACGAGCATTAGAACCGCCCACCACATTAACATACTTAACTTTAGGATTGAATACTACTTTATAAGCACTTTCAGAGAACTTAGATAATGATTGAGAGTGATTGAATCTAAGTAATCTATTAGGTTTAGATGTAAGAGATTCATCCATATTTACCCTTGTATTAGGATAAAACATAGTATTGAACCCTTTTATATCTTCTGCATTTTTAAAGTCAAGCTTATTGGTAGATGCTTCTTGAATAAGGTCAAGTACGTAGCCATTTACGTCAAGTCTTCCCTTACCGAAAGAAGTATAGACATTTTGTAATCTACTCTGGATAAGTTCTTCTCTTTCTTCTTGGACAATAGAAGAGTCAACTTCTTGTTCAAATTTAGTTACATATTTAGAGACTTTATTAAAGTTAGAAGTATCAAATACAAATGCCGAAATTGGATTAGATAACAACATCAACCTTTGTTCTTTATTTGCAGGAAGCATATTAGCATCAAAAGCTCCATTAGGATTTAGTGTTGCCAATCTTAATAATATACTATCATCATCAATATCAGGAGTGTCATCTTTAGGATTTCTTTCTGCTTCTATGTAGTCAAGTCTAAACTTATTAAGTTCTGACACTGAAACAGTATAATCCCCGAAGTTAATTGTATTTGGAAGCTCTTGATTTACAATTAAGTTTTCTAAAGCCTTATATTGAACAGGATTTAACTTTAAATTATTAAAGAACTCTTTGTCTTTATTCCTAAGGATATTGCGAGTAACTTCTGCAAATAGATGATTACCTATTGTCATTTTTAAATTGGCAATATCATCATTCGTATCATACATATCAGATTGAGTATAGTATAACAATCTTCTTAATGCAGAATACTTATCAGGAATGTTAAGTAATTCTTCCCTTAGTCTAGTTGGAGACTCTAATATTTTGGTGTATGCATCTTCTACTATCTTATATATAGCTGATTGATTATCAAGTAACTGGGAATGAGAATAAACGTAACTTAATGCCCCAAGTAATTTAGGCTGATTATATAAATCATTCTTATTAATTACAACTAAATCTCTTGAATTACCAAGAAATGTTTGAGTTGGAGAATCAGTTACTAGAAAACTCAATCTATTACCTTTACCTCTATCCATTATATCTTTAAAGGCAGTAAAGAACTCCGAATTAGGAACTCCCACTCTTTTATAGATTTGACTTAGTGCATAATGATTAAGGTTTCCCATTAAGTTTTCAGCTATGTATGTATTTCTATCTGTTATATCATTTGGAATTTCTTTAGTTGAAGATATAGATTCTGTCCCTCTACTATTTAAATCTATGTTTAGGTCTTCCAATTGACCTGCATAGTTCGGGTCTTCTGCAATAGCAGAGATAATATCGTCTAGGGTTGCAGACTTTTTCAAGTCCACATCCCTAAACTTATATATCTTATCTCCAATGGTAAATTGAATACAATTACTCATCGCAAGTTAATTTTATTTCAGCTTTATTGTTTGAAATTAGATTTACTAATTTGGATATCAAGTCATTTTTAGTTTCTGTTGCAAGTCTTGTAAACCCTTTAGTTAAGAATGGAAGTAACATTGTATTGTTATCAGTAAACAAGTCTAATGTACTCTTTTCTCCATAATTACTTTCTTTGATTACAATCTTTCCAGCTTCACTGTCATATTCTTTTGTAAATCTAGTTCCATTTGGTTCATTATATTTAATAAGTCTTACATACAAATCATCAAGTTTATAATCTTCTCCTTCAACAAGACCGTTAGTTCCTTCGTTAAGATTAGGATTTTGCTTTGCTTCAAAGTCCATAAATTTAAGAAGTAAACTATTTCTAACTTCAACTTCATCATTCTTTGTTTTCATACTTAAGGAGTTTTCAAATATCTTAGTAAGAGTATTATCTCCAAAAGCATTTTTACTAACCAACAGGTTATACAAGAAGAATAAGTCTCCAGTAGTCATATTTACATCTGGAAGAGGTCTTGTGTACTTAATTTCGTCGAACGCTTTTAAGTAATTAGAGTAAGCAATCTCATTTGATTCTTGCTCAAGATTTCCTAAATCAATAGGAAGTTTATATAAGAAATTATAGTCTTGGAAGCTATTCTTAAAGTATGTGCTTGTCAATGCTTGTATGAATTTATTCTTAGGATTCATTGCTTTCATATTTGGAATAAATTCTTGTTCAAACCACATCTTAAATGTTGCTCTATCATATACATTAGCAAAGTCAATTATTTTACCAGAAGTAGCAACAGGAACAACCTTTCCTAAGCTATTATACATCCTACTTCCCGGAGATAATGAAATCTTATTAGCAAGTTCAGTCTTTAAGAACTTCACAATAGTAACATCACTTACGAATCTATTAATCTCTCCCATGTCTTTGGGAGTAAGTTGACCAATAGCCTTAGATTGTAATGCGGACATTGCCAGATTCTTAGTAAGAGTATATTTAGAAGCATAGAATCCCAAAAGTTTATCATCCACCGCCATCGCATTTAACATTTCATTAAAGTGAGGAACAGATGTGATAATATCCAAAATATTGAAAGTATCTTTAGCTTGTTCGTAAGCATCAATCATTTCTTGTTTATATTCTGGATTTTGGATAAACTCAATAAGATTGAAGTTTGGAGTAATATAACCTTCATCATCTGGACTAAGTTCATTCTCTTTATTAAATGAAGAGAATTTTCTATTAACAAAACTTTCTATTTGGTTAATATACTTAATCTTATCCATTAATTTAGTTTTAATACCTTGGTTCAAGCTTCCCAATCTACCAAGTCTGGTAAGTTCATCTGACTTTTTCTTTAACTCTAATAATACTTTCATATTATGTAAGTCTCCTTCTGTCAGTGTATTAAGTTCAGCCCTTCTTCTTTTCAGCTCATTTACATATCTTGAGAATATGTATCTAAGCTGTTCTGCTTTGTTCTCTTCACTGTTATATATTCTAAAGTCTTCAGAATTTTCAGATTGCATCCAATCTTCTTCAGATTCTAAAGCTCCTTCCCATTCTAATTCAAGTTCAGCTCTACTCTTTCTCTTAGCTAATTCCTTCTTATATATTTTAAGCGGAGTATTACTGTTATAAGCATAATCCAAAATAGCATCTAAAACCTTTTGATTGGTTATATTATTAAGGATATTATAGAACTTAGTTTCAGTTTTCATAATTTCCTTAAGTTCAGCCCCAATCTCTGGGTCATTAGACAATTTAGCTAATGTATCATTACCCCAATCTATAATTGATTGTTGATAAATTTGAGGTATATAACTATCAGGGTCAGCTAATTCAGTATAATATTTAACAGCTCTATCGAGATTATTTCTCTTACCGTCAATATACAGAATATTAGTCTTAGCTTTATTTTGAGCCATTGTTACAGCTCTTGTTGTCATAAAGTCAGAAGCTGTTTTAAAATCTACTCCAGTCGCAAATAAATAAATGTAAACAGATGCAAGGTCTGGACCAGCATTAATCTTTTCAAGAATAAGTTCCTTAGCATTATCAGTAGCAGCAGATAGAAGCACAGAGTCAGTTAAGAATACGTCTTCTTGGAATCCTCTCTTAATTATTGCTTCTGCAAGACTTAATAATGCGGGATTAGTTGTTGGGTCTACCTTAACATTTGGAAGTGTAGGACTCTGTTGAATAATGTGTTTATTACCTTCATTGTCATATACTTCTATTGTTCCCTTGTTTTCACTATTCTCATTATAGAAAGTATATCTGTTCAGATTATCTTCTGTTGCCTTACTTAATTTCTCATTATAATAGTTAAGTAAGATAGAGAATACTTTAATACCAGTAGCATACACACCAATACCGTCTTTACCGATAGAGTTCTGGTATTGTAAAATTACTCTAGCTCCCGGATTTTCATTAGATACTAGCTTACTAAACTGTCCTGATGTTGAAGCAGCAGCAGCATCTTGTGCAGGCCCCATTGAGATAGGCGATGTAGCAGAAACCACGTTTTTAACATCAGCTCCAATTCTCCATAAAGCATTAAATACTTTATTCTTAATTGCTTCTTGATAATCAGCTTCTCCAAGTTCATACTCATTATGGATTCCTATTAAGTCAATTAATTCTTCATCAAGACCTGCAATTTTAACCATATTAGCATTTCCACTTGGCGGGAATTTACTTACTTCTCTCATTAGATTTACTAGACTTCTGAATAATACGGGGTCATGTGTAATTTCATCGTAAGTCTTACCAAGTAAGTTTGAATAATCACCTTCAAGAGGGAATCCCACTTCATTATCTAAGAAATATTTATACCCAGTTGGGAATGGTAAATCGTGAGATATAGAAAGTAATTCTTGGCTATTGAAGTTAAATAAGGGACTCCAATTATAATAAATACCTTGATTAGAGATACTAGCTCCTAACATGAAGGCTTTATCAATATCGAAGTCAGAACCTTGATACCAGATTTGTTCTACTGGAACATAACAAATATTTGTCTCTGATTCAGTAAACATTGCTACTTTCATATTCATGAATGACTGCATAGACTGTGAAGGGATACGAGCCACAATGAATTTCAGAGCTTCTTGCCAAGAAGTGAAAGTATCTTGTGCAGATTTCTTAATTCTTCTTTCAAGATTTAAAGCTGTCTGCTCATTTACTTCATTTGCAATATCGTATTTATCCTGTTCTGTTTCAGCTTCTTTAAGAGCATCATACCATTCTTCTAATATAGCTTTATCTTCTAAGGAAGTAAACATTGAATTTATCTGTAACGGGAATAACGTTGCAATGTTTCCAGAGCTATATCTATATACAGCATTGCTATACAATTTGGATTTATCAATTCCTCTTAAAGTATCTACATCAGACGTGACTAAGACTTGTCTACTTTCTCCAGCAGATGTAATATAATTATAGAATTTAGAATCATCATCAATTCTGTAACCTATCTGTCCATCTACTATGACATAGTTTTTACCATTAACTGTAGTCTTTTCAACTCCTTTATCTTCAACCATAATTCCATCCTTTATTAAAGAATCAATTCTAGCTTTAGATGCAGGATTATTACTTAACATAACATGTAAATGTTGTTTATTGTTCTTGACAAAATACATGTCATAATTGTTACTACCTATATCAGTATTTAAGATTTCTCTTTGTCTTCTTTCAAAGAATAAAGGTCCAGTTGTTTCAATTTCACTTAGAGAGTCACCAATCTTCAATCCGAATTTGGAAGCAGTGTTCTTACCAATAGCAAGTTCATTAGCATCGAATCTATCTTCTGCAACTTGGGCAAAGATATTCTCTCCACTTCTATAAGCTACTGGGATTCTATATCTTCCTTGTGCTATTTCAGCTAAATCATCAGTGATTAAGTCTCTTAAATAACCATTGATTTCTCCCTTGTCAGTATTAAAAGTAATTGTTCTTCCATACTTATCTTGGATTCTTTGAACTATTTCATTCCAAGCTTGTAATTGTGTTGGATTATTCTTTACATTGTCTGCCCAGTTTTTTTCTTTTAAATCCCAAGAAAGTCTTGAGGTATCTAAGTCATAAGCATCAAATGTAGTAAATCCATTAGAAGAACTTCCATCAACTAATTTAATAACATGGTTTGCAGAACGTAGATTTCTACCTTTAGAGCCAAGACGTTTAACAGATAATATTCCATTAAGTCTCATATCCTTTAGGTCTATAATACCTATCGTTCCTGGAACTTTACTACGATAGTTAAGAACTTTAACAGGTTCTCCGCCTTGTATTGAAATCCAGTCACCAGCTCTAATTTCTCCAATCTCTACTTCTGTATCCATTTTTCTAAAGATTGCGTCTCTTTCGGCAGGAGTATTAACTCTTCCAAGAATATCAGAATACTTAAGGATTCCCCCGTCTGGGCTGTCATATACTGTAACAATATCATGAGAAGGATTCAAAATAGCTTGAAGTCCTGCATATTTACGTTTAATAATATCTCTATTAATTCCGTTAGTAAATCCATTAGTAAATACACCAAAGATATTATTATCGTCAAATGGAATCTTATATGCCATATCCTGTAAAGATTTATCACTAAGAATGTCTTTCTTTACTAATTCCATATAAGCTCCTGCAAGTCCCAATCTGTCTTTATCTCCGGTCGAGAATGTTCTTAATAAGTCTCTACCTAAGATTTTATATACTCTAGTTTTATCCTCTTCACTATTTGCATCAAAGTTATATTCTCGTAAACCTCTAGCAATTACTCTACCAATATCTTCATACACTTGATTAGCCATCCCATGACTCGTACTCATTTGTTCAAGTGCAGAAATAACCTGTGTCATTTCAGATACTTCAGCTTCATCAACACTGTGTTCAGCATTTAGCTGGATTCCAATGAAGTCTGGCTTGATATTGATATATGTAAGTTGAGAACGTTGATGTTTCTTTCTAGTATTATCTAGAATGTCTAGTAAATAGTTTCTTCCTACATTAACAATTCTATCAGGAATTTTATTAAGGTAAAGGTCTATCTTATTCTTCCAATCCTTAGTATTTGCATCATCAACCTCTCCTCTATTTCTGCTTCTATCTACAAATTCATCAGGATTCATGGAGAGAGCTTTGTCAATTTCTTCAAGTCTTCCAGTTTCGTCTAAAGCCTGTAATAAGATTGAATCAGAGAAGAATAATCTCTTTCCTTCTTCATTGGCTCTAGCCTTTGCTGTTTCATAAAGCCCAAGTAGGAATTGTCTATATTCCTCCGGAGATTCTCTTTTGTAGTCTTGACGAGTTTGACCCTCTTTAAGTCTTTTATCGATAAAGCCTTTTATTGCATTACCGTAATCATCATCAAATGATAGGAATGAATCATGTCTTGCCTTTGCGTATGTTTTACCAATAGCGGGATGTCCATAAATAACTCTATCAGAATCCTCAAGAGCCTGTATATTTGGGTTATATCCGTTCTTGAATAATCTTCCTGGATTTACATTAGCCATACCGTTTTTAACTGCGCCAGCAGTAGCAAGGTAAGCGATACCAGAGAATTTCATTGGTTGATAGTATGTATTTTGAGATACATCTTCATCGAAACCAGTTGGATAAATATCAATTCTAGCTCCATGACGTCTAGCTTCTTGGATTAGAGGAATATCATCAATATTGTTTCTATTGAAAGCTACTTGATTTCCCACTTCTGTTAGCTTGTCTAATGAAGATTCGCTTTCTTTTAAAGTTTTTCCGTCTCTTGATACAGAGAACTCTCCACCTAAAGCCATCCATAAATCATAGTTAGTATCAATTCTAACCTTAATTTTTTCAGTGATAATAGAGCCATCTCTCTTTAAAGCCTGACCATTCTTATCAATTTGGGTTCTAGTGATTTCATATGTATTGTCAAGGTTGCCATTTTCATCATAACCTATCTTATTAAGCTTCTCAATATTATTAATGCTCCAATACTTAAGAGTATTGATGTCTCTATACATTTGTCCATTGTAAGAGATTTTTCTTCCATTTCTATCAACTGTAATATCAAGATTTGGAATATCCCATTGAACATCAAGCATTTGTTTTAATAAAGAGTTACCTATAACATCACCAGTTTGTGCTGCTCTTAAATATTCATTAGTAACAGCAAAGGTGGCACACTTTAGTAATCCAGAAGATAAATAATTTGAAAGAGAGAAGTACCCAAGTGGTTTTCTATGAATAGGACTCATCTCAATTTCTTCAAGAGAGTTCTGTTCATATCTTGCAATCATAGGATTTAAGAAGATACCACCATCAAATTGTGTAGCTCCATCATCATCTCCTTGTACATTAAATACTGGAGTTTTTAAGTCTTCAATTACTGCAAGTTTATAAGTATCAGGGATACCAGTAATCTTACCTTTAATGAATGGATGAATTGTAGCTCCAACTACTACACCTCTCTTATACATGGCTGTTGTTCTTGCTGCTTCTTCATTAATTTTATCAATTAGAGAAGCATCATTCGCAACTGCTGCTTTCTTAGCTGGATGCAAAAATGGAAGCCCAATAGTTGCTGCATTATAGTTATCACTAACTAAGTTGTCAATAGATTTATAAAGGTCGAGGTCAGGATTAAGTACTACTTCGTAGTCTGTATTTCCTGCAACTTTCATAAAGTCTACATCTTCAACTATGTCATATTTACTTCCATTCTTTTTAAGAATATAGTAATTATTTAGTCTTTGTGTTCTGTTATCAATCCAGATATTTTCGTAAGTTGCCTTTTCATCAGACTCTATATGTAATTTATTATATAGTTCTTGCTTAGCTTTAGGAGTAAGTCTATCAACAAAGTCTTTTTGAGAAGCTGTTCTATCAATGTTTTCAGTAAGAGTAGTAATTTCCTTACCAAATTCATCATATAAATCGAACTTTACATCACTCATCTTAAGAGTTAGAGCATATAATTTGTCCTCTTCTCTTTTCTTAGTCCAATAGCTATCACTGATATTATCCAGAGTAGATTGATTATCCTTATTCTTTAAAGAATAATTTCTTATATTCTCAAGTAAAGTAGTATTAAATGCTAATCCCTTTTTTGTTTGAATATAATGTACTTCTGGGAGAACAGTAATATCTGTTCCTTGAGACTGCAACATATAGATAGCGTTATGGATTGTATCTGTATCCAGTTTAGATAATAGGGGAATGAAATCTTCAACAGTTAGGTCTTCTTTAAAGCCATAATATTCATAACTTCCTTCATCACCTATATATTGAGTTCTTTTCTCCATTAAAGCTCTAACTTCTGGACTTAATTGCTTATAATCAGTCTCATCATATTCTCCAAGTTCATTTATAAATACTCCATTAGATGCAGTAAATAATAGCTTGTAATCCTCAACAAGCTGATTTGCAAGACCTTGATACATTCCATGTAATGTAGAGAATCTTAATTGATTTATTTCATTGACTGTTAAATCAGACAAAGACTTACCTTCAAACAGATTATTTCCATATATGTCTTTAAAGGATAGAGTTTTATATAAATCGACTAGTTTTACCCAAATATTTGATTTATCAGAATATGTAGTTGGCTGAATTGCAACAATTCCTGCAAGCTCATTTGACTGTCTATTTGCAGAGTTTTTATCTCTGGTTTGTAAATAGTCAAATACAAATTGAGAATACAATAACTCATTTGCTTGCATTTTGAAGATATTCTTTGAAGTTCCCTCTGAATTAGTAAAGTCAGTCTTTAAAGCTGTTCCTGTTAATAGTCCATCAGTACTAATAAACAAGTTACTATTCATTGGATTTTTAGGATTAAAATTGGCAACGCTTCTTATATCATTTAATATATAAGCATCATCATTACCAGCACTAGTCAAACGATACTTTGGGAGGTTATTCCCATCAGCATTTTTTACATAGCTCTTTGTGGTGTCTCTATTATTTGCAGCAATAGTTCTACTTAAAGCAATCAATCCTCTAAGTCCATCAAGTACACCACCAATTCTTAAAGAGTCAAGTCTTCTATCATAATATGTTGAAGCTTTACTATCCTCTGGAACTATTCTTGAATATCTAGTAGAAACAACATCCTTTAAAGTTTCTCCTGCTTTAACCGCAGCATCTTTAGCATCAGCATTAACAATAGTAGCCATAGCCACATTTAAGAATCCTTTTAAGTCTTCCGCATCATTAACCTCTGTTGCCGTTTCAATAAATGTCGCATCAATAGGTTTTCTCATAACATCCGAGAAGAATTGTCCCCAACCACTTCTATTACTTAGTAATTCAGATAGGTAGTCTTGAACAATAGTTCCATTCTTAGTAAGAGCTTTATTTGATAAGTTGTAATTATAATGTGCTCCCCCAATATTAAAGGTAATATTACTTACAACTCCATCAGCATCTTCAACTGGAGCAATTGAGTGTTTAGAGAATATATCAGAGAAATTATCATAAGTACTTTGAATCATTAAGTGCTTTTCTAAGTCAGTTCTCTTTTGAGAGATTGCTTCACTGTCTAAGTAACTTACTACGTATTTACCTGTCTCTGGATTATATTTGTATTGTAGATAACTTACAGGGGATGTCTTATTAATATGGTTCAATACCATTGAAAATAAGTTCATTTGGTCTGGACTAGTTATACTACTTTCTAAAGAAGCTAAGCTAGAAGGATTTGTCACATCAAATACTGCACGTCTTACACTTCTAAAGGTTGGATATAATGTTGCATCATTTCCTTTAAAGTATGTTTTACTATTATTGTATGCAATATTAATAATTTCCTTAATAGCTTCTCTTGGATTGTTTCTTATTTCTCTAGTAATACCTGGGTTATTTTCAGAAATATTTCTAAAGATTCTAGTAAGTGAGTTGAATGTTTTAAATTCAACATATTGTCCAGTAGGATTATTATGTTCATCTACCATAGGTATAGAGTTAACAAACATCTGAACAGCTCCATTAACGTGCTCGTTAATATCTTGGAGTTCATTATTATAATCCTGTTTAATATGCTTTCCTAAGTTAAAGGTGTATTTATATCCAGCTTTAGGGTCTATATGTCCTCCTACGAATCCTCTTGCTACCTGAATAATATTCTTACTATAACGCAATAAGAACCCATCAAAGTTAGTAAGCATTACATATTTATTATATGCATTGATTCTGTCTTGGTCAGTTGATACAAATACTCCGTCTTTTACATCTTCAAAGAAGTATATTCTTGCATCTCTAATAAGATTGTTATAGGCTTCTAATTGAAATTCTCTTCCTGCATACATTTGAGTAACAGGGCTTCCTATTTCCTTTGCAAGTTCTTGGAAGATTTGATTCTTATACATTCTAATAGAATCATTTAAATCTCTATTAGTAGATATAAGTTTATTGAGATTATAGTTTACGAAGGCAAATCTTGTTAATTCATTTTGAAAATGTCTAACAAATCTTGATTGGTCATTGATATTATCAAATATAGAATCTAATCCTTCGCTAATAGAGGGTATGGGAGCTTGTGGAAAATCGTTAGCTTCTGGTGCTATATTCTTAGCATCTTCATCTATTGATACAATATCCCAATTTTGTTCTATTAAGTCCCTAGTTTCTTTTTCATTTGTGGCAAAGCCAAATAAGCCCTCGTAATTGTCTCTATCATATCTAATCAATTCATTTTGGAGCATACCTAGACTTTGCTGTGATGGAACTACTCCATTATCTTTTATATAGTTTAAGGCAGAAGAGATTATCTCTCTCCTACCTTCAACTGAATCTGGTTCTAATGTGTCAGGGAAATTTTCAGCGGCTGTATCATAAGCTGACCAGATTTCCACTAATTCGGGAATAATTCTACATTTAATCATTTTAGCAGTTTGGTTTTCCTTCGTTATTCTTTCTTATTGAGTCCCTAATAGTATTTAGCTTACTCTTCACTCCTTCAGTAGCATTTTTATCAGCTTCTGCTGGAGCATATTTGTCAATCACCTCTGAAACATCAGCATCTGGATTAAACAATTCTTCAGCTATTGTATTGATGTCTAATGTAGAAAGTAGATTAGCAATTGCCTTTCCTTTATTATAAATCATCAATTTAGGTTTAGTCATTTTAGTGATATCTTCATTCTTACCTAAAGAAGATATTAATGATTGCACTCCCTTATTAAATTCTTCTACAAACTTAATTTGAGGATTTTCGTCTTGAGGTAAAGGACGTATATCCTTTAGAATGGCTTCATTTTCCTCAAACCCAAATACATAATCATTTCCATTTACTCTTATAGTAAAGGTCTGTTCTTCTGCATTTAGTTTTATATCACTATCTTCAAGGGTTACAGTATTTATTTCTGTATTTTTCAGTAACTCATTTTCATTTATATGTTCGGCAAACGAAACAATTGCATTAGGGTCTGGAATAATATTATTGTTTTTATCAATAAGATATTCAGGAGTTATTGTCGCAACATCGCTGCTGTTCGTATATAGTCTCCTTGGCAGACTTGCTAATTTATCACGTACCTTACTTATATATTGAGCATTGAACGATTGGATTCTATCTTCAACAGTTTCACCATTTAAGTTGAACTTAGTAATGTCTATTGTCTCTAGCATCCTTTTAATTTCATCCTTTTGCAAAGTTACATTATTTTCCACAGAACTCAAAATATTTGCAATCAAATCTTGTTGTGCGTTAAGTAACTTCATTTTATCACTAATTTGTTCTACTACAGGAGCCTCTTCTACAACTGGCGGACCTTGTACCGGTACAACTTGAGTAGGTTGATTTACTTCAAATTCTTGGTCAGTTTCTACTGCATTATAATCAATATAATAATTCGGAGTCTGAATAGGTCCATCGAAGTATACTTGTTGTTGACCTAAAGCAGATATATAGTATCCAAATTGTACATTGTCATTTCTTGCAGTATCTATACCGTTAGTCCATACTCCATATTTGTACAAGTTTCCGTAGTCGATAGCTTGCTTGAATGTAGCAAAATCACCTGGACCATATTCTGATATAGTATTGTAGAATAAGTGACGAATAACGTTAGTACTTGCTGTAAATCCAGCCATAACTCCTCTCTTAATTAATGGGAGTATCGCAGCTGTTGAAGGTGCTTCGTAGCCTTGTATAGATTGTTGAATCCTTAAAAAGGTTTGAATTGCACGATTCTTTGATTCAGCATTTTTAGTTATTTGTGGGTCTATATCTGGAGAACTGTAAATATCATCATCTGGATTTACTAATTTCTCCAATAAAGTTGTTAAGTTAGAATTAGTCTTAGATAAATTCTGTAAAGTCTTTACAATATAATTTGAAGGTCCACTTGGGTCATACTCTGGAAGAACTCCAAAATCTCTTAGCATTTCGAACTGTTCTGACGGAGAAATAGCCATACGCATATAGTAAGATGTATTCTTTACAGAATATTGGGTGTTACTGTCTTGAGCCTCAACTTGTCCAGCTGCTTTAGTAGTTTTAACTGGTTTAAGTCTACCCATTACCAAGCTAGGGAATGAATTTTTTAAATCATTCAGCATATTAGTAATTTTGGCCTTTACTTCATTAAGAGAAGATTCGCTTACCTTAATTCCGTCACCAGTGGGGTCAACAGCAATTTTATCCTTTTTAAGGTCTTCTTCTGACGGAAGCAGATTATTATTAAAGGTTTCAACTCCTTGATTATAAAGCTCAATATCTTGGACTGTTGCTTCTTTAAGTCTTAACATACTGTATAAGAATCTAGCAGCTTCCACTGGTCTAGCCAGCATGAAGAACTCTTTAGCACCATAGATTTTTCCTCCACCTTCTCCTTCAAGTCTTCCCCATTCTTTCATAAAGTCAATCAGAGAAAGTCCTCTAAGATTTAAATGTCCTTTTGTTACTTCAAAGAAAGGTGCAGTTTCATCAGTTCCTAAATACTGCATTTTCTGTAAGTGTCTATCAAGTAATTCTGAAGTAGTAACATTCCATAAATCATCACTCATAAAGACTGTAGGATATCCCTTAACAACTCTCTTAGCCTTTCCGTCAAGTTCAACAGCACCATCCATATAAATATCACTGAACAATATTTCTGGATGCTCTCTCATAGTTTGGTCAAGAGTTTTACCCCTGTTGTACTTTTGTCTGACCATATCTAACTTGTTATAATTCTTATTCTTAAAGATTTTATTACCAAAAGAAATTCCTTTCTTTTTAGCTTTAAAGTCAGTAAGTCTGAAATATACTTGTCCTTTTTGGTCTATTTTGGAATTAAGAGTTGCTCTATCATTTAAGATGTCTACAAGTTCTGTATTACCTGAATTTTGTATAATCTTATCAATGGCAGTAGTACTTCCTAGAGTGATGTCTAAATATCCATCTTTAGTCTTTAATTGGAATACTATTCTTCCGAATAGCTCATCCTGTTTAAGCTCTTTAAGATTTTCTACATTATAAGCCTTATCATATCCAGGTTTATATTTAGTTAATTTAAGTAGCCAATTACCCTTTGCAATAGCTGCTTTGAAACTCCTAAATTTATCTTCAGATAATTTACCATTAAAGTATAATTCAATAAATGGTCTAAGAGCTTTATATTGTTCAGAACCAGCTGATGATAACTTAGTTCTTACTATGTCTTTTAATTCAGATGCTGGCCTCTTAAATAAAGACCTCATGTAAGCTAATGAAGAAAGTAAATCAATACCTTGTCCGGACTCTAAATTAATGTCTCTTATGTCCTCAATAGTTTTTCCACTTATTAGATTTGAGAATCCTGATAAGTCTTCATCAATTCCATTAGTAGATTTATAAGGTTGAATAATTCCATCCTCGTTTATATTAAGAGCAAGGTGGTTATAGTAGCTTCCCATAGACATTGTTCTTGCCTTAATGTCAGCATTTGGGTCACCAGTAGTTTCTTCATCCATCTTCTGTTCGATTTCTTTCAGTGCCTTAGGTAAATCATTTTCTTCAAAAACATTTCTTTTCATTACCTCTGCAGCAGCTTCATCATCCTTAGAAGTATCATAAAGACCTTTATTCTCATTGGATGTTTCTTCCCCAGTGTTACCGTCAGTTGCAGGAATTTCTTTTGGAGTAGCCGGGACTGTTTCCCCCTCCTCTTCTCCTTCTGTTGTAGCCACTGGAACTTCCTCTGTATCTGGCTTAACATCCTTTAAAACACTAAGAATTAACTTCTTATATCCGTCAATATCATCAGCCTTAAGTTCAGAAGTACTTGTTGTAGAAGTTCTATCTGATTTAGCAACCATGTTATAGTTTTTCTTAACTATTAAGTTACCATCAGCCGAACGACTCATTAAAGTATAGAAGTATTTTAAATCCTTAATGAAAGTATTCTGATTAGTCGTATCAGTCCAATTAACATCAACAATAGTATATTTAAATTCAGAACCTTGAACGTCTCTCGAGTCTCTTACTACTACTTGTTCAGGATATTTTTCTTCAAATTGATGGAATACATCTTTTCTAAAGTCAGAGAGAACATTGTCAGTGATTAAGGCAATTCTTTCTCCTTCTTTCAGATTATTAATAAGCCCTTGTATGTAATCAACATTCAACTCGCTTTCATCAACTAATTTATCTCCATGAAGAATTATTTCTTTATCAGTTCTAAGTTCATAGTACTTTAATAAAGACTTACTTCTAATGTCCCTCATTATAGATTTAATGTTCAATTGAGTTCCATTAAGTTGACTGTCTTGTTCTTTATCAATAAGTTCTGATAATATTGAAGATACTTTATCTAGATTGTCTTTCTTATGAACATTGTTAGCTCTAATACTTGAAGTAAGTACAGGGGTTCCAAAATACATTCCAGTTAAATCAAGTTCTTCTCCATTTCTTGGATTGATTACTCCTTCTTGTTTATTATCCCCAAGAGCATATATAATCATATCCTTATCAGTAAACTTGCTTAAGCTAGAAAGCATCTGCATTTCTATACCAGAAAAGTGAGTAAACTCATCAACAAATAACACATCAGGTAAAGCTGCAATATTTACATCCTCTTCTGTCAAGAAGTCTTGATTATATATTTCAGGATTTCCATCTACCAAATAAGGAGTTTCTCCCTTTTCTTCCGGTGGATTTCTAAATTCAGAAATTGCTTTCTTTACTTTTTCCCAACCAGATTCGGTAAGTAATGCTTGCCATAATTGAAGTCTATCATAGCTTTTATCAATTCCTAATGTAGCAGCAAGTCTTTCTCCTACGTCAGCTTTAGGCCCAGATACCATTACAGTAGCATCAGGATTATCAATCTTTATCATGTTGTAAGCTACCTTAGCAACACCAGTTGATTTACCTGTCCCAGCTCCTCCTAATACAGTAATAATGTTCTTTGTAAAGGTATTCTTTGTATAGAACTCTTTATTTTGAATTGGCTTAAACTCATAAGTCTTCTGTAAGAATTTATTAAATAATACAGGATTCTTATATAAAGCAAACATTTCTTGAACACTGAACATCTGATTATAAAATGGAGCATGAGAAGGATTACTAATAATAGCCTTTCTTAGCACACTCTGCATTTCTTCTGGATTAACTGCCAGAGTACTTAGTAAGTAAGTAGCAAGGTCAATACCTTTAATATCTTGATATGTGCTATTTCTCTTGAGTTTGGAAGCACCATAATCATTATAATCAATAATATCAGTTCCAGCTATTTTACCTATAATTTCTTCTTTTTGTTCAGATGTAAGTCCAGAGAACTTATCGTATAAAGCCTTACTAACTCTTAATAATACTTCATTGGAGAATCTTAACGATTCTTCGTCATTCTTACCATTAGCAATAATTTCTTGCAATTTAACAAGTTCATCACCAGTTAATAGGTCTTCTTCAATGAATGTTTGTTCATTTTCATCAGCATCAGTATAGCTTAGGTTCTTTAGTCTTGACAGGGTAGAATCGGCAGTGTTTCCACTTAAAATAAGTGCAAACATACTATTTAATCTGCCCATAGTTTTACTACTATCAACAGTCTTACTACCACTATTCATATCATTAACTGCAAGTAACCATGCAATCCTTTGCTGAATATTATATAGTTCAGTTTGAATAGTTTGAGCTTCTTCTTGAGTCAAAGGAACATCTTCTTGAGCTCCCATGTTTCTCTTATATTGATTAGCGATATCAATCATATTAAATACTCCCTCATTTCCAGTAAGATACGGAATAATAGAGTGACTTAATATTTGAGTTGCAGTATTTGCAGTTTCAAGTTGCTCTCTAGTAAGCTCGTTACTAATCACATAGTCATATAAAGAAGCTGTACTCTTGTAGTCTCCTTCTTCTGCCTTTAATAGTTTGAATACATCTTCACCAATAAGGTTAGTAGATAGTCTTCCTAACATATCCCATACAGGATTCTCCTGCATAGCAGCAGTGGATATTTTATCAATTTCACCTAATAAGCCAATTCTGTCAGCATCTAAATTTAGATACTCAAGTAACTGTTTATTAAATACAGAGAAGTCTGGATTCTTTTTAAATGATGAATTTAAAGAATTTTCATTTATATTTCCATCAGTTAGGATTCCACCAAGCAATTCTTCTGAATTAGCTCCAGTAAACTCTGTGGTAAACATATCCATGAACACATTCTGCATTTCATTTTGAGTTAGAGCATAATGTCCTTCTTCGTCCTCAAATACATATTCTCCTTTAGAGTCTCCAAGTTCTTCAACTATGGCAGGGTCTACTTCATCTATCTTACCTAAGTAAGTAGAATTACTAGTAAGAATATCATTATAATAAGAGTCTTCAAAAGTAAATCCTTTGAATGGGTCCATGAACATTGTAAGTCTATTTACAAAGCTTTCAGGGCTAAATCTATTATAGCTTTGTTTAACTGTATCAATCATTCCCTTAGTCTCTGCATCAATAAAGCCAGTAGATTGAACTATATTGTTTATTGATTCAAATAAGACTTGTAACTCTCCAGTTCTTCTTTGATTAAGTATTGGGTCAATACCTATACTCATATGTTGTCTCATATTCTCCAACATATTTTTTAGGTTCTGAACGTATGCTTTACCGAAGGGTTTAGGACGTTTCTTATCACTTCCTGGGTCTGCGTTCCAGATTTCTCTCTCCAGATAAGAATCAACTATCTTTGCTTTTTGTTGAGCACTATATACATTCTCTTCTGGATTAAGTTCTGCATCAGCAATGATTTGGTCATCACTTCTTCCATTTCTTACTTCTTCCTTATATTCAGCAATTTCTGTATCACTAAGTTTAGAAATGTTTTGAGAATCATTAAGTTTAGATATTACATCATATAATTGAGACTTATATTTATACATTTGAGAGTCTCTATATCTAAGAATAGGTTCAGCTGTTTCAGCTTTTAAGTTCTTAAATATTTCATAACCAAGGTTTATTTTTTCTTTTTGGTCTGATTGAGTATATTTCTCGTAGTCAGCTTCTAGGTCTTTCTTTTGCTGTTCTGTTGCAGTAGCGTAGTTAATACCTCTTACATATCTTGAATAAGCATAGATATCAGGAGCTGCAAATGGAGACATTAAACCTCTATTTAATTTATATGCCATCATTTCAGCATATTCTCCAGCTCTTTTTCCAGATAGAGTATCATCTACTCTCTGTTTATATTCATCATATCTTTGCTTAATCTTACCCATTTCAGAGTCTTGAGGGTTACTCTTCATTTCTATTGCAGCAGTAATAAGACCTTGTAATTGTTGTTGGAAGTCGTATAGGATTTCTTCTCCTACACCAGTATCGGCAAGTTGTTTCAATCTGAAATCTTTCATCAGAGAGTTATTAACAACTTCATCATCCTTTAGATTATATCCTTCATTATTAATTACAGAATCAACTGCATATAGATAATTAATAAGAATATTGCCTAATATATTATTCTGACTGTCTTCTCTTTTCTTAGCTGGCTCATAATATACTTGTCCATCATCAGTTGTATTAGTAGATAAGTTCATAGAAAGAGTAGTAGAACCTACTTCTCCCTTATCAATACTCTTCTTTAATAAGTCTACTGATTTCTGAACTCCATTGTTTCTAATCATAGTTGCAATATCTATGGCTAGATTTTCAGGAATATTCTTTTGGATATTAGGAACTCCGTCTCTGATATTTTCCATTTTAGTAATAGCAGAGGAGATAGCTTCACCCACAGCACCCCCAAGAGCTGACATTAAGTATCTTTCTAAAGGATTACTTTGAGTAAACTCATAGTTACCTCTTTTTTGAGTCCATCCAAGTTTGTTAAATGTCCAATCAATTACATTGCTACTTTCGAATATTACATCCTGCAATGCTTCTTCTGATACTTCTTCAATAGATTCCTTAACAGAATTGGCAATCCAGCCCTCTGGGTCATTTACTAAATGTTTTTCATAAAAGCCTTTGAATTTCTCACCTAGATTTTTAATCCATTTAATTTTTCCGGAGTTAGTAATGTTAGAGGATGTTTTTTCAACTAATTCAAGTTGAGGTTTCATCTCTTTGGTAAACTCTCTAATAAGTCTCTTATTAGCTTGTTTTAAATCATCAAGACCTAAACCACTAAGAGCCACTTCTCCAAGAGAGGAATTAAACAGCTTACTAAATCCATATAATGCAGCACCCATACCAATGGCAGTAGTGACATCACTAAACCCATTTTCTTTAAAGGTGTCATACATGTCTTTAGATTGAGTCATAGCCATGTAGAATTGAGAGCCATTTTTAGCAAAATTATTAATAGCTCCTTGTTTAGCTGTAATGGCATTTAATAGGTCATTTCCTACTAACTTAGTATAATCAGAAGCAACATCTCCGTCTTTAATAGCTTGACGTAGAGTTTTTCCATATTTCTTTAAATAATCAGCATTATGTGCTTCTACAAAGGCTTTAGAGTTCTTAGCACTTCTAGCATCCCATCCAATCCATTGTGGGATTTTAGCAATACTTCTTTGTTGATAAAGTTGACCTACTACATCAGTTACTAAGTTTGCAAATTGTTCATAATTGAACATTCCTTGATTTCCTGCGTCACTTACAGATGAATCAAACTTTCTAACTGAAGAGTCAATTTTATTAAGGAACTGCCATAGACCTGGCTTTTTAGAAGCAGTATCATCTCCGATAGCATCAATTACAGTCTTACCAAATACTGCCAATGCTTGACCGAAATATGCAGATGCAGTAGCAATACCATAAGCCTGTCCTACATAAGGAATAAATAATGGGGCAATAGTGGCAATCATTTTTGCAGTAGTTCCTGCCACGCTCTTATCAATTCCGTCAGAAGCTAAGAAATTATATTTATCCCATTTAGAGCCAGTAGTGGTTAATGTATCAGTCCAGTGCAAGAAACTCTTATTAGCTGCATCTCTATCTCCTAGAGTTTCATAATATGGCATACCATTTGCATTAAGTTTATAGTCTCCCGCAAAGTGCTTGATGTCTCTACCATATTCGTCTTTGTGATATCCATCTTCTTCCCACTTAGCTTCTACTAATGGTTCTATAAACATGAAATCGAAGAATCCACTCTTATCATCATCGTCTGGAGTCCAGTCAAGCTCTTTTCCAGTTTTATAGTCTACAACTCTTTGAGTTTGAGCTGCTTCTCTGTAAGACCTAAGAGCTTTACCTTCTCCAAATAAGCTATTAATACCTTGTGATTTAAGAGTAGGATTAGATACTTTTTGTACAATAAACAAAGGTTTTTGAGATGGAGTACTTCTGTCAGATAAAATATCTAACGGGCTTTTAACCATATTACGAAGGAATGTATCTTCAATGTTTCCTTGTACAAAAGTATTATATGTTCTTACAGCGCTATCATAGAACTGATTATATAATTTTTCATCAAAATTACCTTCAGCATCCTTGAATTGGTCTTGCACTGCCTGTATATCTTTATATGATTCTCTATCTTTTAAACCTGTATTAGCTGCATCTAATCCAGCTTCTTTAAAGTTTTTAAAGTCTTTGTCTGGATTGTATAGTATCGTTGCAAACCAATCGTTTTGTTGTACATTTTCCATATTCTAATCAAAATTTGTTTTTACTAGAGGTCTTCTGTTATTAGCAATTTGACCTTCTCTAATTAGCCTGTTAGCATCAAATGTAGATTTAGGAAGATTAATATTACCAGTTTTAGCTGCTGAACTTACATAGTCACCAGACATTGGCATATAAATAGTTCCTCTATACATATCTGAAACATTTCCAAATATTTCCCATTCCCACCAAGAATCGAAGTCATAATCTCCTTTCTTGTTACCATTTCTGGCAGGGTCATTTATAATTTTCATAGCAGCATCCTTCCAGTGTTTTCTTTCGTCTCTGCTAAGTTTATCAACACTCTCATTTTCGTTTACTATTCCGCTCTGTTCATCATCAGAAGCAACTCCTGTCATTGCTATGAATGGTCTTAGTAATCCTCTTTCATAAGCAGACTGTGGATTCTGCATGGCATCCCAAAATGGACCTATTCCTGCTGCTTCATAAGCTTGTCTTCTTTCTACATCAGACACATTACCTTTTCTTCTTAAATCATCCTCAACTTTTTCTATAATACTAATAATTCCAAGATTGGGAGCAATTCCACCATTTGGTGTATTAGTATAAGGTAACCATACTTGTGCAACTCCTTCTGATGGGTCATATACAAGTTTACTGAATTGAGTTGGGTCTACTTTATTGTCACCAAAGTAAATAGAGTTTTGTAAAACTGCTGAACCATAACCTGCACTCTTCAATATTGTATCGAGAGTGTTCATTCCCAATCCTTCTCCTGTTTTAACATCTTGGGGTTCTGCCCACCAATTAGCTGATGTAGTATATTGATAATTGGAATGAGGATTCAAAGTATAGTCTCTCTGTACAGTAGATTGACCATTTACAATTGCATCAAGTTGTTTTAAATCATTTCTCGAACCACTTCCACCATCTCCTGTACCACTAATAGTTCCAGTAAGTTTCTCTTCGTAGTTTTGTGTAGTTTCAATAGTAGTATCTAATTGAGACGCTATTAGTTGAGTTATTAAATCTAATGCCCCTTTCTTAGGATTCTCTGTATTTCCAGATTTAACCTCTAATAAAGTAATAGCATTTGGGTCTAATGTATCGTAAATATATTGAACTGCTGCTTTTGCAGCCTGATATTGATTCTTATTTAAGAGTCCAGTTTTGTAAACTCCGTCTAAGCCCATACCTGAAAGGTCAGCCCCTTCATTTACAATGTTGTTTATATATTCCATACCTTGTATAATGTTCCCCTCTTTTTTATAAGAGTAACCTTCTTTAGATATAGACATAGTTCCCAACTTACCCATTGCTCCTTGAATTATCTTGTTAATAGCTGATATGCCAATACCATTTCTAACTGTATTAAATATATCATTCTTATTAGCCATTTCATCAGAGTGGGCTCTTATATAAAGCAAGTCAGAATTTTTAAGAGCAAAGTATTTATCTCTATTGTTTAAATACTCATCAGTAGATACTTGTTTAATATCTCCCTCTGTATCTTGAACAACCACATTTCCAGTAGTTGTAATAGCAACCTCATTTAATCCCCCATTAGCTTTAACAGTTTCTAATGCAGAATCGTATTCTTTTTTATTAAAGTTAGCATTTTTAATTTGCCTTAATGCTTGAAGGTATCTTGAAGATATTGAAGAAGAATTAATTTTCCCCTTACTAAATAGATTGTCTTGTTTATAAAGCCAACTTAAGTTTTTAATTATCTCATTAGTGTCACTTGGTAATCCATCAATATTATCTACCATTTTAAGTAAATCCTTATCAGTGATTCCCTCTTCTTTGGTACTTGGCTGTACAGCTTGAGGTTGTTCTGCCGCACCTGCATTTGTAGTGTCTTGCATCCCAAGTGGTGTATAATAAGTGAATGGGGGCATACCACCCCCACTCTGCATCTTTACTATCGGTTCTACTTTCATGTCATTGACTTAATTATAAGTTGTTTAGATACTGATGATAGATTATTAATCATTTTTATATTTGTATCTATTGTTTTTTCTATATTCTTTTGAAAGAGTTTAGCATTTTCAGTCTTAGCTTTAGAAGTATCTTTTTGTGCTTGAAGTTTTGAACGTTCAGCATAAGTTAATTGTCCTCCTCTTTTTCTAATAACTGGTGACCAACGTCCTCTAGGCATTCTTAACCCATACACATCTGAATATAATTGATTTTGTGCTTGAACATTTTCACGTCCTAGACTCTCAATAAGGTCAGAGTATTGTTTGTATTGTGGAAGAGTACTAATATCAACTCCTTTTAAACTTTGTTGTTCTAAGTAGTCTCTTAGTGGTTTCAATCTGGCTTCTGTTCCGGCTTGAATATCTCCCATTCCAACATTAAGATTAAATTGTCTTTGTCTATCTCTATCCATTGCTGCCTTGTACTCTCTTTCTTTCATAAAGTTTTCAACAGAAGTCCAATTAGCTGACATCTTAGCTGCATCAATATCCTTTTTAGCTTTATCGATTCCAAGCATAGAAGCCCTATTTCTATTAGCAACTTCATTTCTTCTTGCAACTGCCTCTGCATTATTTTGCCAAGCTGCTTCACCTGTTCTACGAATCATATCATTATCAGCTAAAGCTCCTTCAGTTCTTAATTGATTAGCTCTTGAATTAGCTTCTAATTCTCCTGCTAATTGTAAAGAAGCATCAGATGTTCTTGGTCTTGCAGCTAAACTTTCCAATTGAGCTGCTTGATTATTGTATGCCTGTCTAGTAGCTAAATCTCCTACTATTTGTCTCGGAGTTTCGTAAGTATCAAGAAGTAATGGTTTTAAACCTTCTTTAGTCTTAGCTGCAACTCTGTTATTGTTCCAGATATTTCCCATCATTCTTCCAGCTTGGATAAATGCAGTAGGGTCTAAGTTACCTAAAATTTGTCTAATTCCACCTCCTGATGTAGTTCCTCTTGTTTCAGAAGGATTAGCTCTTGTAGGGGCAGCTCCTCCAACATTAGGAAGTCCACTTACCTTTCCAGTAGTGGGATTTATAACAGCTTTAGATGTATCAATGGTTTGAGTATTAAACTTAGGAGCAATCGGGGCTTGTAAAGTACTAGGTCTTAGCATAGCCATACCAGTTGCATCATCAATGTAATATTCAAGACCTTTCTTATTTGCTAAAGCATTTATAGCTTTAAGTTGTTCATCAGAGGTAACTCCTCTCATTCCACCATGTCTTAAATATTCTTGTCCTCCAAAATATCCATCAGTAAAGTTACTTGTTGCATTGTCTCCTGATACTCCAGCTCTTGTAATCTTACCAGTTTTAGCAAGACCTTCAATAGCTGCATTAACTCCGGGAGCTACTTTATTAAAGGCAGTTTGTCTGTCATAAACTCCCTGATTATAACTTACTGGAGAAGTTCCAGGTTTATATCCAGAAGCAGTAAGATTTCCATAATAGGATTTCTGTAAATTATTAAAGTCTTGATAGTTCTTTAGATTATAACTATTTAACCAGTTATTAAATCCTTCTGTTCCATAAATATCAGTTCCCCAACTAGCATTACTAACTACATTAGAGATTTTCTTTCCACCTTGAGCTTTAATAATTCCACCTTGCTTATATATTCCTCTTTTGTTCAGTTCTTCAGTTGTCAATCCCTTATTTTGAAGTCTTTGTCTTCTTTGACTTGGATTTAAAAGATTTCCTTTTATTTCAGCATTTGGTTTGCCAACAAGCATCTTAACTTCACCTCTTGGAGTAGTTCCTTCTAACCAACGAGTATCAGATAACCAACCAAGTCTTCCATTAGGATTAATACCTCTCATTCCCCAGAATTGTCCAAAGTTCTTAGGAGTTTCTGAAGATTGGGGAACTAAATGTCTTTGTGCCCAATTAGGCTTAGAATATTCAAATCCCGGCACTTTCTTTGTTGGAACTCTCTTCTTGTTTAAGAAACTTCCCTTATACCATTTATCAGTACCTTTGGTTTCTACCGATAAAGCATCATCAGGAATATTCTTTTCAACTAAGCCTTCATTAGCTAGTATTTTCTTAGCCTTCTTCTTAGCTAAGTCTTGTATATAGTTTGCATCCTTTCCCTCAATATCTGTATTGTTTACTTGGACTTTAATAGGATTTTCTCTTCCTTTAACAACTACAGATATTTCTTGTTTAGTAGATGGAGCTCTCTTCGTTCCTCTAAGTCTTGACATTATTTTGCCATCTCGAGACTTTAAGAAGTTTTTACCACCTAATACAACTCTTGAAATAGTAGCTAGATTTTTAAAGTCGTCAGTACTTAAATCCTTTATATTGCCACTAGTTACTTTCTTCAATGATGATGTAAGAGATTCTCTTTCTTGGTCATTGAACAGCGAACTTGCTCCAATAGCTGTTGCTATAAGAGGAACAAACTTAGCTAATTTACCCATAGCTTTAGCTGCTTTAATACTTTTCATTGCAGGAATTAATGATACTGCATCCATTCCCAAATTAAGGGCTAAGTTTCCAACATCACCCCATTCAAGTCCATCAGAAGCATCTGCACCAAATTCAGCAAGTGAACTGGCAGCTCCAATACCCGCAGAAGCAATGTTAGCCCCAGGAACAAATCCAAGTCCAGCACTTAATAGGTCAGCCATAGCTGCTCCCATTTTCACTCTATCGGAAGTTTTAATAATACCACCTGCATCAGTCAAGTCTTTATTATCAAACTTTATTGATTGAGTCTTATCATAACTATCAGTAGCTTTTTTATTTAATTTCTTCTCTTCTTCATTAAGCTCTGCTGCGGGCTTACGTCTGTCCACTATGTAATCAGTACTTACTCCCCATTGTGCTTTAATGATTCCTCCCTCTTTCCTTTTCAAAGGAGATGCATTATAGTCTGTTTTGATAGGTTTAAATCCTTTCCAACCTGTTCCACCTAATGGAGAACCTGAACTGTGAGGTCCATCGCCTGTATCAAATGTAAGGTTAGTAACTCTACCTTGACTGTCTCTAAGGATTCTTAATCCTCTCTTAGTCTCATTTGGAAGTAGTCTAAAGTCAATTCTTCCTTCTTTAATAAGGTCAGTTAGAGGTATTCCCTCTTCTGATTTCATTGAATCAAGTCTTCCTGGCAAGAATAATCCTTGAATAAAACTTCTATACCTTGCATCATTGGCAAGATTAGGATTATCCCCAAGTCTTCTTAATAAACCTAAAATATTGTCTTGTGTGTAGGCATCTTTACCACTAAAGGTATATTGTCTTACTTTATTAAATCCTACTTTTGCATCACTTCCAGAAATTGGCTGTGTTCCAGCTTCTCTTTGTTTTCCTAGTCTAATGGTTGTGCCATTATCATTAGCAACCCATTCTCCTAAAATATCATTATAGGTAACATTTACAGGAGTAAATTTACCATTTTTATTGAGGAAGTATTGAGATTTAGAACCAGTAGGATTTTCAACAGTAGGTCTCGTATATGCTTTTACTAATTCTCCATTGAAATTATCGAAGAATAGAGAAGCATCTGCTACATGAGAATATCCATATTTATCTTTAAGTTCCCCATAAATAGGGTCATCATATATATTTTTATCATCCTGTTCATTAAGGATAATATTATAAGCGTTCTTTACTTCTGGACTCCAATTAGCATATTCACTTGGATTATAAATGTTTCCATTTACTCTAAACCAGCCTGCTAAAGAATCGGTCTTAGGATTAAATGCTTCTCCAATAACTCCGTTTTTAATTTCTGTACCGTCTGGATTTAAATAGAATACATTTCCTTTATCATCGGTTCTTGCTAAATATCCTGCATCAGTAAGTTTAGTATTTACTTTTGATAAATCCTCCAATGGAGTTCCTTTAAAATTATCTTTTTTAACCTCTGGTTGAGCCCCTGCTTGAATATCAGTATCTCCGAACCAGTCTCTATATCCTTCAACATTTATTCCAAGTTCTGATAAAGCTCTCCAATCTTCATCTTCAAGTTTATCATTTGATAGAACTGCTTTTGCTCTCTCAATTCTATTTCTAAACTCATCTTTATTTTTAAAGGCTGTATTAGATAAATCGTATTTAGTATCAAACTCTGGGTCATTTAACAATGAATCAGCATAAGCACTAAATTGTCCAGAAAAATCTTTTAATCTATTAGCTACACCTCTCTTTTTTGTAGTTTCATCTAAAGTATCTCTACTATACCAAACGGATTGATTATATCTATTTCCTCCGAAGAATTTATCCAGAAGAGATTGATTTAATCCTGCGCCAAAATTAAGAGATTTTTTAGTAGCTGTAGGTTGAACTTTCTCTTCTTTTACATAATCTGGAATAGCATCTGCTATTGAGTCTAAGTAATGTGCCACGGCTCCATTAGCATCAAACCCTTTTCCAGAAGTATTTGCTAATTGTCCAGTAGAGTCAATCCAATTTCTTCCTACATCTCTAGAGGAAATTGTTCCAGAGTTTATTCCTTGTAAGTACTTACTGTAGGTTTCTCTAAACGCATTTTTCTTCTTTGAACTCCAACCTGTACTTTCAAGATATGATTCTACATTGGAGTCTGCATTTCTCAATAGAGAGTTTGCTTCAATTTCTCTCTCTCCAAGTCTAAATGTTCTTACTTGAGGAGTTTCTTCTTTTGGTTTCTGTTCAGTTTGTGAGACACTTCCACCGCCTTCTAATTTTTTAATCGCCTGTGACATGTGTTTTACATTTATAATAAAAAAGGAGCATACATAAATCTTGTACACTCCTTTCTAACTTCTACTTTTATACTCTTCTGACTAAGGTTCCACCTCTTCTGTAGACTGGTTCACCTTGAGGAGCTGCTTCTCCGCCTTGTCCTTGAGATGCTTGTTGGATAAGTCTCATGAATCCTTCACACATAGCAAAGGCTGTATTACAATCACCACTTTGAAGTGCTTCTGCAGCCATTTGAGCTAATTGCATTAATTGTTCATCTCCTCCCCCGCCTTGTTCTGGTGCTGCACCTTGTTCAGCTGGCATTGGTTCAGCAGCAGGTGCTGGAGCTGCTCCACCTTCCTGAAATTTCTTTACTTTAGGTTCTAATTTCATAATTCTTTAGTTTTAACGTTAAATACTTAAATACTTGACAAAATTAGCAATATTTATGGACATATCAAAATAATAATCCATTAATTTAGTATTTATACATTTAGTTCATTTAAAATAATTAATCTTCTTTACTCTTTGGAGTATCTACGTATTCTGGAGTATTTGTATCTTGTATATGTAAGTATTTAAAAACCTTCTTTCCTAAGGCTTTATAATCCTTATCTAATTCCGAAGAATATGCTCGTTTGGCCATTTTGATAAGTGTTTTAGTATTTTTTCTACTAAAAATTCTTTCTCCACCTTCAAGTTCCATTTGGGTGGAACCGTCTGGAGCTAGCACTTTCATAACTGGCTGTTTGTTATCATCGTCCTCTTCTATATCAAGTTCATCTCCAGGTTGAATACCAGAGTTTTGATTAACCTCGAGAACATACATAACTCCATCTTCTTCTAATAAAGTTTCATCGTAGGGCTGACCTTGTTGAACAGAGATTACTTCCCCATCTTCATCAATAAATACTATATCTAAAGGAATTGCAGTATCTTTCATCCAAAAGGCTAATTCTTGAGGTTCGTCATATATAAATAACATTCCCTCATTTTCTCCTAAAGATTCCTTTTCTTGCAAACCTTTAATCTTTTCTTCTTCGGTTCTTGCAACCTCTACGTTATATTCTTTATCTCCTATTTCTATTTTCATACTTGTACCTCCGAGATTAATCCTGTGTTATCTTGAGTATTTTCAATTATTTGCTTTGCAATTAACTTTCCAGCCTGTATTGCAGCTTCATCACTACCATCTTTATAAAGACGTTCCAATTCTTCTGTTACCTCTTTAGTAAAGATAATTTCATTCCTTTCAATTTCTGCGTGCTGAACTACTCCGCCTTCTTCTTGAGTTACTACTGCAATTCCTTTAGGTGTAATCCCATCAACATCCATGTGGTGTTTATGAGCATGTAAAGCTCCCTCTGGAATTACATTCATTTTTCCTCCTTCTTTAAACTCTTCTATAGTTTTAGGAGCTTCTTTCTTTTGCTGTCTAATTCTTGCAACAGTCTCAACAGCTCTTTGCATCTCTTCAGCAGATGGAAGTTTTAATCCATTTCTTCCGATATAAGAACCTCTTTGTTGATAACCTCCTGTCATGCCTAATAAATTTCTATTATTTATCATACTAAGTGATGCTGATTGGTTAGAGAAAGCATCTCTTGCCTCATCAGCTATATTTCCCATTTTAGTTTGTTGGAGCTTAGCTCTAGCAATTTCCCTATTAGCTTTATTTCTACCTTTTCCACTTAGTAGCCCATATTTCTTTCCACTCTTTTCTAAAGCATTATCAACTACATCAGTAGTTCCTCCGTAAGAAGAACCTACTTGTTCAAAAGCATCATTATCTTTTACGATAGTATCAGCTTTTTTAGCTCCAAAGGAATTAATGAGACCTATTGGAGTTAATTTCATGAATTTACTATCTAGAATTTTATCAGTAGTAGTCATTTGGTCAGTTCCTACTCCAAGAGCAGTTAATCCGTCTGATAACATTCCCCCTATCTTCATTGCTCCACCAATAATTGTTCCAACTCCAGGAATGGCACTAACTGCATTAGCAGCTGCATCATAACCGGCATTAAGCCCAGCAGTAAGTCCAGATTGCTCTGTTTGAGGAATTAGACTACTTACTGTGCTAGCCATATTGCCTAAGGAGCCCATACCACCCATTCCTTTGAAAAATCCTCCCTTAGCTTTAGTAGAAGAGGAAAAGTCCATAGAGGGGAGTTTTGAAGGCCCTACTTTATTGGTGATACTGAATTGAGGAGGAATAGCTGCCGGTAATGGTGGTAAAGTTATTCCTCCTATATCATATTTTCTCATGCGTAACTTATATTATATATTGTTTTTAATGCTGTTACATATACTAGTTTATCGCCAGTGTATCTAATTTTTACTTTCATGACCTTATCCTTTATCTTGGATTCTTTTCTATGATTACTAATAGTTTCCCATTTAGTTGTGTCGAAAGAATCTGCATTAACCCCATATCCCAACTTAACCAGCTCTTTAGGAATATCATTTTCAGTCTTTATTTCTAAAACTGACATATCATTAGGTAAAGGATTATTAGTCAAATTAAGAGGTGGATACCAAGCTCCTTCTTTTCCAACTTTCCACTGTAATTCATTTTTCTGATAGAAATTTATTGGAGGAATTTGTATATACCAATTATCTTCAATAAAGTCCATATTTCCTCTAAGTCTTCCATACTGTGCCCATACATAAGGATATGGAACTGAATCATCAATTATAGCTCCTGGGTCAGATTCCTTACATCTTTGTTTATACATTCCCTTAAATGGACATCCTTTAACATGTGTAACTATATGATAAGAATCATATCTTTTATCATAAACAATTTCAGAACCAGACAAACTTTGATAATCCTTGTGAGGAGATGTTGCTGCCTGGTAGTAATCCTCGATTTCATTTATAGTATCTACCCTAGTATAGTATAAAGGAAACATTGTAGACCTGTCTTTATATAAAGATTTAGAGCCTAGAATATCACGCTGTTTAGGCTGTATTTTTAGATATTCACTATCATATAATATGTCAGAACCATTATATTGATAAAGGTCTTTGGTAGCTTCTTGTCTAAAATACATATTTTCTTTGTCGTCAGCAAAATCATAGACATCTCCAGTTATTTCATAATGGAATGATTCTGGTGCAACATTATTTGATAATAAAACCAAGTTTTCGAACAGTTTATGAACAGATGGATTATCGACAATTACTACTTCAAATTCAAATGGATGTTGTTTACCATACCAGTAAGTTTGACGAAGTGGTTCTTTAGTCTCCATTAATCCAGCCTTTCCATGTTTCCAGAAAGATGTAGTTAAAGTATCATAATATTCTTGAGTAGCAACAGTTATTGTAGAATATACAATTTTATCAATTACCTTCGAGTTACCTTCAGAAGTACTTAAATGGTGATATACCTCTGCCTTAACTGGGAAAGACCACAATGTATTATTCTTTAATGCTTCCGATATGGAAACTTCTCCAGAAGTACTTATGAAATACTGATTCCTTAATCTATCATCCGCCAGATAATAATCGACTAAATATTCTTCTAAAGCCATATTTAATCTTAAATTTCCAAGTTGTGTAGATACCGGAGGAGAAATTAAGTTTCCTTCTGATAAAGTTATTAAAGGATAATCTTTAGTTAATTTTGCAATAGCCTTAGAAGTATCTCTATCGAAAGTAAAGAATATGTTATCAATATTTTCAGAATAAGAAGGGACCCAAGAATAGAAAGTAACAAATTTCTGTAGAACCTCATTATAACATAGATTCCATACTTTTTCTTCGATAGTATTAATATCATCATAAAAAGTGAACATTACATCTTGTTTAAATCTATTGTAATGAGTTTTTACATTCCTTATCCCAATGATTGGGGTCATCTCTTTTTCTGTCAATGAAATATTATCATTTAGGAATTTTTGTACTTTGAAATCAGATATTACTTCGAATGTTTCTCCATTAGTCCTCCAAATCTTCTTACCAACTGTGTCCACTCCATAAACAAAATATGGGGTCTTGATGACACTTTCGGCCCACTGGGTACCGAATGTATCCGAGAGTACTCTCGGGTTCTCTGGCAGCACGTTAGAGGTGTTTATGAAGACACTTCCACCTGCTCCACCTCCAGATTCTACTCTTTCGTTCACTGGAATCAAAGCTACCCCGTGCTCAAAAACACAAAGTATATTGCCAAAAAGTTCAACTAATTTGATTATATTTCCATACGTAAGAGGATAATCTCTATAATTAGTAAGTCTAAATACTCTGTATCCATTTTTGAAGGAATCATTTATATTAATATCCGAATACATAATCCGAACTCCAAAATGATTCTTTATTGCAGGAACATCTGGTAATTCAAAGTTATATTTATCAGAAGTAGTAGAATTTATTCCATCATTTACAACAAACGATTCTGGTATTTTGGATTCTCCTCCAGTGCTCATTGCTTGTAATGGATAGAAACCTCTTGGTTTACCAGTTAATCCTTCTTCGGAGCTATAGGACTTATCTAAACATCTCATAGAAATATTTATATTACTGCAAACCTTTATTGTTGCCCAGTGTCCTAAAGTTATGGCGTTGACATCTCCTCTGTTTATTTTAGAGAAACTTTCTTGATTGTCAGGGTCATAATTATCTTTCCAAGACATTGCATCTACTATATCATCATTTATAGGAGAAGAAGGGTCTTGAAAATTTCTACACATCCTGTGTGTATAATTACCTATAAAACAGTCTCCTCGGAATATTCCAGATACTTCTGCCATCTCTTTCGATTCATCTACATCTTCCCATAGAGTTCTATCACAAATTGCATAGAAAGAAGAAGAATCTTCAAAACGTATAGAGAAATAATCGTCAATAGAATTTTCATTGTAGCTAGGAATCTTTATATTAATTAAGGACATTTTGTTTGTATTATAGCCCTCAATTCCTAAAAATGGCCCCCATGCTCCTCTTAATAGGTTTCTAGCATTTTTGGACTTGTTTTTATATTCATAATATGATACTCGCCACTGTTCTTCAGCTTCTCCAGCCCTAGAAGAAAATACTTCCTTCTTACCTTTAAGAAGTTTAATATTGTCAGTAATAGCTGTAATATTATATGTTTCACTTCCTACTGAACTGTTAGTAGTATAGTCAAGATTATAATAATGTAGAGCTAGATTATTAAATCTATTAGTTCTAAACTGCGACTTAGCCATTGATACCTCAAATTCTGTTCCAGTAAATAACTGATTGAAATACGGTTGTCTTAATTCAAATTCTGGACATAGAGCAGCATAGCCTTCAGATACATAGTCTGAAGAGATTGTTTTGTATCTTCTACTAAAGTCATTAGTTAATACTCCATCATCATCAATAAACCTTTCTACCAAATATCCATTATTTACAGGAAGTACTGGTAAATGACTAGTTGATTCAAGTCCGATAGTTACAGCTTGACATAAAGTAGTTGGAATCCTTTTCTGTCTTACAAAGAAGAATCCTTTAGTGAACCTCTTCAGTAAAGCCAGAGCTTCTTTATCAATTTTAAAGTCTATGCCGATTGGCACAATTCCAGAGCTTTGTAGCTGATTTCCAGAGTAGTTAATCCTCACTACTCCTTTCGAGTTTTCATTCTGATTGTCGAGCTTATAGGAGTCTTTATTGGTAGGAATATACTCTCTATTTGCCTTAATTTTCTCTATACTTGAATTTGGGTCTACTGGATTTTTATAAACCTTATACTTGGTATAAGAAACATTTTCAACTAAATCAGATATTCCACGAACATTAAATACAGGAGAAAGAGTGAAATCATTGAGTATATAGACTATTCCAAATCTATAAATTTCTTCGTTCCAATATCCCAACTTGTGATAAATGTTCTGAACGTTATAATATTCATACTGTCCTGTAGAATCCTCGTATTTCTCATTTACCCATCCTATATTGTTTTTTAAATTAAGGTGTGGCAAGAATCTTAAAGATAAATCAGACAGTTCCTTGTATTCTATATCTGGATTATTTACATTACCCATAAATAGCATATTTTGACAGGCAGTTTGCGCATTTGCACTATCCACTACATTATATTGCATATTTATGTCATTTAAACTGACTTGAGTAACATTTTCAAATCCATTGATATTTACCCTCGCAATATTGTTATATACAGCAAAGTTCTTGTCTATCTTAAACGATGTTACAGTTTCATTTGCATTTGCATCCGATGTACTTCTTGTATAATACACAACAACATTGTTATAAGAAGAATCTATATTTGTCAGAATAAAAGACACTGACTTATAACTATTTTCGTCTCTAATTCCACCCTGTATAGAGAATGGGTCATTAATATTTCCAATATGGCAGGTTACAATTCCAGATTCTGCTATAAAATCAGACTCGTTTCCGTCTGAATCGGACAACTTAAAATAGAATACATAGTTTCCAACTCTAAGATTACCACTTGTTCCTAAACCCGTAAACATCAATCTGGGAATAGTGTTTAACTTCTTATATAAAGAAACATCAGAATCAAAAGAGCTTTCATCGTATATATTAGTATCATTATCTCCGCTTCTATCTACTATTTGATATGTGTTCATTCCAGTAGAAGAAAATCTCGTATTTATTAGTTTAGGAAAACTATTTCCATCATTAAGAATAAGGTTTACAGAACCGTCATAAGATTGTTGGGGAATAATATCCACAGGATGATTTAAATCAAACGGAAGAAGTTCAGTATCTAGGTCGACAAGACTTCCTTTTGGATATGTAACTTTATCGCTCTCTATAAGGTCTTCTCCTAGTCTTAATACTTTTAAAGGATTGTATTCATAAACTAATGCTCCCTTTTGTTGAAGCTGTATTGCACCTTGAGAGATGCTTACAGCTTCATTATTTAGTGATATAAAATCCATTGTTAATTATATGGTTGATATATATTTGTATTTCCTCCAAAGTAAACGGCACTCTTCATATCTGGAGCGTGCCCATCTTTTCCTTTAGTCCATGTTCCAATTATAGAAGGATTTCCCTTACTTGGATTTATAAGTATTCTGTTTAATTCAGATTCACTTCCTGTAATAGAATATTCATTAACAAATATATTATTAATATCTTCTGGTAAAGAAATCGTTCTATTTCCCCAAATTCTAATGTTTCTCTGATTACTTGCAGGAACAACTGAACCATTACTATCCCACTCAATATTTTTAACAGAACCATCAGCATTTAAAGCTGCATCTGTTGTACTGGCAATATATATTTTTCCTTTATCAGCGGTAGTATCAGTATTTCCAGTACTAAAATATGAATATGCATTAGTGTATCCTCCTAATATGTTTATGTCATTGTCTATTCTTAAGGTCTTCCCAAACGGGATATCTATATCGGCTTCGGTAGGTTTGTAAACGTAAAACTCAGGAATAAAATCAACTAATTTATCTCCCAGTTTAGATTGCCACCATTGAATATGCTCCTTAATACTTACAAGATTTCCTTGTGAGTTTGTGTCCCCCAAATAGAAGTTAACTGCAGTATCTCCAGGAGAAGTTACTTCTATTTTTCCTTTGTAGTGAGTTTCAAATTGTAAATGGTATACTAATGCTTCCGAGCTTGGCCCAGCAAAGAATTTAGTAACATTACTTCTTCTTACTGTACAAATTTGACTCATGATACACTTTAGCATTTCTGGAAGTCTAATAATATCAGTTGCAGAGTTCACATCTGATGTTTCAGTCTTTCTAGAACCTAAATTTATTACCCAATGTGAACCGTTTGTGTCCATCCATGTAGCTAATAAGAAATTGTCTTCATCATCAACTTCATTATCCCTAGACCACCATCCATTTCTGCTTATTCTACTACGACCATAGTGTAGAGATGCGTGGTCCTTATCGTGACCTCCAAATATTCCTACGGTTCCATTACCCATGCTATTTAAGGCAGTTTGCAATCCATCATCGTCATGGCTTCCTGTACTGGTTCCTTTATTAAGTCCTTCTGTATGGCTTTGGTCTTTGTAAAACTTAGAATTATAACATATATAATCCTCATCTCCTGAAGTTGCTGTTAATACTCCATTACTTTCCTTAAATGAGAAAATTCTTTCTCTATCAGATGCTCTCATATCAGAAGAGTATAATGGAAGTAATGCGTAATTATCTAAGGTTTTCGATTCCACATTTCCAGATATAGAATATGCTGTTCTAGTTGTAGATAGATTTACTTCAATAGCTTTCTTAGATGAATTGTATGAAGAACTTATAAATGCATTGTCAGTAGTAACATTTGGAATGAGACTACTATCAGCACTATAAACTGGAGTCTCTTCCCATGTTCCTGAACTAACTTTAGGAGATGAACCATAATATTTCTCTAAAGTAAGTTCTTCTGGGAATCCTGCAAATCTTTTAGAATCATATTTATATGCTAATTCAGGAGACACGTTAATCTTATATGTTCCCTTCTTTTTAGTTGTATATTCATCTCCTGCAGTACTACCATCAAGAGATGATTTATAAGTAAGATAATCTCCTGGAGTAATATTTTCTATTAAAGTATAACCTGTTGGGAAAGAAGCAGAATTTTCCTTTTTCTTTAAATAAATTTCTTCTTTAGATGATTCAATTTCAACACTTACTGGAGTTTCAACTGAAAGTTGTTGCTTAGGAATTTGTAAGAAATTAAAGTCTTTATTATTTCCGTTATAATATTCATTAAATAGTGTTCCGGTATATAATAGTCTATATGCAACTACAGAAGACACCCCTGCAACATATTTATCAATTCTAACAACGTATAACCAGTTCTTTCTTAAGCTATCAAAAGGAATAATTTCTTCAAATGAACCATTGTAGTATTCCTTAGATATTTCATAATAAAATCCGGAATTATAGGTAGAGGGGTCGTCAGGATGTATATTTATATCTATAAATCTAAACACCATTTTTTCTACTCCCTCATCTTCATTCATGTTATAGTAATCGTATCCCCAACCAATTTTTACGTAATTATCTGAAACAAAAAATCTCCATTCATTAAAGTCCTCCTTATTGGGCCGAATTTTACTGAAATCAATTGTTCCATTTTTCACCATTCTCTCCAATACACCATAAACTGAAACTGGCATAATGCTGTAATCAACTTTGCCCATATCAGAGGCATTATTTTGAGATATAGTAAGTGTTTGATAAAGTTTAGTACTATTACGTGTAGTACTTCCGTAAAGACTTACATTAGAATCAACATTTGTCTTTCCTTGAAAAAGAGGAGAATCTCCATCCATTTCTCCAGTCAGTACAACACTTATTAATTTAGTATCTTCATCATATTTGTATTTTCTAATCAAGTTGAATTTGCTAAAAGTCTTTAACTCAACTACTAATACTAGTACTCCAGATGATTTTGCAGAGAATACTTGAACCAGACTATTATCAGTTAAAGCTTCTTCTGTATTATCAGTCTCATATATCCATAGACCATTATCATATAATCTTAGTGTAGATTCATCTACATAATCTATATTACCAGAGCTATTTATTACTCCAAGTCTAAGACTCACAGCTCCATCTTTAATAGCCTGTTTAATAGCGTTACTTATGCTTTCAGCAGTAAGTATAAATTTATCTCCTGGGTGGAAAGTCTTTGCTTCCTCTGAATTATTTTCTTGAAATAATTTCTGTTTTCTATATTCACTAATGATGAATGGAACTTGTACACCCTCAACTGTTCTGATAGTAACAAATTGATTAAAGTTTATGTCTACAGGAGATGTAGATAAGTCAGAGTCACTATATAATTGTTGTGGTGAAGGAAATGAACCGATTTGCCCCTTCTTAGTAATAGGGTTATATGCAGCCACATATATAATTCCTCCATGTTCTTTCATTCCAATAGGAATATATCCTTTATCGAGTCTGGCAGTATGAACTTCTCCATTACCCATATCATTCTGTAACACAAACTCATTTCCATCGTAGGTAATCGAAGTTGCGTTCAGAGCATTAGTAAGAACGTTGTTTGGAGTAACTATTGGATTTAAATCCATAATTAAACCACCATCAAACGTATTAACTGTTTCCTGTTTACTCATGCTTACAAAAATTCATAATTATTATTGTATGTTAATATATCTTTAAATTTTAATGGTTCTCTAGTTATAATTAACTCTGCATCCTTAGATGTGAAGTTTTCCCTATAAGCAACATTTCCTACAAGAGTAATAAAAGGAACTCTGAATATATACCTTCTGTTATATTCTCTTATCTTACACTCATCGAGTATCTGATAGAGAATTTGATTCCCATAGTTAAATATTTTCTTTTTCCTTCCTTTGGTATTGTGTTGTTTGAGAAAATCTTCATATTGAGAATCGGTAAGTGCGAAATAGTAATATCCATCCCATTGTATATTCTTGCGCTTGTAGAGAACCCGCAGCTTTACAGTTAATTTCTTGATGTAGTATTCAAAGTGTTTTACAGAATCCCTTCTAAGTGTTCCTATATAGCACCACAACGAATCATCAGTTATTAAAGTATCTCCACCGTAAAGATTATGCAAATATAGTGATTTCCAACCATAGTTCAAAATTCTTTTAATGTCCTTTTCTGGAACATCTGGAAACTTTTCACAAAGTGATTCGTAGTAATCTTTAATTTCTTTCAGTTGCATAATTTAACAGTATTGTTTACCTTTATTAGTATTCTCTGTAATCTTGTTCTTTATATTTTTATCAACATACACAGTCTTAGACTTTATAAAGTTTCCACTTTTTATATTGAGAACTATTTCGTTTCCAGAGAATCCAGATGATAAAAAATCAACATCTCTCCATTTACCGCTTCTTCTTGCCCTTTTAAAGTCTTCTCCGTATGTTCTTTTAACATGCATTTCTGCAAATCTTCCATGTGTAGGAAGTATAAAAGTAACATTATTATCAACAATGTCATTTAATACTTCCTTTACACACTCTCTAAATATTTTCTTTACTAATACATCCCTGTGGGGGTCTTTATTTATTTTCTTACAATCTTCACATGACATTTCCAACTTATCGTATGGAAAATTCATAAACATTTCGTCCATGTTGAACGCACATCCAGTAGCATAGTTCATAATTGTTAAACAGGTTTATATGAGAAATTATGTCTTTTTCTATTCCAATTTGTTTTAGCATCCAGTATATCATTCATCTCGTTTTGATTTAGATATTCTGGAACTCTAGCGGCATCACAATACTTAAGCCAATCTTGTAGCATTAATTGTGCTGTTTGAAGGATATTTGCATTGTTAGTCATTAATCCTTCTTTATATTTCTTTCTATAAGCAACAAATGTTGCAATAGCTAAACTTTCTTTTTCTGATAACATAGGAAGACCTTCATCATCTAGTATAACTCCTTTATAAAGAATATATACAGTTCCATAGTTTTTATCAAAGTAAAGAGTGTCTCCCACTCTTTCAAACTTCGCATATTTGCCACTCATATATAAAGGGTCTTCATACATTTTCCTTCCCTCTATGTAATTCTCTACAAATTGGGAAGTGTAATCTCCATTAGGAGAATAGTTAGTCACATACTTCCAATCTTCTGAAGCATAAGTAACTGCTTCGATAATGTCACAATTACAGGGAAGTTCCACTGTATAATCTGGACATTCTATCTTAGTACAATATCTATATAATCTTACATTTTTATTTCCTATTAAGTTCCAAGCTATTAAACCAAATTCCTCAAAGTCTTGAGGGAGCATTTCTACTCCATATAATAAATTTGCTTGGAACATTGCTTGATGAAAATTTACCATTATGCAGGTGTTTGGTCATTAGGTAATATTGGAGCAGCCAATTGTCTGTAATAACGTAATTTCTTCTCCGTCAATCTTTTCTTTATTTCCGTATTAATAAATGTAAAGTTATCGATTCCTTCTAAATCACAGCAGCCAAAATTCTCTAGCTGTCGTGGGTCTTTAAAGATTGCCACAACGCTTACTTGCTTAATAAGTGGAGCATTAAAGATAAAGCAATCGTACATATTATTTTCATTCGGAGTTACATCTATGTAAACATAGGGTTTATTTCTTCCTCTTTTTCTGTATTGATGATACATCCATGCAGATGAGGAAGTATAATATATAAATGGAAGTAGCCTGTCTGTGCTACCTATATAATCAATAGCTAATTCTCCATAGTCATTAAGAAGCTGTGGAATTTCAAAATGAGCTACTGGTGTTTCTCCAGTTGTTCCACAATTACATCTTTCTAATGATTTACAATCTACATCTATACAATTTAATGATAAGAGTAAATCGTTCTTTGGAAGAATTCCCTTTAGTGAATATTCCTTAATTATCTGCAATCTTTCATCTATTATGTCGTCTTCTAATTGTTCAATAGACATAGTAGCTGTTCCATGCATTCCACGTAAACCTGATACTATATCATTATATATTGCTGATGCTAATTTGTTGTATATCATAGGGCTAAAACAAATAAAGGCGACGACCTCTAACGGACGCCGCCTTTAAATATAAAGATTAGTTATTAGGCATTTAACTGAGTGATAGTGATTTCTTTAGAAGCACTAACTCCGTTTTTAGCTGATACTGTTACAGTTGCTTTTGCGCTTCTTGTAGCACCAGAATCATTACTTGTTCCTGTGAAACCTACTTTAGTAGTTCCCGGAGTAACTGTTAGCCAATCTGCTGTTGTTGTAGCTGAAACGTAAGCTACTGTACTTCCACCATCAATAGTTGGAGTAAGTTCTTTCTTAGTTCCTGCTTTTACCATGTCAGTAATATCTGTAACCCCATCTGTAATTACGATAGGTTTCTTTTCTTCTGTTACTGTTCCTAAAGTTGCCAATGCAGCTTCAAATTCAGCAGCTACAGAATCATGTACATAGAATACATGAGTAGTTTGAGATACTACTTGCTGTCCAACAGCAGCTCCACCCATGAGTCCTCTTTCTGTTCTGTAATAGATAGTATATTGACTATACTTACCATTGATGATAGGAACTTCGTCTTGTAACGGAGCTTCGAATCTTCTTACATCTAGAGTAGGGATTCTAAGGTCTTTAATGATGTTTTGATAAGTTCCGAATCCTTCTCTTCCTTGAGTTAGGATATTCTTACTATCAAATCTTTCTGCACCAGCTTCTTTTGCAGATGCAATTACAGCAAATGCACCTTCTGCACAAGTACATGCAATTTCTCTTAAATCTGGGTCAAAGTATTCAATATCCATTCTAGTGAATCTTTGATACTCGTCAACAGCTTCGATAATTAAGTTATTACCACTTACTGAAACATTGAAATGTTTGAAGTCGTAAGCACGTTGATATTTCTTAATTTGATTTGCAACTTTAGTTGCCAATTGAGCTGCTGTATCCCCAGTTTTCTTTTCAAACTCAATGTATAAAGGTTTACCTTTGAATACAAAGTCATTTGAATAGTAAGAGTTCTGATTTCCAGATAGTCTAATATACATAGCGATTCTGAATACTCCAGATGCTTGAGTAATAGTAGTCATATCTAAAACAGCCTTTGCTAAAACAGGAGCAGAATACGCTCTTTTATACATTGCAGTGACGTTAGCTTTCTTGAAAGTTCCAACTCTTTTGATTTGAAGAGTTTCGTCTTTTGCAACCCATCTTGGTAATTTAGTAGTATAATCTAGAGCGTCATTGATTAAGGTTGTTGTCGTAAATTGAAACATACTTTAATTTATTTTTTAGTTTGTGCCAGCAGCTGAGTTGGAGGTGCTAGTGGCGGATTAACTGGATTATATGTTTGTATTCTAGGGTCACCGGAGTTCTCCAATACAATATTAACCAACTCTTTGAGAATCTCTAAGCATATGTAATCTGGAAATTCTAATATTTGTGAAGTGTCCTCTGTGAGGTCTAATTGCTCTTTAGTAAGTAGAATCGTTTGAGGCACTTTAATGTAGTCTATTCGAACCTTTCTAAGTTCGTAGTCGGTAGACTGTCCGCATTTTATTTCCATTCTTACTGTAGAAGCATTTCCATATCTAACAGCAATTTCTCTATCAACTGTACTTACAGACTCACCTCCTATTGTTATAGTTCTAGGAAAATTGCTGTTGTCTCCTTCTGCATCTCCTAAAAGTGAGGTTACTTTATAAGTTCCATTCATATCAGTCCCACGATTGTCTTTATAAGGATAAGTTGGAACTTCTGTTGAAGTATTAATGTTGTTTATATAGTAATATGGAGTCTTATAAGATGGCTTAAAGTAAGAGTTATTGATGATTTGAGGTTCCATATCAGCGGTTAATCTCCTTGCTGGAAATGTAACATACTTGGATTTTCCTGTACAGCCTTTTTTAGGATTTACATTCTCATATTGGCAAATACATCCCAACATATGAAAGTAGTCACTTGGAAGAGTTACTTCATAAGAAGCTCCACATAGTTGTGAAATCATCTCTAAGTCTTCTCCCTCTAAAGCTAAATCAGAATATGGAAGCTCCGGTGTCAATATTGCCGAAGCCTTCAATACCCTTAAATCATCAGAAGTTTGCTGATTCATATCGTACATAACATATCTCTTATTGAGAAATTGGTATATACCTCTAGTAATCAGATGATTGAAATCCTCTATCAGCATAGTGGCGGCGGTAACTTTATTAATCTCAATTAACATGTATTCCCATGCCTGTCTTGCTGTCATAGTAGAATTATTTTGTTATTTTATTTCTTTAGTTTTGTAGGAGTCTTAGGTGCTGATAAAGCTGCAAATTCTTGAGCTGTATCTTCACCAGTTTCATCCTCACCAAAGTCTTCATATAAGTCAGGATATGTATCCTTCTTAATTAATTCGAGCACTTTTCTATTTCTTGGGTCTTTCATCCAAGTAATAGCTGCATCATCAGTAGCTCCCAAACAAACGCTATCTCCGTACATATATAGTTTTTGTTTAACTATAATAACGTGTTTGTCTTTTGCATCCATAAATAGAAGTCTGATATTAATATCATCTCCTGTGTAAAGGTTAATGATTCTATCAGGGTCTTTTTCAGCAATACTTAGTAGGAAGTCAGTAACGTCTGCACTTGAAACATTACGCATGTGTTTTCCAAGTAATCTTGCCATTTGTACTCTTCCTTCGTCTCCTCTTGGGTCGTCAAGAATGTAAGTTCCAGCATCGTGAATTTTCTTTTTCTTAGATACTCTCTTAGCAGCTTCATATCCAGGTCTTTCGATATAGATTTCAGCAATTCCTTGTCTTGGACGAAGTGTTCCTTTAACACCCGGACCATCAATTAGGTTTACACCTTTAGAGTCCTTACTATCTCTTGATTGGGCAATAAAAATACAATTCTTGATTGCTTCCCATTTAGCAGCGTCATAAGGATTGTTTAAATCGAATGTAGTACCATCTTCAATAACGAAAGTTTCTGTTTCTTTAATAAAGATTTTACCACTATTTCTCTCTGGGTCAGAGAGAATCATGTCCCCAACACTATTCACAGGTTTTACACAAGGTGGATATTGTCCAGTTCTTGGGTCTTTACTAGGTTGGATGTAATATTTCATGCCTACTTTACCATATACACTTCTAAGGATGATAAAATTTTCAGCAGGACTTTGCATTAGTTTGTTAGCATTATCAGTACTCATATTAATTCATAAGGTTTTATAATATATAAAAAATGTAAGGGAGTGCTATTTCAACTCCCTTACTATATCTTGACTATTTATTAAAGTTCTCTTAAAATGAAGCTTCTGTATGGGTTGAACACACCAACACCAGAATATCCCCAGTTGATTAGCTTAGAAGCAGCAACAGGACTTGATACAATTCCTGAACTTAATCCGTCTAATCCACCTACACCTGGATATTTATTAGTGATGAAGTCTCCACCTTTCAGTGTGAACATTTGGATTGGAGGTTCATTTCCAGTAGAGTCAGCAGTTAAGTCTAAGCATAAGCAATATGCTTTTTCCATACCGTATTCTCTAGAGAATGTTCTATCAACTTTGAAGGAGATAGTGTTTCCACCGAATGTATAGCTGTCAAATGCAGCACCAACTTTGATATAATCATTAGCTGCTTTAGACCATAGATAAGTACCAATAGTCTTATATTTAGCTAAGAAATCTCCAAGAACGTTCTGAACTAAGAACCACATTCTTTCATTGCAAATAAATACGTATTTGTTTCCAGTTGGCTGTGTTGCTTTTTCATTCATTGTAGCAATTACAGTTTGGAATACGTCAATAGAAAGTTTTGCAAACGCATATTTAGATGCGAATCTTTCTACTTGTGGGATGATACCGTCACCAATGTAGATTGGTCTTTGAGTATCTGGGTCAACAATAGTCGGCTTACCATTTACGTCAACATTACATTTGTTGAATAATAGACCGTTATTTCTTACATATAAGAAGTTATCAAGAAGAACTTTTTCTTTCTTGTCCATCTTATATAATGTTTCTTTTAAGCTACCAGTGTCTTTTCCTTCTGCAATACTGATGAATACGTTTTCATGAGCTGCATAAAGTGCAGAATAGCTATCATCACATCTGTGAGTTGTAATGAAGTTTCTGTGTTTTTCAATGTTAGATTGATATTTAACATATCCTTCTTCGTGCATTTCAGGCATTGCGTTAGATTGGAATCTAGTAGTATCACCTACTTGGCAACCACTAAAATCAAGAACGCTAGAATAGTCACTATCAATAAGTCTAACAACTACTTCCCAATAGTTATCAGCTTTTCTAACTGGTCTGCTTACTACAATACATTGCTGCATTGTTTTATCAATCTTGAAGATGTCATATTTTTCGTAATATCTTTCTTTGAAAGCCATTACAATTTCAGAGCCATTAGCTCCATCTTCTGTTGGTACATCTGCAAACTCAACTCTCTTAATGTAGTTGGTTTCAACTTCCCATTCAAAGTACATTGAGTCAATGCTTTGATATTTATTACCAGACTTAACATCTTGGTAGAAAATGTTTCTTAGAGATTCTGTTAGGTAAGAAGCTGTAAGTTCTGGGTAAAGTCTTGAAACAACACCTAATTTAGTTGGTCTAGTTCCTAGAAACTTATAGAAATCTTCATAAGTTCTAGTTTCCGACATAGTCGGTCTGTTTGATACAAAATTCGCTACTATCATACTTTTTTAATTAAAAATCTATATCATTAATTGTTTTTTCATGAGGATTTCCGTCCTCTGGTTTAGGTTCAGATGCAGGTTTTGGAGCAACTACGACAGTAGGTTTCTTATTGCCTTTTGGTTGAAGTCCTTTCTTTGCATCTTCATATCCAGCTTCGTAGGCTGAACGTCTTTCTTTTGCTATCTCCTTATCATAATAATCAGTGATAGTCTCGAAAGCTTCGTCTCCCTTCAACGCAAACCAAGCCATTCTCGCTAAAGTTTGTGGGTCGTCTAATGCTTTTCCTAAGTAACTAACTCCTGCCGAATCTAGCGATAATATGAAGTTTGCAACTTCTTCCATGTCATCTTGGTCCAAATTTAATTTTACACCTCCAACTTCATCTAAAGACTCAATAGCTTCGAGTACATCAGATTGGAAAGCTTCAAATTGTTCTTGTTTCTGTTGTTGGTCGAGAAGTTCTTCATTCTGTCTTCTTTCATCTTCTAATGCTTTATACTCAGCTCTAATTCCTTGCATTTTCTTTTCAAAAAGTGCTGGATTAGATTTTTCATGTTCTAAAGCTACAGCTATTTCTTCATCAGTCATATCTGGAACTCTAGACTGTAAATCTAAAGTATATAAGTCTTCGTCTGATAACCTCTCAACTTCATATTGCGGATTACCTTCTAATGCTTGTTTATATTCTTCAATAGCCTGTTCCTTTTGGTAATTTATATATTCCTCTGGAGTAATCCCAGCATCACGTAATAAATTAATAAAGTTAATTTCAGGTTCTTCAAGACCATAGTTAGGGTCTGGAGATTCTGGGGCTAGAATATTTAATTTTTCTTCCGCTGTTAGCGAATCCCAAGAAACTTCTTCAATTTCGCCTTCATCATTTTCAAATTTAATTTTTGAAGGGTCTTTGATACCTACTTGTTTAAGCATAGAAATAATAATATCATCTTCTTGTACTGGTTCTTGTGCAGCAGCAGGTTCTGGTTTTGTACCATCTGCTGGCTGTGGTTGATTCTCATCCCCCATCCAAGGTTTCTCTGGCTCTAATGATTCATAATCTGGTACGTAACCATTAGGGTTCGACGGTTCCTGTGCTATACCGTAATCTTCTTCGTTAAAGTCTAAATCCTCAATTCCCTTTTCCATATATCATTCTTTTAAAGTTATTTGCAAATATAGTCATTTTTTTATTCCACATAAAGTGAAATACTAAAATTTTCTAATTTTACATTTTTTAATAACTTTAACCTATGAAATTTTGGAAATGTATCTGATGATTCCGTCCACATGAAGTTTAGCAATAGCTTCCTTTCCTTCTTTAGAAAGAAGAAATTCTACATCCTCTTTGTTGTCTTGGAACAGATTCTCTGTAAGGACTGCAGGACAGTTAGTATCTCTGCATATTGCAAGACTTTGTTGCCAATATTTTTGCCCAGGTCTTTCAGTTCTCAACTTAAGTTTCTGCTGTTCAGCTGCATCATACAAGCAATCAGCAAGCAACTTGCTATTACTTGAAGCATTGTTAGAAACGAAAACACTCCATCCCTTTGCTCCCATCCATGCATTGCCATTACCAGCAGCATTGCAATGAATAGATACTAATAGAACATTCTTATTTCCTAATTCTTTAGCAAATTTATTAGCTCGTTTGCATCTTTCAGAGAGTGAAATATCAGTAGTTTCTGGAACAAGAAGCTCAACATCATAATCTCTATTATAAAGTTCATCATAAACCATAGAAGCTATCTCTCTTGCATAAAGATACTCTCTAAGTTTACCATCCGGACTTCTTTTTCCTGGAGTATTCTCTCCGTGACCGTTGTCTAGTAATATTTTCATAGGTTATTTATTTTTAAGCAGATATCAAGATTTGATACATTTACCTTCTTTTCTTCATCAAGTTTTTTAACGGCAGACTTAAGTATGCCTATCTCATCGTGTTTAAACTCAACTTCTTTCCCCAAATCCTTATTTATATTCCATGAAATGACTCCCTTTCCTTCCATATATTCAAGTTCATCTTTTTCTTCTGATGTTATTCTAACCTTTTTAATAATTTCCATAATATCTACCATTTCATACAAACTTCCATTTTGAGGAAGCATTTGTAAAATAGCTATTCTTTCTTGTACGTTTAAATTCATTATACTTGATTTTATATTAATTTTTTATGAGTGAGCTGTCCAGTTACAGTCGTACCACGTAGAATAGTCATTTGTAACAGAAAAGAATACAGGGAAACTTCCTGTTTGCTGGCACGCTACTGTTCTAACTCTACGAAGAATTTGGTTTTTGTTTATTATCATATAGTCATATGTTCCTCCAATATCGGCACTATACACTGAACCAGTGAGCGAATTTGGATAGTTAGGACCCTGAGTAATAGGAAATGGAAATTCGGGTCCTAAAGAAATTGACTCTGTTCCGACATAAGCTAAAGAAGCAGGTTTTAAGAGACTTTGAGTATCATTATAACGAATTTCTAAAGAACTTGGATATAATATCGCTCTGTTTCCAGAATTAGAATAAACAGCAAATAATGATGAAGTAGCATCAGAGCTTCCGTCAGTGGTGTAATTATGAAGTCCAAGTCTGTCTAGCCTGGAATATACATCACTGTTTGCCGAAGTACTTATTGTAACCGACCCTGAGTAGTAAGTTTCTTCGCCCACTTTATATGACCCATATGTCATTTTTACTATATCAGAATCATTCTCACTAAGCACAATTTCTGGATTGTTAGTTTTTTCATTATACCTAAGTATAATCTTCCTCCCATTATGATTAGTTTCAAAAGTTCCTGTCATTATAAGGTATCCTGTTTCATCCCACACAATACTTTCTCTCCCTAAACTACCAGAACCGTTCTTCCATAGGGCCCAATTTAGTATCCCTTCTACATATTCTACAGTGGCAGAAATGTTAGTAAAAGGCTGGCGCATCTCAAGAGCGTTAGAAGTAGGAACAATTGAAACTCCTATTACTATATTATTAGTAGCTGCGTCAGTTGGAATTTCTGTAAGTTTATATATATATGTTCCTCTACCACTCCCTTCTTGTGTATAGGGCACTTCAAATAATGTTTCTGTATCAATTGAGTAAACCCAAACTTTAAACCATTCTGAATAAGCAAAAAGATAATCCCCAACAGAGAATGCAACGGTTATACTCGTTAGTTTCCCATCAGAAGTTCCTGTTTCAAGATTAGTAATAGGAGACATAATATGTACTTGGTCCCCATTAATACTCTCAAAAAAACCGACAGCGTTAGGATACAATGACTTATCTACAAATACACCAGAACCCCCTGACATTGTAGTTACCCACGAATCTCTAGCTACGGAGAATGGAGGATTTAACGGGGCTACTCCAGAACTAGGAACGGTGATAGGGGTAGGAGTAGATGAAGAGTATTCAGGTATAGACTTAGACAGTACTTCTTCTTCAAATGAATAATTCCATATTTCTTGAACTTCAATCTTTTGAGCTTTAATAAAGTCAGTATTTATATATGCTTTACCATCTTCTACTTTAAACAAAGTCCCAATCTGTCCTTTAGAGTCTCCAATCCATACTTTATTGGCTTCCAAAGAAATCATAGGGTCACCTGTTTCTGGGTCGTCAGCAATAGATAATCCAGCTTCTTTATATTTAAGAAATACTCCATCTTGTGAAAAATCTACTACAGATTGTCCATTATTTAAGTAGAACTCTCCAGTAAGAAATACATTGTCGGCATATAAACCGTATCCTCTGGGCTGTTTATTATCTGGGAAAGTAGAGTCTCTTATTCCTCCTAAGTTTCCAAGTCTTACCTTACAAGTCTTGGTATATTTATAAAGATATTTTTTTACCATTACTGGCTCACCATCACTTCCTATTATAGGATTTCCTTCTGAATCTAGTTTCTTGACCATTTCATAATTCACCTCATTACCGTCTTTATCAGTAATGTATTTAGGAATCCTATACACAACAGAGTAGTCCGGTCTAGTAAGTTCAGAAATAATATCAATGTAAGGAGAATAATCATCAGTAGACGTTAAATAAATAGCATTTTGTCTATTTACGTCAATTAAATTTCCCATTTGTATTATATCGTCACCAATGGCAATTTCATCAAGTCTGTCCTCAACATTGGTTGTTGATTCAGAATCTTCAGTCATACTGTAAAGCTTGTCATTGTATTCTTCTGTCATGCTAGCTACAGTACCATCTTCGTTATAATTTATTTCTGTGTATTTATCAAATACAGATATTGCTTTTTGCATTACATAGGAATAACTTCCTAATTGATTAGTCACAACGGCATCATAATATTTGATGTTACCGTTAGACCATTTTTGACATCTTACTAAGTCATTGGGCTTTAATAATGGATATTCTTCATCATCTGTAACAACGATATAGAAATTGTTATTTAGTAAATCTCCATTAAGATTCTTTCCATAGTAGGTGTCATATATATTTATAGTTTTAGTAACTCCAGTCTCTTCGTAATCAGAAATATTCTCTATATATTCAAATTCTACATTCTTTGCAAAATCATTACTGTAAACGTAGAATAGTTTAACATTATTCCTTAGTTCTATAAAATCAGATGTGTCACTTTCAGTCACCTCTCTAGTTAGTAAAGCTTCATCTAGTAACATTTCTTTTCCAGTAAATTCTGGATTATTTATTAAAGCAGAATAATCTGTTATATATATAAAGAATTTATATCCAGTAGAACTCCATGTTTCTGTAAATAAATAGTAAGTATCAGATGCCCACAATTTACCAGAATCAGCAGTTCCGTCCAAATCGTTAATGCTGCACACCACTGGATAATATACATTATCTGCTTTAGAAGCATTAGTAACCCATATAGAGCCATTGGTTGCAGTTATTTTATTTATTACCATTTCATATACTCTCATAGCTTTTCTAACTACAAGATAATCAATAGTAAGTGTATTAGTAGTAGAATCTAATCTCCACCCATATCCTCCATATCCAGATTGAAATTGGGCAGTAGACAGACTTCCATCTATTATTAAATCTTGATTGAATCTAACATTTCTTTTAAATAGCCAAGTATCTTCTGATGTTCCAGAAGATTTAAATGTCCAATTGCCATATATATATTCATCTTCTAATCTCTTGGCAAGTTTATCAGCAGCATATCCGCCAACATATTGTGCATTAAAGTTTTTAACAAGTTTTGAAGAAGCGACAATTAGTGGAGCTTCATTAGTAGTAAATTCTAACCTTCCAGTAATGACGTCCCCAGATTTTTTGACATATTCGTCAGAACCTTCTCCGTCTTCAGCTGTTATTAACGCAACATATCTTTCATCGTAGGATATATATAAAGTCTTAGTGAGTGTATTAAATATAAATTTTCCATCGCCTGGGTATTCCATTTCTTCCATAGCGCTTTGGCTATCGACTATAATAGTTCCAGTAGAGTCCTTTTCATTGGATTGCTCAAGCAGTTTTAAAACATCACTTAATACCTTTAAATTATTTCCTGTTTTTACATAAACTTTACCTAGAGTTTCTAATACAATGTCAGAATAGGGATTTCCAACTATTACTTTTTTGTTTCCTAAGAGAGAGTCTACTCTAACGTTTTCCATGATTTATTAAGTATATTAAAACAAAAATACCACCGACAAATAAATGCCGATGGTATCTATATTATGAATTTCTAGACTTGATGTCATTGAAAGTACTAAATAAATCATCTACATCGGCTTCAGTGAATTTTACTTTTCCTATTTTGAAACCGTCGTTTTCTCTCAATACTGACTTAGCAGCATCTCCTAGAATCTTCGTATTTATATTTCCGTCAACATCAACGAATAAATCAATTAGAGTATTGTGTTTATCAACCCAATTTCTTACAACATAGGTGATAGCAGTTTGTACTGGAATAGTGGATAATCCGAAGAAATTACTCGCGATATCCTTTGCATATTTCTCAGCAGCTTGCATTAATATTTCTTTGTCACTAACCATAGTATTACTGTTTATTTAACATAAGTTCATCATATCTCTTCTTTATTTCTGGGTCATTTTCCAATAGATTAAGCATTGTATCAAGTTTTTCTTGTTTTTTCTTTATTTCTATTGCGATTTTTTCCTTAGACTTATTGATAGCACTTAATAAATTTTCAGCAGCGATTTTTCCGTCAGGACTACTTACGTATTCTCCAGCGAATTTATTTCCTAAGTAAGCCATGAATCCAGCTTCATAGGTTTGTTTTGCTAACTGATAATCGTGTGAACTTGCCAATACTGATTGTTCTTCAGAATTAAGCATCCCGACTGATTTATTAATCTCTTCTAATATAGAAGTATTAGTCGCTTGTTGCTGCTGTTGCATTCTGTTTAGAGTTTCGAGTTGTTGGTAGTAAGTCTTCTGTAAATCACCCAAGCTATTGTTACTAAAAGTATCGCCAAACATGTCATAAATTAATTAAATTACTGCGCAGGAGCTGGAGTAGGTGCAGCTACTTGTATTACAAATACAGAGTATGCACAATTAGCCAACTGTGACGTAGTAGTAGGTAAATCGTTAATTAAATCTTGTGTTACTACTGTCTTTCCTCTCGGAATTAAAACATCAACTACTTTGAAAATCTCTGGTGTCAGAGTTTCTGGAGTAGCAGAAGTTGCCGGAGTGTCGATAATAGTTGAAGTGACGTTTGTGATAACTCTTGGTGTACCCTTACAATCAACATATTGTAGGTTATGAACCACATCTAGTTTAGTGACTTGTCTATAAGAAGCAGCGCCAGTGGTTGCTTGATTATAAACTTCTGCGAATCTTTGTGTTACTGTTAGTGTAGAGTTAGGAGCTATACTTGTATTTGCTCCCTTAGGTATAGAAACATTAAACTCTAATATTTGACTCCCGTTATCTTCGGTTCCAAATGGAGTTATTTTTGTAGTCATAATTTTGAGCATTTTAGGTTATAAAAAAAGAAAGGAGACTATTGTTACATAATCTCCTTTCAATATCTTATTGTGCTTGACAAGTAGGACAAGCGCTATTGATAGCTGTATTCACTGCATTCCAATTAGAAGCAGCTGCACCAGCGTACATGCCTGTACCATATTGTGTAAACGGACTACAATAAAGAGGAGCTATACTAGGAACAGGAGCACATAAGTTACTATAAGAATATTTCAATTCTCCAGTAATTTTGTGGTCAAGTTGTCTTTGTAAGTTGTTAGCTACAGCCATACCTTCAGTTTGAAGAGCACTAGCAGTCTTAAGTAAATCTTTTTCGCTCTTGCAGCAGCAAGCGTCAGAATATCTTTCTGATTTTTCTTTTGCAAGTTCGAACATTAGAGGTAATGCAGCTGATGTAGCAGCTTCTTTCTTCTCTAATTCACTGATTCTGGTTCCAAGTCTTTCAAAAAGGTCAGCTTTTTCTTGAACGTCTTGTTCTCTTCTCTTATAGAGTTCATCACATAATCTTAGATTCTGTGCGTTGTCTCTAGTAAGTAAGTCAACATACATTCCGCTCTTATCCTTAAGGTCTTGAACTCTATCATTCCAGATTTGGTTAGTAAGTACCTGTACTTCGTTTCCAATTCTTGTGTTAGTAGCTAAATCCCTACTGTTTAGATAAGAATAAACTTCGATATCATCCTGCATAGATTGTACTCTATTTGCCCAAGATAAATTATCTGCCTGTTGTCCTTGAACCATTGCTAACGTTTTAGCCTGTTCTGCTTGTTGCATCGCGCAACATGAACCGTTATTTCCTCCGAAGAGTCCACCTAAAATACCGTTGTTTCCACAGCCACAACCACCTCCGTTATTACCAAGTGCAGCTAGTGCTGTACCAATAATACCTAGGGTTAGGCCCGCATTTGTTCTCCCTTTCTTACCGAATTTGCTTTCGGCATCTTCCATTGGTAAAAACTCTGCCATGTTTAAAAATTTTTTAAATTAATAAATGAATTAAAGTAACTTTTTAGACTTTAGTTACTTATTACTCCTTTCAATCGACCTAATTATAATTTTAGACGTCTCGGTCTTTCTCCATTTGTAACAGCACAAAGGTATAAATAAAAATTAACACTCGCAACTAAATTATTAAATTTCTTTAAAAATTATTGTAATTTAGCTACGAGTGTTAAAAATTATTTTTCAAATGAGAAAGATGCTATTTAGGCAGCTTCCTTTACATACATTCCAATTAAATCCTTAAGAGGGGTACTGTTTTCCTCATATAGACTTCTTGTACATACATATGTAACTCCATCTTGTAAGTAGTAATTACCTTTAACTAATGGCATTACTCCATCATATTGGTATGGGCTTTCTTTTGTTCCGTCTCCCATACTTGCAGTTTCTACTTCTTGTTCAGGAGCTGCCCATTCTGGAGATGCTAAAAGTGCCATGAAAGCTGGGTCGTCATGATAATAGAGTTCAATGCCTTCGTCTTCTAAGAAAGGTCTTAGCCAAGACTTGTGTAACACTACTTTGTTGTTATCTACACTTTTTCTCATTTCTGGTTCAATGATTAAACCACGTTGTGTCATCCACTCTTTTGTTACTATTGCGTAATCCATAATTTTATTTATTAAAGTCCGACTTAATTTTTGATTTGATTTCTGAAACTAAATTAATATACTCTACGTATTCAGAGTATGCTTTTTCATCTTTTCTTATTCCTAATTGATGTGCATTAAAGTCATTAATTATAGAGAACTCTGATTCTTCATCAATATATTGTCTAATTATTGCTCTAGCACATGCTTTATATTCTGGTGTTCCACTTAAATGTATCTGAATGTAATTCCATCTTTCTTCTTCTCTTGTACTTCCATCCATTTGAGGAACGCACACAATTTCTGATTTTATATCGTAATTGTAGTAATATGTACCATTTCCAAGCAATTCAATCGGTTCGGGTTGCAGGCTTGTTTCTATTCTTCTTGGGTCTAACATATGGTGTTATTTTAAAATTTACAGGTAATGAATATCTATGTATAGAATAAAACAATTGCTTATTCTTACTTTCAAAATAGTATGATTTGTGTTTGTATACACAGTGTACTCTAAAATACTTACTGTAGTTCATCACCTCAACGATATGAACATACTTACCATAGAATTTTGAAATATTTACCTTCTTCCCATTCCAGTTAGAAAATCTTAATCCAGTTTCAAGCTGAATCTTGTGGAGTAGATTTTTAGAATTACAGAACTTCAACCACCCAAAATATGATTGCATTCTTCGTCTTAGTTCAATCCTATCAATTTTCTTATCCTTGTACCTTTTAATTAGCCTAAATAATCTAACCTTTATAGATTTTCTAAGCAGTACATGAGTATGGAAGAATTTGTAACCTACAAAGTCTATTCCTCTACTGTCTACGGGAAAAATTTGATAATTTTGTTTAAGCTCTAGTTTTAAGACATTATGGAGATATAGTTTCATAGATAGAAGAACATTTCTCAAAAATTCTTTATTATCACTTAAAATAACTATATCATCTGCATACCTGAAATAGAATTTACATTTAAGCTCTTCTTTGACCCAATGGTCAAAATAAGCAAGATATAAATTTGCAAAGAATTGAGACAAATAGTTTCCAATGGGTACTCCATCTGCCGAATATATTATCTCCTTCAACAAAGTCAATAATTTCTTGTCCTTTATTTTCTTTTGGAGTATTTCGTACAGTATATCATGGTCAATAGACGGATAAAATTTCCTAACATCTAATTTCAAACAATACTTAGTTTCTTCTGGATATTTCTGCAAAACATATTTTAAATCTTTTGCAACATCATGTATTCCTCTATCCTTAATACAAGAGTAAGTATGTTTGATAAATATGTTTACCCATATTGGTTCCATTATATTCATTATCGCATGGTGCGTAATTCTATCGGGATAATATGGAAGCCTAAACTCCTTAGGCTCATAAATTTTAAACGTGCTATAATTTGAGGTCTTATATGTTAAATCCCTCAAAGTTTCTGCCAACTTTAAATTTTCCTTTTCACGACGTTTGTCATGTTTCAGGATTCCCCATCTCACTGATTTGTGTCTTCTTGCTTTTCTGTCAGCAAGTTCTATATTAGGCAGGTTGTATACCTGCTCGTGCAAATATCCTATTCTTTTCAAAGTCTTATATATTTATATAGGGAGCACTTCGAGAATTAACCTACTAACACCCTTTTATGTTAAATACTACGTTATTTTTTGCCAAGTGGCAAGGACACTATTTAGACAAAATATTAAAAACAAAATTATCCAAATGAAAATATATAATAAGCCTACATTGGCATTGGCATTGCTGACTCCATTATTAGAATTGAAGTAACTAAGGCTAGCATTACTGCTGTTATTAGCGTTGCTGCTAAGTAAGAGTTTTTTGTTCACAGTAAACTTATGCTGCCCTTGCAACCCGGTAAAGGTAAATAGTGCCCTGATATGTTGTGAGAAATTAATTTACAATTTTGTTCAAAGTACGGAAGCCCACATAGGCAGCGGCAGAGCCGACCCCATAAAGAGAATTGAAGCAACCAAGGCCAGCAAAACTGCCGCCATGAGCGAGGCCGCCAAGCAAGAGCGTCCTTAAACTTGCGTCTTTACTTCCTGTATAGTGATAATCACACATATAGGTAGTTGTTCCCCCACCATTAGCGCATGGTACTATCTCTCCAGTAGTTTGAATATCAAAGTCTTTGATGTAACCATCATTATGAACTTCTCTACTAGAAATTAGCTTCATTTTAGCTTTTTGAGTTTCCGTTTCTCCATAATCTTCTGGATTTGTAGTTGTATATACATTCTTCCAGTTGTATGTGTCAGTTCCCTCGTCTTTATATCCTTGAATAATTATTCCTTCCATGTTTGTCCACAAGTCTCCGAAGATATTCTCAAATCCTCTATATCTTGCAATACTCATAGCTGGACGAGTTACTGTTACACTAACGTTAGATGCACTCTTGATAGATATTACGATATTACAGCTTCCAGTAAAAGAAGACTTAATACATCTATCAGATAATACATTTGTGGGCCAATCTACTGTAACATCTCCATCAGCCGTAACTGTTGCCAGTGTTGTGCTTCCTGTATAGAATATTACATTTTGCCCTTCAGCTAATCCCGATATAGTATATACAGTAGGACCATTTTGATAACCCCAAGTTCTATACATATATCTATTTGTGCCCTTAACGTTTGTAATTGTTACTTTGTTTGTCTCTGCGGTCATATCAGCTTGACCTGCATCTCTCGAATAAGAAGCCATATTTGTCAAACCAGTTGACTCGTATTCCCACGTAGTAGAAGGAATTACTTTAGCTCCTGTAAAATTTCCTAATTCATTTGCGTATCCGCACGGACATACTGAATAATATCCGTTATAAAATTCCCAATTGGACATGTTTGTTACTCCTGCACTTAATCCTCCTTGATGAAATCCTTCAGAAGTTAAGTCTGCGTTAAATGATGCTTGCATATTAAATGTAGCGTATTCAATTACAGGTAGCCAAAACATTACCCATTTGTAATATTCATAGCATAATAGCTCTGAACCTGCATTAGTTGCCCAAGTACGTGCAGTTGCTCTATTCATTGCTGTTCTTGGTTTTCCTAAATCTGTTCTAACTGGGTCAGTTTCTAAATAAGTGTCGTAAGCTGTTCTATTTCCTCCACCTCTAAATGCAGTAGTAGTATTTACAACTGATACTAACTTAGGTGTTGCTGTTACAGTATTGTCTGTTGTAGACCTATATGCATCTATTAACATTGCTGGAATCTCTGTCCAAGTATCGTCAATACATACAGTAGAAATCTTAACCCATCTTTTTGTTCCTGCAACTCCAGATTTTCCCCAGAATCGAGGTACTTCAACTCTGACAGTTCCGTCAGTCCCATCTAATACTGATGGTGTACCATCTTCTTTCTTTGACCAATCATCTGGATTGAGGTAATAATTAATTGTTCCTCCATTAGCAACACAGCCCTTTAGTTGTGACTGAATAGGTAACGATTTATGCAGAGTTAAATTACCAATTCTAGTAAGAGTAGGGTCAGCTACTGTAGAATCCCATTCAACTCCATAGGCATATACATCTTCCATACCTTTTTGCATTTCATCCAGTTTAGTATTAACCTCATTTACATGTTGGTCAATTTCATCCATCTTAGCTTGAGTGGCTATTGCCATACTGTTTTTAGTCCAAGCTCCTTTCCATATAAGAATTGCTAATTCTCCATCTGCTACTACTATATTATTAAAGTTGGTATATGTTCCAGCTTCTGTTGTAATGTAAAAGACATTACCATCTGGAGTTCCAGGAGTTGTAGCAGGGGTAGCTACCCCTGCAAACATACAATTTTCCCCTAGAGATGTAACCATGTTTAATAGTACAGATTGTAGTGAATTTCCGGTAATTGCTTGAGTACCGTTACTCTTAACAATATTAGATATTGTTGTTTTTAAATTACTCCAATTTGCCATTGTTAGTTACCTATTAAAAAGTCATTGTTAAAATCCATTTCATAAAAATCTCCTGTATATTTATCAGTAAATAACTTACTTGTCAAATCTATAATTCCATCTTCTTCCATCATATTCTTAACCATATTAATACTCAGCATATTAACGGTTCTAGGATATAAGAATAATTTGTAGAATACCATTTCTTTATAAGCTCTCCATTTACCGACAGTCAATCCTTCAGTATCTGTATTGTTACCAGCAGTGATTTTTGTTCCATTTACAGAACCTCTTGTTCCATATACAATACTATCAGCGTTTAAACTATCCACATATAATCCTGCTCCGAAGGAATATCCTTGTGTCAACAAATCTGGCTCAACAGAATTGTAATCACATATAAATGCTCCTCCACCACTTTGTTGATTACTTCCTTTGAAGATGGAAGCACTATTATATTTTTTATTTAATAAAGTTCTTTTAAAGATATACGTATAATCGCTAAGTAAAGGAATACTAGCGTTTTCACTGTAATCATCTACTCCATCATAAACTAATCCATTTTTATATTCAGGAAGAATTTCTATGGTTATATTTACATCTGTTATTATTTCAGGAATATCAACAGATATTCTAGTAAAACTAAATCCTATCCAACCATAATTATCAATTAAACTTCCGTCATTTGCAAATGACTTAGGTAGTTCATAAGTACCATCAGATTTAATAGTAATATTAGATGTAACTGTTGCATCCGTAGAACTCAAGTAAGAATATCTTAGAGGAATTTCAGATTTTAATCCAGTAACTTTAATCTTAAAGGATTCTACATCTTTATTATACTTAGTTAATTCTCCGTTTTCTTTTATATAAGAATAAGTCCAAGCATTACTTAATAATATCTGTGTAATATTATATTTATTAGCATTAATAGTACAAATATAACTATTAGGTCCTTCAGGAGCTTTATTTTTCCAAGTCTTATTAGCACCAAATATCACTGGATAACCATTATATCCACTCATACCTTCATACCCAAAATTAAAATTCTCTAACGAATTATTATTAGTAGTATCATTATTTAGTTGTAAGGATACTTGGTCTTTTATATACCCTTTGTCAGCATCTAAATTACTCTTACCATAAGCATCCCAATAATATTCTGGTTTAGGAAGATAACCTGTTGGAAGTCCACACCAATTGTTAATTGTTTCACGATCAGAAGTAGTAGGAATTTCTGAAAGAAGAATAGTTTTATACATAGCAAATTTAGCATAATCAACATCTCTAACAGAACATCCAAATACAGGAGTTACACTATTTTTTTCAGAAACAACATTAGAAGTCATAGTAAGTGTATGTTCTATATTTTCAAGTTCAGAAGAACGAATATAGTTATTAAGTACATTATTTATATAAGTATTACCTGTTAATCTTAAACCATAAGCAATATCTTCTGTAATTTTACTAGCTAATAAAGCAAATGTATTATTATTTTCTCCAGATGATGCTGTAGCTCTTTGATCATATAATATAATACTAGATTGATTAAATTCAAAATTAACTTTACTAATTAAACATTTACCACCATAAGTAAGATTCTGAACAGTACCTTTATCATTTACACCATCAAAATAAAGACTTCCTTCATAATTTGGAAGAGCTTCAATAGTTACATTTACATTTTGTATTACATCAGGAATCTCACTTGATTTTCTAATAAAACTTAATCCTATATATGAATTAGTTTCAGTTAAACTTCCATCACTAGCAAATGATTTAGGTAATTCATAAATTCCATCAGAAGTAATATTAATAACATTTCTAACTTCTACATCTGCTGATTTTAAATAATAATAAGCTAAATAAAATTTGTCATAATTTAATCCAGTTACTTTAAGGTTAAAAGAGGATATATCTTTATTACCACTAGTTAACTCTCCATTTCTTTTTATATAAGTATAAAATAAAGAACTACTAATTTTAATTTGTGTAATATTAAACTTATTAGCATTACTAGTATAAATATAATATTTATCACCATCTTTAGTACCTTGAGCTTCCCAAGTTTTATTTTCACCAAATACTACTGGATAACCATTTACACCACTCATTCCCTCATAAGCAAATCCATCAAGTAAAAGATGCCTACCTTGACCTGTTATATCTGGTAAATAACCAAGATTTTTAAGACCAACATTGTTTATAATAGAAGGGTCATAAGCAAATAATGGTTTTGGAGTATTTAAATTCCAAATAACACTTGACCTAACACCTGTATTTATTTTATTTACAAGAATTTCACTTGTTAATAAAGTACCTAAAGCAATTAATTCAGAACTTCCATTTACAGAATATCCATTAGAACCTCCTAAAGAAGTATCTCCATTTTCAAATAAATTTTTATAACCTGAAATTTTTAAAATAGAATCAACTTTTACTTTATCACCCCAAGTATAAGTTTTATTTGTTTCTTTATCTATATAATTTAAGAATATTGGATAAGGCTGTTCTATACTTTCATAACGAATATATTCATCAATAGTAATATTTATTTCTTGAGGGAATACTAAAGGTATTTCTACTCTATAATAATCAGCATATTGATATTTAATAGGAGTATAAGATTTTCCATCAATTATAACATTAGTTACTTCATCCAGATCTTTATTAGGCGGAACAATATCTAGTACTAAATTACCTGTAATAGAAGTTGAGTAAATATTTCCTTTTACTAATTTTACTGTTATACCATCTGATTTTCTAATATTTGGACTAATTGTATAAGTAGATGATATATTAGTTGTAATAGTTGGATTCCATTCTACAAAATTACCTTCTATTCCTACGTACTCATTCAGCTGTTTAATCTTATCATCTGTTGAGATGTTGTCGAAGAGCATGAAGTCGTAGAGAGCCATTTGAGCATAACTATTTCTAGCGAATGAAGTGCCAATGCAAGGAGAATATTGTTTTACATCATCTCTATTATTAGTCACAGTTATATTATGAGTTATACCTATTAAATCATTTGCGGTAATATTTTCATTAAGTATTCCATCAATATAAGTTTTACCACGTTGATTCGAATAATTGTATGCTATAAAGTC